CACAATTGGCAGTGCAGCTGATTTGTAATCAGCAGGTTGCAGGTTCGATTCCTGTCACTAGCTCCAAGTTTTCCCTTGAGTTTGCATCGAATCAGATTTCACCTCAAATGAATTATACCCACAAAGACCTAGGATAGTAAATATATCTCTAGTATCTTTGTGGGTATGATCTCTCTTATATTATATAGAAGAATTGAAGTCTATTATGCAGTCCTTCTCCAGTTATTCACTGCATAATAGGGAGGTAGGTTATTATGAGCTCCTCCATTACCACCATCAATGGTATGATTATGCTGAGATGAAGATGCGAATGCCGCATTAGGTCTTCCAAGAGGTCCAGTCTTGAAGCATACGATATAGTCTTCATGACCACCAATAACCAGATTCAAATCTCCTTCCCATCCAGTCCCGCCATTACCAAGTGTGTATGAGTTATTGACAAATCCGTGATTATGAGTAGGCATTTCCCAAGTTGTTAATGTATGAGATGCCTCACCACCGGTTTGGACAACTCCATCAGAAGTAGATTGAAAGATAGCGCCTACAGGATAGACAGTAAGAAGATCAAACTTCTTATCTTCCATATTGTCTATCCAACCCTGTAATGTCTGATTGTCATTCAGATACACTCCCGTAGATCGAGTTGCAGGTACTATATAATTCCCACTACGATCCTTGAGTTTTCTTACATAAGTAGCCAACTTCAAAGATCCCTCACAATCTAGTTAGGAATATACAAATCAATGAGAAGAGAGGGATTACTATAATAACGATCCCCATAGTGATTATAGTAATCTCCCTCTTCTATATCTATAGTAATAAATTACTATAGTCCACTAGGTTTATAAAATAAAAAAGAAGGCATACCATTGGGATAGTAATCCATCTGGTACACCTTCTTTAATTATGATGAGTTGCTCAATCGCTTTTTAACGTTAATGGCATTTTTGAAGAATACTTGACAGATAGATTGTGCATCAACTTAAGTTATATCTTCTAAGAGTATCATTATAAAGATCCATAAACCCAGGAAATTGGTGACACAATTTTCTAAATTCAGGATTTCTATAATAGGTTGGAATCAGGTACAGCTGATTCGTTCCTTTGGTATACTCAAAGTTTACATGACCTGGGAGAATCTCCCGACCATAATACCATATAAGGTATATCTCCCGATTATGCGTCTTCTCATAATCAGGATCTATAGAATATATGATATTGGTGATATCATATTTAGTTGAAAATCTACAGATGTCATTTGTCATAGGTATTTCCTCCAAATGTTCATTAAATTACAAAAGCGAGGTTAATCCATGGCTAATTTGACTCATCATAATCATAGGAATAATATATAGAGAAATATCTCTGACTTTTCAAATCGATAAAAAGAAGGTGCACCATTTGGAGATTCAATCCTCCAGGTACACCTTCTTTAAGGAAGTTAAAGTGTTTTCGAGAGATATCTTATTGGTATCACTCTCCAATCTTTAATTTTCTAAATTGGAGGTTAATAATCACATGGATAATAGAATACCGAGTAATGAAACTAGACAGAAATAGATCTAGAATCATTACTCGGTATTCTATTTATACTCGAATTACTTCAAGATTCTTCTTAGAATTACTCATTTTACCATTTCTAAAATGTCAAATATATGTGACATTCTGTAAAACATACCAGACAAAATGTAAAACGAGATATAGGATTTTCAAACTTTGTCATTTTCCTATTTACTCATTACTTTACTATGGAATTACTCCCTAATTCTATCTTTATAAACTAGGGCACTATAACTATTTATAGTTATAGAATACTTTAAAGAGACAATCTGGTACCTATAAATATGATGTGAATGTAACATATAATGCTGGTAATGGTACATTATACATCGGTGGGATGATTGTCGGTTATTAATATAATAAGGAATGTATGCGTCTGTGCATACATTCCTTATTATCTTTTTATTTATTCCCCGAGATAGTCTTCTTTTAGATGTCTCTTCAATTCAATGATCACCTTATTGGTAAACATTGAGAGAATGACCGAAGGAGTCTTACGAGCAAGAACAGCTCCGGGTGCCATCAGAATAGAGATCTCTTCATCGGGTCTATATTCAGATCTAGGTTCATATCCAGGATCAATGACATTGGATACGATACCCTTCAAGGCCGTATAATTCTTTTCTCCACTCATATCTCTATGAGGCCTGACTATATCTTCAATTCTATATCCTAGTTACCAGATATAGAATTGCCCACCTTTTCCCAGAAGTATCTTCTTGGAGAGAATCAATGTGTAGGAAGATACTCGGTACTCTACTCGCTTCTTCGTCTATAGATTTCTCTATAGACTATGCTTTCGATAGTCGATGAACCTTATCCTTCTTATATAAGAAAGATCTTGGATGCTGATTGTCTCTATTCTTTACATTATCACTCCTTAGAGTAGTAAAGACCTAGCGAGATATTCCAGCAGTTAAATGGGTTTAGAGTCACCAATTAAACGGCCATTTTCTCTCAGTGACTTTATCGCCTTTCTTGACGATATCTTTGTGTTTGATATAGAAGCAGAAGAGGACACCATCCCCGACATTTTCGCCGAGGATTTTCCCAAACTTTGCTTCTACCTTACCAGGAATTTCTGTGATCTGCTGTCCACAAGGCATGAACTTAGGATCATCGGGATTCCGGTATTTTTCCAGAGTCTTATTTCTCTTCTTGATGGTATTCCAATAATCTTGGACGATCTTTCTCAGAGACTTGTCAGAGAGTTCTTCTCCATCCACAGCAGAGTAGATCTTGATATTGGTAATCTCACCAGAGAATTCAGACTTGAATTTGGTAATGGCGACATCTGTAAGAGCTTCTCCATATGTCTCTGCCATATTGGCCCACAATTCTGCCATAGTGGGATCTTCATTGGAGTTATCATACTCAATGAGAGAATCACCAACTTCGACATGCTGACCAATCTTAGACATCATATAGACTACGGCGTCCTTAGACAATACTACTCTCTGCTCATGTACCATGACAGTAGCAAGTCTCTTAGACAGCTCAGTCGTGATAGGAGCAGAGTCTTCATATTCGTCAAATGTAGGACAGATTGCCATCTTACAAAGGACACCGATATTCATAGAAGCACTCAGATCATCTTTATTCTTGGTAAAGGCTCTGGGGTTATAGGCAACGACTTCACCTTTCTTGACTTTATCTCCAACTTTGAGATCTGTCTGGAAAGACGCTTCGATGTAGAAACCACCCGCAGAGTTCTTTTGCTGTTTCGGTACCAGAGAGAAGGAATCATATCGACCATTCTTGTACTGAATGATGACCTGATCATTCTCAATGGCAGCCACTTTACCATCTTCTTGTGCTACGACTGTGTAGTCTCTAGACAGGTAGTAGGGCAATGCAGCTTCTACCTTATTACCCATCAAGACAGGAGAAGATCCCTCCGTCAAGACCATGTACTTTGTCTGCTTATAGGCCATAGCCGTACGCTGACTATCATCATGCATAGCACCAGGAGGAGAAAGCAATTCAGCAGGAGAGAAGAGATTGGCTCCCTTCATATCCCGGATCGCATCCTCATCATGATCTCCAATGTATCCTCTGACAGAGACGATGTTCGGATCCAGTGTAAGCTGTCTAGAAACACCGACATTTCTATCAGGAGAAGTAGAGATCGCAATGGTACCAGTCATACCAGGATTGAAAGATCTCTTAGGCAATGTAAGAGCCTGCTCCAATCCGATACCAGAAGGACCCTTGAAGGAGACTGATCCTTTCTTTTCCATCTCCAATACAGGATTCAGAATAGAAGAATCTTCGATCATGGCACAAGAAGGAAGTTTATGCCCAGTCTTGTCTGTAGATCCATAGATCGATTTCGATACCACGCTTCTATCGACAGTAACCTTCACAGGTCTCTTCTTATAGATAGACTTCCGATATTCCAGATATCCTCTGACGACTGCCGTATAGATAAACTGGACAAAGATCTCATTGGATCTAATACGGAAGTTCTTCGGATCTGTAATATCCTCCGAAGAAGAGTTATTCAGAAGAATACAAGCAGCAATGATCAGACCTACGATATCAGTAGGCATATTCATATCCCGCAATACTTCTGCACTGATAGGATCAATGAAGAAGTCTTTGAATTGCTCCAATACGAAAAGTGCCTGAGTAGATTTGTAGGTATTGGCCATGATATCATTCCACAGTTCCTTACCATCTGCTTCCGCAAGGGTATAGTTACTGAAGTCATACTGATACAGACCATTCATGATCAAAGATGCATGTAAGGGATAATGATCCCAAAGGAGCCATTTGTCTTTGAATTTGATGACACTCTGATTCAAGACATCATACCTAGTATTGGGTTCAATAACCTGATACTTGATATTGGCTCTATTCATAACCTCTGTCAAACCAACACAGAAGCACATGAATCCAACCATAGGAATCATGTGGTTGTACATCTTCCCTCGAGCATACATCAGACTTCTAGGAGTCACGGTATACTTTTTAAGAATTGCAATATCCTGGGGTTTGAAGAGATTATAAATGATATCATTGACGCCCTTTCCATTCTCCTCTTTTGCATAGATAGGATCGCCAGACTGGGTATTATATCCAACCAGGAGTCCATCATTCGCATCATAGGTAGAAGAAATAGGTTTCTTACCATTTTTAGATAGTACCTTGTTATACTCCTCCAGAAGATAGGCAGTATCGAAGATAAACCGATTCCCATAGATGGTGCATTCGGTAATATTCTTAGCCAGGTTATCATAGTCCAGAGAAGTATCGGTACCTTTATTTTTCATCTGGCAGCTACCGATTCTTACCTTGAATCTAGAAGTATTCTGAGGATTCAGAATATACTTCTTGATGATCTCAGATTTCTGATCGATCTTCATGCTGCTACGCTTCATGATAATCTTATTATACCAAGTAACGAGCTGCACTTCATCAGGACCAGATTTGAGAATAGGAAGAATCAGCATCTGATTCTCAATGACCTTCTTATTACCACCAAGGAAGATATATCGATCCTCCAAGAAGATAGGTACATCAAAGGCAATGATATGGGTATGCCCATCTTTATCCGCCATGGTGTAAGTGTACGTCTTCTTCATATTCATGAGATCGGACGTATCTTCTACTTCTTTCTTTTGGATAAAGAGAGGATAATCTGCCTTAGCAAGACTAGCAACCGCTTTATCGATATCCGTCTCAAAAGTGGTTTCATTGTATTGCTTATAGAAATTCTTAGCCTTAGGCTTCTGGATGGTAGGATTCATCGTATTGATATACGGTGCAAGATTTGCAGGAGGAACGATTTTCTTCTTCATTTCTTGCACAGTCTGATTCATGATAGAATCCTGTGTATCCATAAGAGAGCGAATACGAGCCGTGGTCTTTTCATCAAAGTCAGGTTTGAATTTGGTGATCAGTACCTTCTCTTTCACTCTCTTTTCAGCTGTATCAATGATATCTTCTTCGGAAGCATCCTCATCAGAATCATAGACGACTGAGTCAACCTCAGATTCAATATCATTATCGATATTATCCTCTTCAGAATCTTCATCCGTGGGATTGGTCTCAGGCTCTGTATCTTCTGCAGAGTCTGCTACTGTCTGATCTACCTTTTCATCCTCACTGAGTAAGAAGTCAATGAGATCATCCTCTGCAGATTCCTTCTTCGTCTTCTTTTCGGGTTTGACAAAGGTAGGCTTCTCTGCAGATACAGGAGCAGGTGCAGGAGAAGAAGACTGAACGGGTTTGGGATTCTCATTCGAGGGGTCAACGGTGATTACATTGGTAATCTCTTTGACCTTCTCTTTATGGCGAATCTCCTTAACCTCATTCTTGACCTGATTATCCAATTTGGCAATATCGGTATCCTTGATATTACCTTCGGAGTCAGATACTTCCTCTTCGGCTTTAGAGAATTTCACAGCAGTCATTCTACCCAGGAGATTCTTCAGTTTCGGATACATCTTCTTATTGAAGAAAGAGGAATCTAAGAGAAGAAATTCTCCATTGGTAGGATCTACCAGATAGATTTCGACATTCTCCACCATCTTGATGAGATTAGAAAAACGATAGGCACAGGCACATAGAATAGAAATCGGGGTATCCATATACGCTTTCGTGATACCAATCTCATGGGTAGAAGAAGCACTCATCCAATCCTTGATAGGAAGGACAAGTGTCTTCTTATAAGAGGAGAACTCAGAACGATTGAAAGCCTTCATCAGAAATTCGATGTATTTCTGACAAAGGAATTCTACCTTACCAGTTCTCCGATAGGTGAAGAAGATTCGATTCCAATGACTAAAGTCATAGATGAGATTGTAATTGGTTTTGATCACAGTCTCCAGCTTAGCGGGGAGAATGAGATTCATTTCAGAATTAGAAAATTCCTCTGTGAAAGTATCTTTCAATACCTTCAGACGATTTTCTTTGATATTGCGATTTCCTACTTTACCGACATACCGTGTATCGGCGGTATATCGAATATAGCGGGCATCACTCAAACCCATAGTGGGATTTTTGATCAAAGAGAATGAGGAATTTTCATCTGGAGCGCACAAAAATAAGAGATTTCCTCTACCTACAGGAGCACCTTTGGGAAAAGGAATGATCCCTTGATTCTTATACACTCGATTCTTGGCAACTGCAGTAAAAAGCATTTGCGTCACCTCATATCTAGTGTGTATAGGCTAAACTTTATCAGGGTGTTTTTCTAGCCTCGTCTGTAAGCATGATTAAAAATGGTAACGACGTGTAACATAAAAGGTAATGATTGAGAAGTCTCAAAAAGACTTACTTGGTCATTATGATGGACCGTAATTCTTCCTATACAGAATGGGAATGTATGTATGATATCTAGCTATCACACTAGGTAGTCACAACCTCATGTGATAGTTATATCCAAAAGTCTATCTTAGGTTTTCGTGCTTCTATCATTCTTTACTCCTAGGGACATGCTGCACTTATTCTTAGAAAACGAGAATGAGGATAACCTTGAATAGTATCTGTGATTGCAATTACAGGATCGCTTTGTAACGTCTGGCGGTTGATCACCATGTCCTGCCGACTAGAGCCGTTGACATGTTCCGGCTTGTCCGATAGCTGTAGTAATTCATAGATCTTTGGTTTGGTACATGGAGGCATATGCAGAAAGCCGAGATATTGATATTGGATCCAATTGGTATCATTTACATCGCATAATCGCCGCATTATTATATGCCGCTATCCTGTTTATGCGCAACTCCTAATTTTCATGACAGTATATGAGGAATCATCTCGCGATGAGATCGCGATAGGTCCATTCATGGAAACTGGCTTCATTCTATTTCATCTCTTCATTTCCATAAGTCATTGTGAGGTATACTCAAAACAAAGGACACGTTACGTCTTTTCATATGACCCGTTACAACGGCGTCTTGATGCTATGTCAAGACGATTGCGCATTGGTGAATATGGCCAGCAATGGATCTTATACTGGATCGATTTATTCATCTGGGACTTCCTATGTTTGGCTGTTTCGTACAAGTCCATTGCTAGCCATGATTTGAACGCGTTCTTGCGATACTATCCCATGCGTGTTTGTACGTTATGTCATACGCCAGATGTTAAAATACATCAAGGTTAGGAGGCCAAGCTATGTACGATTGGAACAAAGGTGAAGCACGAGCCGGTTGGTAATCCCTCCATAGTGAGATCAAAACTCATTATGGAGGGATTTCTTTTGTCTTTTTCTCATTCTCCAGAAGTCAATAAATCTCAACTCGGAGAATGAGAAAATTTCTATATATAATTATATTGGATTCATGAGAAACTGGTGTTGGATAGATCGACGGACCAGCATCAGAAATACTTTAAATGTCATAAAGGGTATAACACACAAGTGATGAAGAATAACTACATTCTTCTACTGCAATCACGGAGGTGCCTTTTATGAAAAGCTTATCTGAATTTCTTGATCAAATCACTGCTGTCCAGGCAGTGCACGATGAGGAGAGCTTCAAGGAAAACTTCGATGCTCTCTATGCCATTACCACCCCGAAGGATGATCCCGTTGAAATGAGTGAAGCTTTCGAGACTGCTATTGGTTGGGATCCGATTACCTTCTATGATAAGAAGGCGATCAATGACCAGATCGATGAAGTGGTCGAGAAATGCAAGGACTATCCGCAGTCTGTCCGCCGTCTGAATTCGATGAGAGGGGCTGCGATTGGAATCGTGATGAAGGATATTGGCAAGACCAAAGATTCCGTCATTGCGAAGAATGTCTGGGATTTCGTTGCTGAGCAGCTGAAAGATGTTGGGGAGCTTTCTCCCAGGGACATTAGTCGGATCGGCGATACATTCCTGGACAAGCATGGCATTGGTGATCCCTTTAAGGAGATTGCAACGCCGGCCAATACCGTTCTGGGTGATAACAAACCAAAGAAAGAGAAGAAACGTCATCCCGATGAGTTGGATGAGATGATCGGAGACGATATGGATGATATCGAGATCCCCGATGACTTCATCGATATCGGTGATGATGAATACTAAGAAGAAAGGAGGGAAACTCCATTGAGTGATTCTAGGAAAACGACGACCCCAAGATCCAAAGCAGCAAGGTTGATTCGGACGATGCTGAATCGGATCCGGAAACTTTGCTGTGATCGGACTGGGGCCTGCACTCGAATTCAATATGTGGATCGAGTATTCCGTGATCTGTATGGGATCAAATCTTTTGCGAGAAGGTCTGCCTCTTGCAAGACGATGTCCCAGGTGGTCCAGGTCTTTAACGAGATCGGCATCAAAGAGCTTTGGCTTCTCCTGAGTGATGATACCTATTATGAGGTCATGACTCTTCTGGTCGATGTCCAGGAGAGAAAGGATCAGCTGAAGAAGGTCATCAAGAAAGCTCAGAAGAAGCTGGCTTCCACTGGTGGTACTCTTCGTGTCGATCAGAAGTCTAAGCACAATAAGCGGATCAACAAGTCTCAGGATGAGATGAAGTGGCTGAATAAGCGGTATCGGGATGCCATCGAAGGTCTTCAGGATAATCTGAATATCCGGAGTTCGGATGTCGATGATTATAAGGATCGCTTTGCTGCTCTCAAGAACTTTGCTGATCGTGGTACGATCGGGAATGTCTCCTGGGATATGGAAGAGGATCCGTATAACTTCGACTTTGAAGAATTCCGTCCTCGTCGTCAGCGTCCCTTCGATATGGACGACTATGATATGGACAATCTCGACTTCGGTGAGGATGACTCTGGGAATGAGTATGACGAACGGTTCGAGAACATCGAGAAGAGCATCAACACTCTGGCTCAGATGATCATGAATCAGAATCGTCAGAATCCCCAGTCCAATCCCATGTATGCAAATCCTCCTCAGGCAGCCCAGAAGATCCAGGTTAGTCCCGGAGAGGAAAAGATCCTTCAGATGATTCAGGCTCTTGGCCGTAAGGTTGGAGATCTGGAAGATCGCATCGACGATTTCGATGGCGAGGATGAATATGAGGATCAGACTCCGAATCTTCGTCCTGGTCGTCCTTATTATGGTCAGGATCCTCAGGAACCCTATAATGGCCCCCAGTTCGGTGACATTGCGGACATGATGAATGGGGTTCCGTATACTCCGAATGATCCTAAGATCGCAGGAGTGCCGACCACTGCAGAGATTCTTCAGAGGACTCGTGAGCAGGAAGCTGCCCATGAGCAGACTCCCAAGGAAGAGACTCCGTATCCTACCAATCCGGGAACTCCGATCAATGCCTACAACCGTGAGGAAGTGAATCGGGCTCCGACGGATTATCAGAGGCTCCAGAGTGAAGAAACTCAGTCTGGAGAATCGCCCGGTCCTGTTACACAATGAGAGGAATACTCAGGGGTGTTTGGATAGGTAAATTCAAATATCCCTGAGTATATCATATTAAAGGTTTTCAGGTATGAAGACCGTAATTCAACTCTAACAGGAGGAATATCTTATGAATTCAATCGAATTCCAGAAATATCTGGATAGTCTGAAAGAGTCCACCACTACCCGTGGTCATTCTTCTGGCGTTGCGGCGGAAGTCACCGCCAACATTCTGAATACGCCCGATTTCCAGATGCCGGCCTACAAGGAAGATGGTAATGGCTCCGTCGAGACCACCACCACTACGCCCATTGCGGATTTCCGTGATGCGACCGCTTCTGTCGTCGGCAAGGCTATGGGCCTGGATCGTGCCGAGACTGCGGCTCTGGCTGGCAAGCTGGATTTCACCAAGTCCTATGGCGAGGCTTTCAACAATGCTGCGGATGCGGCTGAGGCTGCCTACCTGAGCACTGGTCGTGCCAAGGTCAAGCCTCAGATCGGTGATGACATCTCCCGCGTGTCTGTCCGTCTGGAGACCGTTCCTGAGAAGGTTGAGGAAACCACCAAGATCGTCCAGAAGGATGACGGTACCTATGAATCTGTCCCGACTGGCAATGTGGTCACCACCAAGGAACACCGCATCGTCAAGGCGAAGAACACCACCCGGGCCTGGATGAAGGACATCAAGAAGAAGTAAAATTCTTCCGACATCCTTCTGACAATCATGTAACCCAATTAGAGAGTACCTATGTATCCAGCATGGGTACTCTCTTTTTTATATTCCTAGGAGGGTCCAATGAATATGACTTTGGAAGTTCATTTCATGAACGAGATGCCTGAAGATCTGATTCAAAACTTTCCGGATTATAAAAATCGCCCTTATGTAATGAAGGCACAAAGAGGGTTACATAGTACCCATTATGTGATTTATACGGACAATCCTTTTATCCGTATGAATCCTCTGAAATATGTGGTACGTAAAGATCGATGAAGTCTAAATAAGGAAAAATAAAGGATACTGGGAATCTCTGTATTTCTGGTATCCTTTATTTTTCCTTAAAGAGAGACATAATCATAATCGATTGACATATGAGTGGTACTCATGGTGTCGATTGTCTCAGCTCTATATAAGAGATTATCTGAGATAATTCCAGAAGGTGGATCGATCAGTAGGAGAAGTCTAATAAGATAGATGAAGAATCTACACCTTCCTTCTGAGAGGTACTATTCTATCTGATCATAGAGTGGTACTCTATCTGGTTGGATAGAATACAAATTGATAGATTTCTTAGATCAATTCCTCTCAGATGTAGACTAAGTATTATACCTGGTCTTTTTTATATACAAAATATTTCTTAGATTCTCACAATTGAAGAAATGCTAATAGAATACAAATCCTACTTTCTGAATCTGATTCTATGGATAGCAGAAGAGAACCTGAATTCTTTTCTATTATACTAGAAGAAGGATGAGAAGAGAGACTTGGAATTTGATATCGATAGATTGCTTGAATCAATTCTTATAGATAGAGAAGGAATCTACTATCAGATTTCTATAGAATCAAAGGCATTCTCTTAGACTGAGGATAGAGAAGTATAGAGACTATGAAGAAATCTCCAATAGAGATAGATTCCAAAATGAAAGAGTGGAATCTTCTTTATAGAGAGAATCAGAATGGAATCTCTTATCTTCTATGAGGATATAGAAATTCTTCTAGAAGGATATTCTGTCTCTTATGAATCAAGAAGGATTCTAGTGATAGATAGTGTGATTAAGAAATGAGATATGGATCGATATGAATAGAACGAGAATACTGATTTTTTATCTTATAGAGATCCTATGATTAGAATATCGATAGATAGATTCATCCAGATACAAATTCTTCTTATAGAATAGGAATCGTTTGTTGTGGCACTCGAATTCTAGGATATAGATAGAATGCGTATGAAGGATGATATCTAATAGAGATATTCGAAAGTGGAATATTTATAGATAGAGATCGATATCAGACTATTGATAAAGAGACATATTTCATGAGCACTGACACCCTTACCTGGATCTAGAATCTGGAAGGATTGATATAGAAATAGAATCTCTGGATAGAAAGTTTGTATATTTCTTATAGATGGATATCAGAGGAAAGGAAGAGACTCTTTATAGAGATGGAGGATACTCCTTCATGAGTAAGGATGTATCTCTAGTAAGGATTTTGGAAATAGACCCTGTATTTTTCTATAGGAAGTCAACGAGAATGAAATAGATACTATAGAAATTCATGGTACCAGAAGACAGATCTTCTATATAGAGGAGAAGATAGTAATTCTATAGGATTATCATACAGAAGAGAATCTCTTTGAGTATCCTGATCATCTAGATAGTAGATAGGAGAAGGAAGAAGATCTTCCCATTGATATAGATAGGCGGGATGATTGTAGGAGTAGGTTCTCTTGATGGATTTGATTGTGAGAAATTTAAATGAGGATATCCGATGTCATACACTGACATATCTGGGTATCCTCATTTAAATTTCTCATAATAAGCTCCTAGGCCCTCAAAATGCGCTATTTTAACAGCTTTTTAATGCTTAAAGCCAAAGAAAGCGTGGTGAAGCATAATTGGCTCGTTTAAATAGCGTGGCATCTTGGCTTGCTAATTTTGGTAAGTCGATTGGTTACTCTGCCAAGGACGTACTGACCGAGGTAGCACCCAATACTACCAAGATTACAGAAGATGCTGCGGATGAAATCTATAAGCTGAGAGATTTCATGAGCGACTATCGTGCCAAAGGTAAGCAAGTCGATCGTGCTCTCAACTATACAGAACTTCAAAAGCAGGCCAATGATATCATTGAAGGTACGATCAATGATATCAAAACCGGTAACTTCGCCACTCCCAAGGATGACTTTGGTGATCTTTTTGGTAGTGACGATTTTGATTTCGATTCAAGTGACTACACCACCTCAGAAGATCAAAATGAGAGTGGTGTGGAAGTTCGTAAATTAAATCTTAGCACAGATGCGAAAGCAACTGCAAAAGTTAGCCTGGAAGGAAGCAATCGAATCGCTGAGACATTAGAGAGATCCTCTAAGGCTCAGATGATGGCCCAGGTAAATACTGCCAAAGCAATCATGAATACGACGAATAACATCGGAATGATTGCAGTCAATAAACTGGGTGCTTCTCTGACAGAGACAAATAAACGCCTGGATCAGATCAATACCAACCTGGTTAATATCGTGAAATTCATGAATGATAACCAGAGTAAGGTAAACCAGGCACATCTGGATTATTTGAAGTCAGCTCATGCCTTCATGAAAGTCCAGATGGAGATGTATAAGCCCTCCAAGAAGAAGGGTAAGACTCCTGCTATGGATGCATTCCTGGCAGGTGGTTCTTTCGATCTTCCCTCCTACATTTCCGTCGTCAAAGAGAATTTCCAGAATAGCTCGTCTCTGTCTGAACTGCAGATGATGCTGGGTATGGGTTCCATGATGGGAAATATGATGGGCGGTATGGGTGGACCGAAATCTATGATTCGGCCTACTCAGATGCTCATGAATGCTGCAATGAAGAAATTGATTCCGAAGAAGATTCAGAAGGCTATCACAAAAGTCGATGATCTGCTTCCTCAGGCTTTGATGGGCGGATTATCGACTCTTTCTGACATGCGGAATGAATCCGGAATCAAAGGAATGCTTGGTCAGCTGTTAGGAGCTGGAGCAAGAAAGCAAGATTCTTTCCAGTTAGGGAAATACTATAAGGGAGCAGTTCCTTGGGATGGTAAATCCAAGAGAGCTCTTGAGGTAGTCATTCCTCATTACTTGGCAATGATCGAAGCGAATACTTCGAATATTCCCAAGAGGAAAGGATCTAAGGAACCCGTCTTCTATGATTATGACGCCGGGACATTCAAGGACAAGAAACAGATTCGAGAAGGATTGAGAGCTCGCACATCAGATGCATTCCGTGGAGCTTCTGCTGAATCGAATATTTTCTTTGAAAGTAAATTCCAGGATGACGAGGCTTTACAGGATGAAGCAAAGAAGATCATGTGGAAGCATTTGCAACCTATGATCTATGGTGAGAAAACTCTCGAAGGAGAGAAGAATCTTACCCAAGCTGCTAGAGCCTATGGTAAAGAACTCGAGAAACTGGGATTTAATCCATTTGAGATTTCTCAGTTGGTCATTTATTTCAAAGGAACTGTGACAAAACTGCGTCAGTATATGATGCAGATGGAACTCACAGAATCTGAATCCGAGCTATTTAACCGGAGAGAAACCAACCAGTTTGGTTTTATCAAAGGTGGATTTAGCCCGGAAGATCTTGGTACTTCTTATACTGCTACTGATCTCTCTAGAAAACAGGAGAGAGACAAGAAGAAAGCTGAGGAAGCTGCAGAAGAAACCAAGAGGCTGATGGATCGTGCAAAGGGTACTGTCTTTGCCTCTAATAAGCAGAAGAATCGATATATCGAAAATATCAAATATGCTGCTAGTGAAGGTGTCGGTACCACTTACACGAGAAACAAAGCTGCTTCTAAAGTGGAAGCTGCTGGTCTGGGATTGATCGGTCTTATTTCAGGATATGATACAGTTGATACTACTGGTGGTGTCTTGGGAGTTGCAAGCTCCTTCAAGAAGAATGTCAGTAAGTATGAATATGATCATCTGACTGTCGCTGATGTGATGAACATCATGCGGAATAATGCCTACAATCCGGATCAATACGATTTTATCACCGCTGATAAATCTGGTGACAAAGATGGATTATTCGGTTTGGCTGTATTGAAGTATCGATATGGTAAACCTGGATGCCTTCGTGTCGTAAAGAGAAGAAATATCGTCCTGGATGGTAAGAAATATATCATCAAGCCGATTGATCATGATGATAGAGTCGTTAAAGGTACCGATCGAGATGCCAATCTGCAACCTCCTGGTGGATCTGATATTTATCCCATGGATAAACAAGGAATCCCCAGAGATGGAAATACCCAGTGGCAGAATGATCAGTCTATTCTGAATAGTCAAGGTGAAATCAAGAAGAAGCCTAAGGATACTCGTACCTTCAAGCAGAAGGTGAGAGATAAATCCACTCAGGTAATGACTGGTAAGGATCCGAATGCTCCTTCTGATAATACCAATAATGATAATGGAGCTCTTGGTAATGGTGAGAGACTCGGTGGTGCTCCTGCTCGTAGAGCCAATAACCAGAATGCAAGAAGACCTGGATCCAATACCAACGAAGCTTCTAGAAGAAGATCCGAGGATAAGAATAGAGAGAAAGATACCAAGGCCTCGATCAATATCGCTATTGATGAGCTGAATAAATCTGCGGAAGCGGTGGAAGATGTCTTTACAGATGGTAAGGAAATCGCAGCAAATCTGTGGCAGAAGATCAAAGCTAAGGTAGGTTTTACCAAGAGAACTGCTATGAGCGCAGGTATTGGTGGAGTCTTAGGTTCTCTCTTCCTTCCCGGTGGTCCTATTGGTGGTGCCATTCTTGGTGCTACTGTGGGTATCGCTACTACTGGATTTGATTTCAAGAGACTCTTCTTTGGATCAAAGACAGTAGATGAAAATGGAGTTGTCCATGTTGAGAAGACTGGTATGGTCGGTCAGTGGACAAACATGCTTCAGACAGAAGGAAAGAATCTTCTGAAGTCTTCTTTTGACTCTGTCAAGAATGAAGTTGCAAGCTATGCGAAAGCTCAGTTTGCTCCTATTGTAGCCGCCTTCAGAGACATGGGACTGAAAAATCCTGTGACAAAGTCCATGGTTGAAACCATCCAGAATGTTGGTAAGAATGTGATTTCCATTATTACCCATCCTATGCAGGCTCTCAATAATGGGATTGTCAAGATTACCGGTGCTATGTTGGGTGCCACTGTCAAAGGTGGAGCGTTCGCACTGAAGACTGCTGCTAAAGCTGCTACATGGATTGCAGCGAAACCGACTCAACTCATCGCTGATCTCTGGAATAGTAGAAATGCAGAGAATCCTCTTGAGTTCTTAAAGAACCTCAGAGGTCAGAGACGAGCGAGAAGGAATGCTCGTTGGGGAGCTAGAGCTGGTTATGTTAGACATGGTCTCTTAGGAAATCTGAAGGATAGTGCGAAATCCGCTGTCACTCAGAAGGGTGGAATTCGTGCTAGAATCGGAGCATTTAAATCTTCTATGGCTCAGGGTGCTGAATCCTATTATGGAGCTCAGTATCAAGATGAGAAAGATAGATTGGATGATATTCAGTCTAGAATGCAGAGTGTCGATCCTATGGAAAGACAAGCTGCTATGGAAGAATTGCTTCCTAAGGATCGAAACGGTAATGTCAAGGATAAAGCCTGGAATGCTCTTCCGAGAGATGAGAATGGTCAGATCGACCCCAATGCTCTCAATGAGTATATCGGAAAGAATTACCAGAAATTCATTAATAATAAAGAGCAAGCTCTTGCTGGCCTGACTGGATTTGCCAAATATCGTGCAGAAAAGCAGAATAGTAAGAGACAAAATCGTCTCGATAGTGTGCTCAGTAAATATAATCGGAAGGATGCTTACGCTGCTAAGGATCTGACTGATAAAGAGTATGCAAAGAGACGGAAAGACGTTGAGCAGTATCTTGAACGGGATGCCGAAGGTAACATCATCGATGAAACTTATAACAGAATCGAGAATAAAGAAGATTTTGATAAGTGGATGAAGAACCAGGAGGCCTTCAAGAAAGAGCTCCAAGAACGTGACCGTATTGCTGCAGAGAAGGTAGAAGAAGAGAAAGAAAAAGCAGAAGCACAAGCGACTCGTAAGAATCAGATTGCTCTTGCTTTGGGTCAAATCTCTGCTACTCTTGGTATTCCTCTGGATGAATCTCTGATTGATACTGCTTCTGATAAAGCTTCTGCTATCATCAATGCTGTCAATGCTGCTATTGAGAAGAAAAAGCAAAAGATGCAGGATCAGGCTGAAGAAGCTAAGCAGCAAGAAGAAGAAAATAAAGCTGAGATCGCCGAAACTGAGCATAGAAGAAAGACTGCTGCGGCTAATGAGGACAAAGCAGATGCTGCGGATGCTCAGAGAAGAGCGAGAGAAGCAGAAGAAACTGCTTCTATTCAGGCTCAGGGTAAAGATAAAGTGAAGGATTCTACCGGTGAAGAAGATGAAGAACCTGGTAAGGCAGAACCTGTTGAAGGTGACGCGGTTGCTCAGGAAGAAGAGGAAGAAGGCGGAATTGGGGATATCCTCAAGAAAGCTGGTCTTGCTATTGGTGGTATTACCACTGTGGCTGCTCTTCTGAACTCTGAGACTGGTAGAAAACTGATCGGTACTTTGGGAGAGGTACTTGGTAAAGCGGTTATCTCTCTCGGTGGTGCTCTTGCAAAAGGTATCGGTGGTGCCATCATGGATGGTATTGAAGGTATCGGAGATAAGGTTGGTGATTTCCTCGGTCAATTCGTCCTTGGTGGAGACACTAAAGAATTCACCAAGGAAGAAATGGAAGAGTTGAATCCTGACTATGTCGGTGCAGGTACCAGAGTTGACGAAAATGGTAACGAAGTCGTTACTGCTACCGTCAATACTGAAAGAGGCATGATGATTCCGAATTTTGTCAGAAGGAAGGCAGCTCAAACTGCAGTTACTGGTACAGATGGAGATCTAGCAAGAGCTGGTTTCAAAGCCGGTGGTACTCTTGTGAATAAAGCCGGTGGGGCAGTTTTGACAGCTGCTGATGTCGTTCACGATGTCGGTGTTAAGGCATCGAACGCTTATGGAGCTGCGAAAGCTGCTGTCAAGGGTAGTAAAGCCGGTAAAGCGCTTTCCTGGGTAGGAAAAGGTGTCGATTTTGTAACCGATCATATTCCGATTGTCAAATCTATCAAAAAATTCGGTAAAGCAACTGCAGCTGTTGGTAAGGGTACTGCCACTGTAGGAAGAGGCCTGACTGGCCTGGCTCAAAAAGGCGCAGGATTCTTGGCTACAAAAACAAAGAAGGCGGCAGATTTCACTACAGCAAAGTGGGCAAGTACCAACGGAAGCAAGGTCTGGGAGTCTCTGACAAATCTCCTGGATATGCTGACGGAAGCTCTTGATAAATTTGCAAATTGTGGTCCTCTTAAACAACTTCTGAAAGATGTAAAACCTTCTGAATTGGTTAAGAAGATTAAGGATTTCATTTCTGGAATCTTCAATAATCTGAAGACCGCAATAAAGAATACAAAGTTTGCTACACAGATCAGTGAATTGATCACAAAATTCAATGCAAGCACTGCTGGGCAGGCTCTGAAGACTGCTGGTGCAGTTATTACAGGCGTCTTTACAGTAGCTTCTGGTGCTTTGGATGCTGCGAATCTTTTCATGATATCCGAAGACGATGTTGATATTGGAATGAGAACTGTATCTGCTATTATCAGCCTTCTTGTCGAGTACCTTCCCTTTGTCGGTCCTGCATTCGATCTGGTTTCTAGTATCTGTGAGCTTATTGGTTTGCCCAATTTCAAGAGAGAACTCGCCGAAGTCATTTACGAGCTCATCTACAAAGTCTTTGGTCTTGAAAAGAAAGGTGTTAAGACCATTGACCAAAAGCAGAGTGAGTATGAGGCAGAATATCAGCAATATTTGAAAGATAATAATCTTACAGAAGAAGATTTGTCTCTTACCGAATATAATGATATTGTGAATCAGACTATCGGCAGTAAAGCCGTTAATGGAGTAATCGGTGCTGCTAAGAGAGCTGGTAAGGCTGTAAGTAACTGGTTCTCTGGTATATTTGGAGGTAATAAGAAGCAGGACGAAGAAACCGCCACTGCTGCTAATACTGAAGGATATGGATCAGGAACAGATACTTCTAGCAAGAGATATCAGCAAAACAAGAAAGACAATATGACTGCATCTCTGAGCGTTGCAAAAGAAGCTAACAAGCAGTCTTCTAGAGCATCTCTTGGAAATGGTGGAGGAGCTCTTGGCTATGGACCTGGTGGTCTGAAGCAAGATGATCCTTCTTATGCTTCTTTGAGTCTCGGTACTCTTCCGGATGGATCTCCTGCCAATATGGCCAATTCTGGTTGTGGACCTACTGCACTGGCGAATGCTGTGAATGCAGCTGGCGGTAATGCCAATCCTGGTGAAGTGGGCAGATATGCCAGAAGAAATGGTATGTTGACAGATGGAGGTGCCAATGCGAAGCTCTTCACAGAAGGTGCTCGTAAATATGGTATGTCCGGAACTGAAATCTCCGGGATGGATTCTTTGGATGCATCTCTGGATAATGGAAATCCTGTCATTGTCTCTGGTAAATCCATGGGTTATGGATCTGGATGTAATTCTTGTGATTCTCTTTATACCAAAGCGGGTCACATCGTTACTGTCACAGGTCGTACACCTGATGGTATGTATACCGTGGATGATGGTGAAGGATCCTCTGTGGTATCACCTGGTATGCTTCAGAATGGAGCTACTCATGCTTACTCTATGGAGAGACTGGGTGGTGCTCATGCAATGGGTACTATGGCAAGCGAAGGCTCCACAGTATCTGCTTCTGGTACGACTCCTGCCAATGTGGTGAAGGATAATGGTACCACCATTCAGCATGGAGCTTACTACTTCTCACAGAATGGTAACTCGTACTCCAATATGAACCTGCCTCCTTATAAAGGAACTATTGGTTCTATTGGATGCGTTCATACCTCTGGTACAATGGCTGCTTCTACCATTACTGGTAATGCCATTGACCCTGGTACATTCCTGAATCAATATGGTAACGCTGCTACCATCTCCAACCTGCAGAAGGCTGGCGTTAAGGTAACTCGTTATCCTGCGAATGGCTCTCAGTCCGCTGGTACTGTTGACGGTACGCAGTATCTCGATACCATTATTTCTGCTCTGAAGCAGAGAAAGATGGTTATGATGTACGGTGTTGGCAATAATAGCAACATGTACAAGTACGGAATGGGTGGTTCTCACTGCGTGCTTGCTACTGGACTGGATGCCAATGGCAATATCATTATCAATGACCCGTATGCTCCGAATCCTCCCTATGGACAAGGATCTACGGCACAGACTGCTTGGGCTCCCACAGCGAGTTCTATTAACCCGATGCACTGGGCTCAGGTTATAGAAACTCCGGATGGCAAGGGTGCTTCTGGACAGTTGGATCCCAATGTCTCTAGTGGCATGTCGGTATCTGCTTCTGGAGCTTCCGGCGCTACTACGGGTGCTACAGATGGTACTGCTACGGCAGGAGCCACAACTGGAACTACTGGTGCTGAAGGTGAATCCGAATCTCCTTCTGCTACCAACCTCTTCAATGCAATCTTCAACTCTGTGGGTAATATCTTCAATAAGGTTGGCACTCGTGTCATGAATTCTGTCATCTCTGGTAAGAGTTATGACCAGGTCAAGGCTGATGAAGAAGCTGCAGAGGAGAATGCTGCTGCAAATGGTACTGCCACCGATACTTCTGTCGGATATGGTATGGGTATGGATAAAGAACCTGATCCCAAGATTCTTGCTTCTATGCCTGGCAATACGATGGAAGAAAAGAAATTGGCCTACTATCAGCAGCAGGTTGCAAGAAAGAAAGCTCAGGAGAAGCTGCCTAAGGGTGGAGCCTATAAGGATTATCCGCTTCTGGGTCGCGGACCTGAGGATGCTGAAACTACTATTTCTGATAGTGGTGATAAGCTGGATCAGATGATTCTGCTGCTCACTGACATTCGTGACAATACTGGTAACATGGTCTCTGGTGGTGCTCTTGGTGGTACTACCAAGAAGATGGAAACCGGTAAGAATACGAATGCCTCTAAGGAAGGTAAGAAGAGTGACACCCAGAGAAAGCAGAGTGCAAAAGATTCTGCTAAACAAAAGCTGTCCACTCTGAATAATGGTCTGAATAGTGATAGTCTCGGTAGAGGAAATCTCCGGTCTACTTATGCTAAGATCGCTTCCTATTAATCTATAAAATGCTTCTAAATACCCACGTATATGATAACTAATTCATATACGTGGGTATTATTAGCCTCAAAAACACCTTCGTAATCTATGAAAGGTGGGAATAACGGGATATGCCTGACTTTCGAAGTTTGTATAACGTATCAAAAAATATTGATACGATGTATATGTCCCCTAGACTTTTTGGAGGACCACCTCAATATACTCACCAAGTAGATCCCAGAATCAAAGTCTCTGCTCAAAAGGGAGAAGTCACCATTGGTAGAACCATGAGCGAGACCGTTATGGCACATCCTACCATCGTGAGCATTACTCCTGGTAAGGTTCATGTAAAAGGATTGTCTTCTTTTATCTCGAGTAACTATGGGATCAGTTCTCTTATTGATACTGCCAAAGGTGGCGTGAATGAAGGCGCTGTCGAGGGCATTTACAATAATATGAGAGGTGCAAAATATTTCTATGATTTTGCATCTGCTTGGCATGAGTATGGAAATATGGTCAACCTTCTTTGTCGAGTGATGGCAATTCTGATTGGCATTGGTGATAAGAATGTCATGGGGACCACGACTCCATACAAATATTACAATTATAACAACTGGCAGCATATCGGGAGCAATGTTCGAACTGGTGGTGGAACCGTCACCGATAGAATCTTTGGATGGTTAGAAAATCAGGGAGATAAGATCTTCATTGATCAGAATAGCTATGTCCATTTCTATGCAGGTGTCTCTACTGACTCTAGCGATAGTATCAGTACATCCACTCGTGAATCTACTATCCAGTCTAAGCTGGAAGGACTCTTTACAGATGAAATGAAAGACATCGCATTCTTGGCAGGTGATCTTGGTAGTTCTATTACCAGTGATGTCAAGTCTTCGATTGAAGAAGCATTCACTGCAGAAGGTCTTGATGCTGGATCTGGATGGGCCGATATGCTTACCAAAGGTATTGGCTATCTTAGTGGTGCTAAGATGGCATTCCCTCAGTTTATTGATGATTTCCAATATGGTAAGGATATCACTGTAAACTGCAGATTTGTATCTCCCTATGGAGATCCTGAATCGATTATGGAATACTGCTTTATTCCTTTGGCTCATGTAATGGCTTTCTCTTTACCTAGACAGGAATCGAGAAATACATTCAAAGCTCCTCTTCTGGTAAGAGGATTCTCGAAAGGTTTCTTCAATACAGATATGGGTGTCGTTACTTCTCTGAGAATCAATCGAGGTGGTCCTGACAATATGAGCTGGACTGCTGATGGTCTTCCTACGGAAATTGAGGTAACCTTTGATATCACTCCTCTGTATTCATCGCTTTTCCTATCCACAACATCGAATCCTACCAACTTTATGTACAATGATGGGTTGATTGAGTATCTTTGTACGATCTGTGGAGCTGATATGACAGCTGACTCTATCTCTACAAAGATCAATCTCTTCTCAACTCTTGCCATTGATACCGTGAAGGATATTCCTTCTTCTATTATTCAGTCTATCTGGAGAGATGGATTGGGAAATATCATCAATAACATTAGAAAGCTTCCATGATAAAACTATGCCTATGATGAAAGAAGAGATGGAATATGACAAAAAGTATGGTCACATTCCATCTGACAAAGAAGAAATTCTTCGTCTTTTAGAGTCTCAACTGAGACCCAAAGACTATGAAGATATGCAGAAGAAGATCGAAATGATTGAGAACATTCCTTGGCATGAAATGAGGTTCATTCTCTATCTGGTACCAAAGTCTACACCTAGACCCAGGTATAGCAGTAAGACAGGAACCTTCTATGTCAAGAATGCTGCTCATAATAAGAAGATGCTTGAGAAGCATATCTTCGCAGAGAAGATCATCTATACAAGGACGGAATTCTATGTAGATGCCTATCTTCCTACACCAAAATTCTCTAAAGTAGATACTCTCTTGGCTGAGAAAGGATATATTCGCCCTATATCAGATCCAGACTGGGATAATATTGGTAAGACATACTCAGATATGATTCAGGGTATTCTCATTACCAATGACAATATTATCAGTGATGGAGTAACTCGTAAATACTACTCAATCAAACCTAGAGTGGAGATTACAATACGATGGCAAGAGGGATTTGAATCCAGATTCTTAGAGAAGAGAGTCATGCATTCAAAAATCTATCAGAGCTATTTTAGCATTGAAGAAAACTAAAAAATATAGATCGGATGTATCACGGGATATTATAATCCTGGATACATCCGATCTATTTGTGAGTATTAGAATAAGGAGAGAAACAATTGGCTCTTGGTAATGGAAGTAATTCCATTACTCATTACCTTTTAGTTTCGTTTATTCCTTCTTCCTCCTAAGGTCATGAAATTAGTTAAAGGAATCTCGGCAATCTGACTATCACTGTCTTGGAATCCCATATATTCCATGATAAGAGATCTTGTTAGACGTGGATTGAGTAGGTCCATGTAAAGACACTTATTCACAGGAATCTCTGGGAAGTTGTCATTGTCAAAGAAGAAGTAGGTTCGATTCTCTCTTATAATGAAAAATGTATTCTCCAATACATCTTTTGTAGAGGGATAGATCTTGTCTTCAGATAGGGTATGCTGAATATACATAAGATAGACCTCTACTTCAGTCTCGATCTTATAGAATTTCTTCATATCCAAATCTTTCCTATCGATGATCACCAGATTGGTCAGATGAGAATTCATTCTCTGTCTATGCGCTCTGACAGAGGGATCGACATTCTTATTGACGATATCCACAATCAAAGGTGCGATGAAATGTCTGAAAAGAATTCCGGCAAGAATCATGACGCTGAGAATGATCAACCAAGGTTTCATACAGGATCTCCCTCCTTCTTCTTAGGACCTTTCTTATCCAATCGAAATTTCCGATTCACCATGGGAGAATCAGGCATCTGCTTGGTTAAGAAGGGAATATTGAGATGATAGTCTTTGAAGTAGATGCGATCCACAGTGAGAAGATTTTCATAATCTGGGACATCTACCATTTGTGTCGTAAGGTCCATACTCAACACAGAATTCGTCTGCATATTGAGACGACGATATTGAGTCTGGATATCCGTACAGGCGAGATTGGCACTGATCTGATCTAAGGTGAGATACGTCTTACCCTTTAGACGATCAATGACTTTCTCTCTTAGAGTAGATGCAGTGATGGAAGTAGGCTCTTTGGATATCTCATCCACAATAGAGAGAATCCGAGACCAACCGCACTTCTTGATTCGAGGAATTCCTCTGTATCGATTTCCTATCACAGATAAGACGAAGGAATAGAGAGAAGCCTGATAATCAAGACTAAGATCCTCTGTATTGACCTTATTCTTTTCTGCGACAAACTTCCATAGATTGGAAGAGGTAATCAATTCAGATTTCTCCTCATCCGAGTTTGCATAGATGATAGCCCAATTCTGATAAGAGGTATATTGATAGTCATATTCATCTCTTGTCACAAGGAAATTATAATCGGCATGTTTTATCTCAGAGAGAATTAGAGGTAATACAGAAGGTTCCACATAGGTAGAATCTACCAGATAGACTCCGTCAATATACTGACAGATGGATTTCACAAGATTAAGAGCTGGAGGAATGACTCGATTGAGATATGCATACTCCTGATTCAATTCACTGCTGATGGTCTTGAAATGATCTCGATAATTTTCGATATAAACCATATTCCGAAAAGGACCGTGAAAAGAAGAAGAGTAACATAGATAGACCTTGGGAGTCCATCCTTCTCTCATCATATACTCTCTATAGTGAGCTGCCATATTGATGATGGAAGATACCAGTCTCACAATGGTATTTGATGTCGAGATGGTCAATTCATCATTGATCACAGGCCTGTGTAACCGATGAAGAAGATCATCCAGGTTAATAAAGACATTGACATTGTGAATTTGGTGTCTTCTCGCTATGGGATTCATGAGTCTATGCAAAACTTCAAATTTTACTTTGTGATAGTTGAAATATGCATCCATAGATTCTTTAATTGGATCCAGAAGATCCAAATCCTCCCGTTCCTCGTTCCGTCTCCGAGAGTTTGTCAACATAGACAATATCCGGAGCAATATACGGAGTGATTACCAATTGACATACTCTCTCATTCTTAGAGAGGAAATACTCCTGATCCGAGTCATTGACCAGATGGACCATCAATTCTCCTCTATAATCAGAATCAATGATTCCAATACAATCCTTGGGAGTAATCCCATAGTGATTGGAGATACCAGAGCGAGCTACCAGCAGACCTACATATCCTTCGGGTATCTCTACTGCCAATCCAGTATGAATGGTAGCACTTTTTCCAGGTTCAATAGAGAATTGATAGGTGGGATAATATTGACCACCAACAGCTCCACCAATGGTAGTCATCTTAGGATACTTGATCAATTGCTTGGGATTCTCTCTGGCCCATTTGCGAATCATATCAAGTTCTCTATTATCACAGATAGAGACATCATATCCAGCAGATCCAGAAGTAGACCGATATAAATCCTGTGCTTCTGGATTCATTTTTACGCATTTTAATTCCATAGGAAATTCATTCCTTTCCTTTAGAGAAATCAAAATAAAAATGCAGGGACTTGATTTTTTCTTTCAAGTCCCTGCATGTCAGTTCTTAGTGATTAGTCCAGACGACGAGCCTGCTTCGGATGCAGATTCTCGACGCCATTCGGATTCATCGTCGTCTTGGAGACGATGAAAGCCTTGCAGCGTCCATGGTTGTCGATGACCGGAGCAATATTCAGATCATAGTTGTGCTGGACAGCACGGTTCTTGTCCGAGATCCGGTTATAGAAGTTGACATAATACCGATCATCCCAGTCAAACATCTCACGGAAGACGACAACCAGATCCATCTCGGTACCGACGAAACGATTGTCACCGTTGCTGGGCTTGACGAAGTTAAACTTACGCTGGATGGCCTCATCAGAGCTCGGATTGTCACCCTTATTCTTATCGCCCTTGGGACGAATGCCGAAGATGGACTGCAGAATCCGCATATTCTTGCTCGGATTGATCATCGGGTTCTGAATGATGAGATCCGAACGGTTCTGATACCGGTTGTCGACGATGTCTTTGGAGTTCTTGGTGATCCAAGCCCAGAGACTCATCTGGTGGGTACGGGAATCCACCTCAAAACGAACCAGCTTGAAGTCCGGAGAGAAATTCTGGATGACTTTCAGAATGTCAGCCTCCAGTTTCTCTTTCGACACATTATAGATGACCTTATTCGGGACATAGCCCAGAAGATTGAAGGCCACCGGCGGAACCGGCCACAGTGTCGATACGTTCTTTGTGATCAGATTACGATCCTGATCAAAATTGTTTCCATTACCCATTTCTAATATCCTCCTTTTCAATTATAATTAAGGGATGGGTAATCCTTATCTAAGTAGTCTAGACATCACTAAGATTCTACTCCTACTCAGATAAATGATATACAAAGCAAATGCCTTTTCTCCATATTTTTACAGAAGAAAAGAATATGATACATCTGCTTCGAATATCTCTATACAGATGTATCATATATGGAAATTTAAGTGATATTATGCTCAGAGGGGAAGGACTCCACATTGATATTGCCTTTGTTGATATCATAAACGAGGAGCTTCTTCTCATTCCCTTCTACGACATCAATGATAGGCATGACATAGAGATTGGTCTCATTCATCTGCAAGACAGGACCATCATTGATATACCCGACGATATGATCATACTTGGCATAATTCATGAAGTCTGTAAAAGCAGAGGGAGACACAGTGTATCTCTGATTAACTGCCATGAATTGACGGAATTTATCGATGTTGAATTCTTCTGATTGTGCCTGATATTCCGAAGTATCTTTCTTCTCTCTATTCATATCTGAGAAGACCTTATCATCATCGTCAGATTTCTTCATAGAAAGAGATTGATTGACAGTAGGTACAGAAGGAGGGACGTTGGTGGTAGCATCTGTGATCGCTTCTAATACATTATCCCATTCATCATTGACCCAATCAGGATTATCGAAGTAGGAGAATCCTTCCATCACCTTATCATTGTCATTGGCATATCTTCCATAGGCAATCAGATGGAATTGAGCACAGGCTTTCTCCAGACTCTCAGTAGCACTTTGATTGTACTTATCTCCGAGAGTACCAAAGCCATAGTCCATATCAAGAGTATCAGACAGATCGGGATTGACAATTCGAGGACCAATTCGACTCATAATGGAATCCGTAGATTCTTCTGTGATCTTCTTGATCTTTTTCTTATCTTTCTCATCCGGCTTATTGGAGATAGAAGACTCTGCTTCATATCGACTCACTGTACCCTGATAAGGGACAATAGGATGATATGCCTGCATGACTCCTTCTTCTGTAGGAGAGAATCGATTGTCAATGATGTCCTTGATAAACATACACATCTCATAGGCAATAGCCTGAGCTGTATGACTCTTACATCTCTGGAGTTCTTTGCATTTCTCAATACAAAGCTTTCTCAGAGGTTTGGTCTCTTTTCTAAGAGGATTGTCCATAGGATATGCCAGATCACACATACGATACATCGGAAGACGATCTTTGTATGTGACATGGTTGATATCTTTAGGATATTCCAAGCATTGCTTGAAAGAAAGATCCTGGATGTAATAAGGACCAAAGAGATTCATCTGCTTAAAGACCACAGAATCATTCTCATTGGTGGGACTATCTAAAGCTTCAAAAAAATCGGCTTTGGACATCCATTTCAAATCATTCATGGAGTGTAACCTCCTTATAGGCTTAATATTATACCCGTGTTTTTGGAAAGGAAATAATCCGATATATCATTACTTTGAAAGTAAGGTGATAAAGACATGGTATCGAAAGAATTGAAAGAGATCGTATTATCCAAATTGAATGATCTCCCTGTATGTATACCGAATTCCGCTCATACACAATGGACTATAAGATGCCCTTATTGTGGAGATTCTCATGATCCCACACATGGTCATCTGAGTATCAAGATCGATGTAGATGATGATTCTTCTGCAATGGTCTATCGGTGTTTCAAATGTGAGGTATCTGGTCTGGTCAATGATCAGTTTCTTCAGGATGTCGGTGTCTATATAGATTCTGATATGGTAAAAGAATTGCGATCTCTCAATAGAAGATCAGCAAGAAGAAATCTCTTCACCAATGACCAGATAGAGAATTTCATCGTTCCTGTACCAGATGACTGTCCAGAGAATAGAGAGAAAATGGAGTATATCAACCAGAGATTGGGATTGCAACTAACTCTGGAAGATTGTCCGAGACTCAAGATCGTTCCTTCTCTTCTGAAATTCTGTGCGGCAAATAAGATCTGGTATCAGAATCTTCAGATGTCAGAATGGAGTATCCACAATATTGAATTCTTCTATGTCGGATTCTTGTCTCAGTCGAATAATGTCCTGACATTCCGATATATAGGAAAGGATCCCAATGCAAGAAGATATATGAAGGTCATATTGAATTCCAGGAATCATAATCCAGCATCTTTCTATATGATTCCCTGTGCGATCAGTATGGTATCAGAGAAGCCTCTGAATGTCTATATTGCAGAAGGGACCTTTGACATTATCAGTATTCATGAGAACTTTGGTGAGGATAATGATCGGAATATCTATGCTGCAATCTGTGGATATGGACCAGCAGCGATATTGAGATATCTCATCTACAATGGTCTCATGTATAAAGCAAACGTCCATATCTATTGTGACAATGATAAGACTGATATGGAAGAATTTCAGGTATTACTCAAGCATCCGGAGGTTATTCCTTGGATTAAGAAGCTCTATTTCCATAGGAATGCCTTCAAGGATGAGAAAGATTATGGAGTCCCTAAAGATAGAATCCAAGATGAGTATTTCTTCGCTGGAGAAGATGGATATCTGAGAATAAAATAAAAATGGGTTACCTTAGTATCTCCCTTTCTGGAGAGTATAAGGTAACCCATTCTTTTTATTCAGACTTATCGGTATCTTCAGGGACTTCGGTAGTCTCACCAGATACTTCGGCTTCAGCGGAAGTTTTCGCAGTTCTCTCTTTAGCCAGATCCAGAATCCCTTCATATTGCTTAAAGATCTGAACCAGTTTATCATATCCATTCATACCAATAAACGTAGCAAAGAAACCAAGAATTACTGCGATGACAAAGTGATACCATGCGAGCACATAGACACCAATGGCAGCACCAATGAAGCATCCAATCACTGCCAGAATAACAGCAATGATCAGGCAGACGATATTGGTCGGAATCTTGTCATAGGTGACCTTCTTGATAACCTGAGTCATCACATCGGTGATGAAGGTAACCAGGAATAGACCGATCACAAGAAAGGATACAACAGCGGCAATATCATTCATGATGATTTTCCTCCTTAGAATGAATAAAATAAGCCTGTTACAGCTTTTATTTTTGAGTTCAATCCAGAGGTCTCTCAAAACACCTGTTTAACATCGGTAATATAAAGATGTAAGTATCTTACAATCACTTTGTATCATAAAGGAGTGATTCTATCTATGGAATTTATTGAAATGGTCGACTTGATCAAGTCCACTTTTAATAATGTCCATAACGGCTCCGTTTTGCCAGAAGATGCTGAGAATAATATCTCAGACACTTTGTCTGTGATGTTTACTCCTGAGGATCAGGAAATCACGATGACCTTCGATGTCATGTTTGTTGATCCTACTCAATCAGGGGAACCTTTTGTGGTTCGCACCTATCCCCAGGTTTATGATGGTGGTTCGATCTATAAATTCTGTGCTCGAATGGCATCCCATGACTCCAGAGATGAATTGGTAAGTCGGTGGCACAATATCAAGACCTGGTGTGTTGAGATCAATCTGGGTTGTGTGAAGCGTAGTCTTTACCAAAATGAAGGCAACTATAACATTTCACCAGAAGCGCTCACTACCATGATGATTCTGGATATTCTGAATGTCGTCAAATCTGATTCTGTCGTGAATACCATCTACGATGCGTATTGCGACAGTTATATTACCGATACAGAGTTTGACATTCGGAGAGACGGAACCGATGTGGGTGCTCTGTCTAAGCTGTATCTGATTCCGATTTTGACTGCCTGCTTCATTAAGGATTGGATTATCATGAAGAATCCTGTGAATATCGCCAGCTCTCTGAAAGTGAGTGTTGCTGGTGCTGAAAGCATGATTCCTCCTGAGTATATCAATGCCTATGAAGGTGGTCTGGCTCAGCTGATCAAGAATAATGGCAATACCGATCTCATGAAGACTCCCTCTGAGAAATTCCAGAAGGTTTCTGAAAGGATGCTCTGGGCTTCTCGGTACTATCGGGATTATACCAAGCGCAAGAATTATCTGAAAGATGAGGCGATTGCGTTTGCTATGAGAACCTGTAGTCCGAATCTGAGAGTGATCTATCTCTCCTTCCTGGATTCTATGGGTATGCAGCTTCATGAGAGATATACCGGCGCTGTTGTGGAAGGTACCATTGCGGATCATCAGGATCTTTTTACTGATAAAAAAGTAATGTTTACCTACTCCGTCGACAGAAATCCGAAAATGAGATCTGCATTCGATCTCTGTGCAGAAAGAGATATGAGAGTGATGGAAAGCTTCAAGACTCGTCTGGGTCTGTTGCGTTCTCGTCCCATGCTTCCTTCTGAGAAAGAAATCGATCTGATCTTTGTCGATGTGGACCGCATGAGTGATCAGTATGAGCGGAAGCAGGTACTGAATAATATCTATGATCTGATCGATCGTATTAACGCTTTTGAGGAGTTCTATTCGGATGATCAGAGTGTCATGCGGAAATGGGGTCCTGTGGTCAATAATATGCTCGATCGACTCAATGAAGCTCGTATTGAGGTTCTCAATAAGAGAAGCTTCAAAGACAATTACAAAGTTTTCATCAATTATCCTGAAGGATATGAAGGCTAAGGAGGATCGATTACTATGGCTAAGGTAGTTCTGGTAACTATCGAATCCGTTGGGCGTATTCCGCTCATTGGTGGAGATGGTCCTATTCTGGTTCCGACCCGTATGTCATTTGATCTGGTTAAGAAGCTGGTCATGAATGGCGTGAAGGTCAATCTGCACAATCAGAATGATGTCCACCAGAAGGTTCGTCTGACTCGGACAAATTTGGATGAGAATCATTTCCCTCCTGTGGTTCCGCAGCCGAAGCCGAAACCTGTGGGTAAAGAAATTCCTCAGGTTTCTTTCGAGAAGAAGGTGGAGCAGCCTGTCGTGGAAACTACTTCTGAAGAAACCAAGGAAGTCACTTCTGAGATTCGCACTCTGATTCAGAATGAGGAATCTACCAAAGAGACTCCAAAGGAAGAAGTGAAGCAGGCTCATCATCCGACAGTTGCTGCTATGCCCACTGCTGATCCCTATGCTGGTATGAGCAAGAATCAGCGGAAGCGTGCTCGTCAGGCTGAGGCTGCTGCTCGTGCTGCTGCAGCGGCGGCTTCTCATACCAATGAGGAGACTGATTCTCAGTAAGAAGGAGAGCAATCCCTATGAGTATGACTGCTTTCGAATCCATTATGGATTTTTTGGATCCTGAGTATCATGAGGATGACGATCTTCTGGAAAAAAAGGTCGTCACCGAGGCTATGAAGAAATCGGATCGGGATAAACTTCCGGATAGTGCCTTTGCACTTCCTAAGAAGAGAAAGTACCCGATCAATGATGAAGAGAGCGTCCGTAACGGAATCAAGTATTTCCGTTTCGTTCCTGAAGAAGATCGGAGAGAGTGTGCTGACAATCTTTACAAAGCTGCAAAGAAGTTTAAGATCGACATCACCATCACTGCGGGCAATCCCTTCAATAAATTCTATCCTGATGTCAAGGTAGTTCCTCCGACTCGGAGAGACAAAGCAAATCGTGTCGTTCCGAAGAAGATGGACATTACTGATGCCCAGGAGAAGATCAAGAAGCAAAACGAATCGAAAAAAGAAAATGACGCGGTAACTGAAGGAATCTTCCAATGGGGATCTCGTAAGAAGGAAAACAATAATTCGTTCGAGGATAAAGATCTTGGACAGATGACGCTAAATTCTTATTTCTCTCATGGCACATGGGTGGTTACCATCCATGGGAAGATGGAAATTCCCTATATGGGGAAGATGATGCCGGTCGATTTTTCATACCAATATGGAAATCGGGATAAGAAGGAACATGACCCTGAGCTTCTGAAGAAACTTGCTGTCATTACAGACAAGGCAAGATCAAACTTCAGAAAAGTGGTAAAGGGTTGGATGAAGACTCCTTCTTGTACCGCTAAGCTGAAAGAGCTGATTCGTGAGTATGAGGATTACTATGAAGATGCGAATCTTAAGTATCCTCAGACTTCGGAAGATTTCCAGAGGATTCACACACCTACAAAGTTGGAATTGTATCCCAATGGTACTCTCCTTCTGTATGTCAAGAATCCTGTTTATGAGAATAATGCGGAAGCTATCGTAATGCTGGCTCCGAAAGTGGATAGCTATGATTCGGAAGATACGTATCCGGCTAAAGTAGCTTGGTCAGATTCTGTACCTACCATTCAAGAAGTCGAAGCCAATTACGAGAAGAATAAAGGTTTCGTCAAATTCTCGAATCAATAAAAGATTTATAATACCCTACCTAGGACTAATAAATAGCTCTAGGTAGGGTATTTGCCCTCAAAAACAGGCCTTTAACGAGAGGTGATGAATATCATGCCCCATTATGATAACCCAAATATTCATTTCAGGATGCCATGCTATGGTATGACTGGATATCTGGAGAATTTCTATGATGCCGATTCCACTGGTGCAGCTCCTGTGTTTGCTCTTACAGACTCTCAGGAACCGAATGAGCTCTGTCTCTTCATTCAGACTCCGGATTGCTATCGGGAGTGTATGAAGTATGCCACCATTGCATACTATCAGAGGGTGAATATCTTTGCGAATCAGATCAACATTCGTACGATATCCACACTTTTTAATCTGGTGAGAGATCTGACAGATCGAAATATTGACACCTATGTCTATTATCCTGAGAGATTCAATAAGAATCAGATTCCGGATGACTACGTCAGAAATCGATTCAAGAAGATGTCTAACTGGATTTCCCAGTCCTATAGTGATCTTTCTGTAGAATATCGTATCAGTGATCCTGTGGATAAAGAAGCCTATGAGAAAGGTGAAATTCCTAAGGAAGAACTCTATTACGATATCGTCATTAAGATGCCTAAGGAGATCGTCTATCTTCCTGCATTGGTCACGTATGACAAACTGAGTGTCTGGTGTAAAGATGGAAGAAAAGTTCTTCTTCCCTATTGCACTAGATTCTATGATCACTCTCTGACCTTTAGTGATCTCACTATGAATCACTATTGGCTTCCTAAGTATTCCAAGTATGTCCAGATTCGTTCTTTCCCGACATGGACAACCTATGTGACTGCTAAGAATACAGATCCCAATTTCAATCCAGCACCTTTGTATCCAAATGCAATTATTCGGAGATTCCAATAAGAAGGAGAGATCTCTTTTCTATGATTTTGGTTAAAGATTCTGATATTGCCAAAAAGTATAGAGATCGTCGTACTGTTAATATCACCATCGAAGAACTTCCCAAGAGACCTACTTATGTCTTTCGGACTGAGAAGGATATGGTCAAGTTTGTCAAGAAGATTGAGATGATTGTAAGACACTCTCAGGAGTATAAAGACTATATCTCCTGGTTGAAGAAGAATATGGATTTCAATAAGTGTGCCATTCTGAGAGGACTCAAGAATGGTGAAGGTAAGAAATATACCATTGAGATCCATCACGAACCTTTCAATCTCTTCCAGATCGTCCAGACAGTCTTGGCCAAGTACCAGATTCTTGAGAAAGATCTGAATCCCTATGAGCTTGCCAATGAAGTGATGGAACTTCATTATGCTGGTAAGGTAGGTCTGATTCCTCTGAGTGCTACTCAGCATAAACTGGTCCATGATGGAAGAATCTTTATTCCTCTTCAGCAGATCTATCAGGATTATACCGGATTTGTGGAAGAGTATGAAGATTACATTCCGGATAAAGTCCAGGAGCTGATTCAGTATAAGGTAGACATGAGTATGAAGTGTGGACAATTCCAGTCAAATGTATTGACTCCGGAGTTTGTCTATCTCAATGTCGATGGATTTGAGTTCCCGAGTGTACCGGAAGAATGGGGAGTCAGAAAGAAAGTTTTGGAAGAAGCTATTGAGAATCCTAAGGAACTTCCTGAGGGATCTCCGACTTCTTTCAAGATCGGTGATGACATCTCTATCTAAAATGACAATATAAATCCCATATGGATTCTTAGATAAAGAAATCCATATGGGATTTAATGTAACTTATTCAGCGTCAGAAGGCTGCTGAATAGGAGTCTCCTCGGCAGAAGAAGTGTCAGATTCCTCAGACTCTTCCTTATCCTTGGCTTCCTCTTCCAGCTTCTGATGAGCCTCTTCCAGCTTGTCCAGCTTTTCCTGCAGAGCAGCTTTCTCCGCAGCAACGATTTCATCAATTGCAGCCTGGACTTCATCACGCCACATGGCGGGGACAGAGGCGATGGTCATAGACTTCGTATAGTAAATCGCGTTCACATAGAAGCTCTTGATTCCTGAAGGGCAATTCATAGCTTAGCACTCCTTTCCTCAGACAGTACCATCGGCTTCGGGTTCGGTAGTCGGAGGAGTACCCTCTTCCGAACCGGTTCCAGCAACCGGGTTTTCCGTAGGAACCATGGTAGCCATCATCATGGCGATCATGTTGGTCAGCTCCGAAACGGTGGATTCCAGAACGCCAATACGAGTCTCGGTAGTGGGAATGTTGTCATACTTATGACGCTCTGCATACTCCTCGGGAGTGTACAGTTTGTAGCGCTGAATGTCCTCATACTCATCCCAAGCTTCCTTGGCTTCGACTGCAGGGACATCCACAACCTTCTTGACATCGCGTCCACCATTGGGGTATTCACGCTCAGTCTCATAGTGGTAGACTTCCTTGACAGCCTCAACTGCTTCGTGATGAGCAATGAAAATTCGATCGTTGGTAAGGTAACCAAGGTCCAGATCAGGGTTCTGGACTTCGTTACCATTCACGTCGAGAATTCTCATATCGTTCTCTCCTTTACTGTAGGATATAGCTTTATAGTGATTTTATAAATGAGGAGACCTTACCATTCTCATTCTCTCTATAGAGTATATAGAGATTCTGATCGTGATAAGGCAAGGGTCTGCTTACATTAAGGTTTCTACGATGGAATTATTATTTCTTAAGCTCCATTTACACAAAATGGTAAGTGCCTAAATCAACGTGAATGGAGGATGCCGCAAAATGGCAGAATATCAGATTGATAATGAAAATCTGGAATTGTCTGAAATTCTGGATACCTTTGATACTGAAGAAATTGCTCTGATTGTAGATTCTCAGATCCTGGATCCGAGATTCGATATGGTCGGTGACGCAAGTGTCGACCAATTCTCTCCGTTGAAAACCAGATATGAGGGCATCATTGAAGAAAATGAGGATCCTGATGTATTGCTCGAAGTGCAGGATCGCTTTCTTTCCATCTGTGGTATCTTCCTGGATGCCATCGAAACAAAATTTGCGATCAAAGTTTCCGATGAGTGGAAAGAGACTCATCGGAATGATATTCCTGATATTACAGAAGCCCTCTACAATACATTCGTATTGAATTTTATTACCCATATGGAGGATGTCTTATTCCGATTCATCATCAAGAATAAGATGGAGATCTTCCAGGTGTTTGAAGATGACCGCAATAAGAGAGATGCTTCTACGATCTCCAAAAAGAAAAACTTCAATATCGAAGATGCGGTGATTCTCGCCGATATCTATGATATTTGCGCATGGATTCTGGATAATATGACCGTGGATAAATGGTTTGAATATTCAGATCTGGAAGAAGTGGATATGGCACTGATCCATTCAATGTATGAATCTGCAGATCTTATGGATTCCGAAGAGGGTGAACCTCCGGTAGCCGTAACCTTTGTGGATCAAATTACTACGATTTTCAAGAAGGATACATCCGTGAAGGGTGTACTTTGCTTTAACTTGTCAAATCGCCTGATGAAGGAATTTACTGTCCCTGGATCTGAGAATAACGGCAAGAAAGATCTGATGGAGACGACTCAGAATCCGTCTGACTTTGTTGTTATTGGCGAGGATGACGAAGGTTAAAGATTCTATTATCTATGGAGGAAAATCAATATGACAGACACTACGAATACTCCGATGAATGTTCCCACTGAAGGAACTCCGGTAGCAGATCTTCTCGTAAACTCTGCTATTGGTACAGTGGAGGATATTCCTATCATTCCTGTAAAGGTTGATGCTAAGGAAGAAAAAGTTTCTCAGGAGACTGTTGATACAGAAGAAGAATCTGTAGATAAAGTGGAGGATACTCCGACTGACTCTACGGATGAGGAAGAGGATGATGATACTCCTCTGATTGATGTCAGCAAACTCCATGAGATGAATTATGTTGAGCTGACACAGCTTCAGAAGGATCTGAATAAGAATCGCACCGATATGGTGAATACTCTGGAAGCTGTCAAGCATATCAAGACCATCTATTCTTCTGCTGAGGAAATGAAAGATGCTCTGAAGAATGCGATTGAAGCAGATGAGCAGATGAAAGACTCGGAAGAAGATATGATGAAATATCTGGAAGACTCCGAAAAGTATGAGGCAGAATTCCAGAAGAATCTGAAGAAGTTTGATCTGGTGATCTCTCTGGTGGAGAATGAGATTGAAGAGCGCTATGGCAATGTCAAGAAGACGATGAGATTCTGGGATGAACAGACCATCGAATATCTTGAGAAAGTCAAGAAGGAAGCAATTCATTCTCTGGGGAAACCCAACATCACCGGAAGAGAGATCCAGGCCTATCGAGATCAGATCCATAATACCGATGTGAAATTGGCTATTATGGAAGATCGATTCGAGATGAAGTTCTGGAAAGAGAGAGCAACCTTGACTGCTCACATCAAGAGAATCGAAAAGGATGTCCGTAAGGATTTCCTCAAATCTCTTGCTGATGTCTTGGTTGGTCTTCATAGAATCAATTTGGGTGTTACCAAAGAAAGCTTTGTGTCTTTCTATTCCTATCTCTTCTCTCTTGTCCCTGTGGATGAGAAAGATCAGAATGGAGTTGCTATTGGAAGACTGACTGCTTTGGTCTTTATGGCTTCCATGGTGAAAGTTGGTAAGAATCCGGATACGATTCTGTATTCCACCAGACTTCTGAATATGGTCTTTGGTATCATGGGTGAGACCTATGACTATACCGAAGAAGGAAAAGATAAAGAGACCATGATCCGTACCTTGACTGAGATTCTGGGTCTGTATAAAGACTCCATCTCTTCTACTACCAAGAAGATGTATGAGCGGTACATGTACCAGATGCAGAAGGATTCTAAAAAGAAGAAATAAGTGTATATTATTCTAGTAAGCATTAGGAGATATAGTGCTTAGATTCTTCGAATACACTAAGGAGGTACGATTATGGAAGAATTCAAGATCGGTAAATCGATTACCGTCTCTCCGAATCAGAAATTCAACGAGCTTAACGAAGACCCTGAGACTGGTTGTAAGATCGTGACGATGCCTGGTATGGTTCTCTATACCATCAATGGTGTCTATCCGATCCGTCAGTATCAGCACACTGTCGCTTTGTGCCGTGTGAAGATGATCCGAATCAAGGCCAACTCCAAAGGTGAGGTCTATACCGCTGTCTACTTTGACTATATCGAGACCAAGAACTCTCTCATTGATGCATGGGATCAGGTCTTCAGTCTGGATGGTACCAACAGCTCTGGCATCGACAAGTATGAGGACTCGAAAGAAGCCTTCATTCCTGGTGCTGGTCCTGCCCCCAATTACAATCCTGGTAAGGACTCGATGTACCGTCGCAGTGTTGAGAGCGATGAGGTCAAGAACCGCCGGAGGTCGGACCGTGAGAGTGGGTTTCGTTCCAGGTCTGATGAGACGGAGCAGGTAAACACTTCCGCGTTCAGTGAGGACTTCTGGAAGAATATGTTCCGCTAAGGGAATACATGGGTATATACGAGAATCTCGAAAGGATCTCTCGTATATACCCATTATTTTTTGTAAAAATTTAAGAGGCTTTTAACCAGATACGAGCATGAAGCCTAACTCGTATCTGGTTAAAATTCCCGGAGAAAATTTTACACTCTTTAGGAGAAAACATCTCGATTTGTTACTGCACAAATCACAGACACCTGCAAGAATAATGCCAAAAACCTTGCATTAATAGTATTATTGTGATATGCGTAAAAATAAAAGATATACCGCTATAGATCTATCCCAGAAACATTTTGGTAAGAATCGAGGTGAGAAACACTTGGCAAATGAGTTTATTGTATCCGGAGATAACATTGTGGTGAATGTTCCCTATGCGGAAGCCTATATCCCTGTGGAGTTATTCAAGAATGTGGAGAAGGAATCTCAATTGAATTCTGCAGTTGCCTTTATGGACGGCAGTGCTGTCACAACTGTGGGTATCTTCAATATGAGGTTATTCCCCACTGATGATCCCTCTATCAGAGAGAAGGTACCCATTCGGACCTTTAACTATCCATCTCCGATTACGACCTATCCGGATGATGTTGTAAAGATGAAATTAACCTTAGGGGATATTGAAGAGCAGGAATACAGCGTGCTTCAATATACCCGTGGTTCCATTATGATGCCAGTCAACAATCCCAAAGATTCCGGAAACTGTGAGAAATTCCTCAATATGATGATGAGAGGGAAGATTCCAAATACCATCCCCTACTCCCATATCCTTGAAATTTGGAATAAGAACTTTCAGATCAATGGAATCGCTCCCGGTGTTCCTTCGGTCATCCTTCAGGCTATCATTGCAGAGCAAGCCAGATGCAAAGATGATCCTACGATCCCCTTTAGGAAACAGATCGGAGTTGGCAAAGCAGGTGAAAATGACTATGTCTTTGCCAATGTACGAACTGTGGCATCTTACACATCCGTCTTCAATGCATTGACCTTTGAAGATATGAGCCAAATGTTGACCACTTCTATCAATATGACAAGAAGTGGCACGACACAAAACAAATCACCTGTGGAAAAGGTCCTCTCTATGTAATCCGTAGAAGCCTCCACCGGCCCTTTCCGATAACAAGTTTTTAATATCGGGTAACACAAACGTCCTTATCAGGCGTTTACTATTGTACCGACTTTCCAGAATGGAGGTTAATACTATGGCATATTATGCTTTTCCTCATACCGAGGTAAACATCTATGACCAGAGTCAAATCACCGTTCAGCGCGCCAGTGTTTCAGATGGTACCAGGATGCTCTTCATCTTTCAGTCTCCCCGAGGCGAGGATGGAAAGCTGACTGCCGTCAAGACTGTCGATGAATTGGTGTCCAAATTCGGCATGGGTGATATCAAGAGCTACGGTCAGCCTCTCATGAACTGCCGTCGGGCTCTGTCTACCGGTGTTGTGACTGCGAATTGCTTGCGCATTGCCGCTCCCGATGCGACTCGTGCAAACATGTATGTTTACGCAGCTTACAAGATGGTGGATGTGGAAGGCACTCAGGTTCTGAGTGTTCGTTTTTACACCGCCAGTGAGCTGAAGGTTTTGGATGGTGAAGACCCCAGCATTGTGACCAAGAAGGGTATGATTGATATCAAAACCCTTGGTCAGAAGGCTGAGGAACTTCGTCCTGAACCCCCGGAAGGATATACCATGGTTTACCTGATGGCCATTGCGTCCAAGGGACGTGGTGCCTATGGTAACAATCTGGGTATTCGTATCTCTAACAACTCTCGGGCTGATAGAGAGAACGACTACAAGAACTATTACATCCAGGTCTACGAGAGTGATACTCTGATCGAAGAGATCCCGGTCAGCTTCTATGACAACGCTTTGACAGACACCGCTACTCTGTTTGCCGACAGCGTTGTGAATGATCCTGATACTGGTTCTGACAACATTCAGATCGTCACCAATCCCGAAGGTTTCGAGGAAATCGCCAATGCTTATAACACCAACGTGTTTTCTAAGCTGACGAATCCTGAACTGGAAAAGTATGCGGCTTCGATTGGCATGTCCAATCTGAAGGATAATTCGGATGATCCGTGGAATGTGCTGAAGAGCTACATGAAGCTGGATGCTTCGAATTTCGACTACTTCCTGGGCATCAACAAGAATCTGCAGACCAAGGTGACGGTGGCGAATCGCTCTGCGATCTATCGTTATCAGGTTGAGCCTTCTGGTTCTGCCGAGAACGTGGTTGCTCTGACCGATCTGACTGGTGTCGACATGCAGGGTGGCACCGATGGTATGTTTGAGGTTAAGGCGGATGGCAGCAATGCCAGCGATGTGACTCAGGCCATCAACAATGCCTACATGTATGCTTTCGATCCTGATGAGATTCCTCTGGAGACCAAGGAAGAGTATACGAGTAAGGGTTTTGTCGCTTCTGTCGATAAGACCATCTACTCCAAGACTCGTCATCCTCTGGATCTGATCCTGGATGCCAACTATGACTACACGATCAAGAATGCCATCGCTTCTCTGTGCACTCGTCGCGGAGACTGCCTGGCTGGTTTTGACCTCTGCACTGGTATGCAGACTTCTGAGGATATCCTCACTCGTCTGACCTATATCGATGCGGCCACTGCCAACCGGAACTGCTTCGTCGATGGCTATGAGATGAAGATCCGTGATCCCATCTCTCGCAAGATCGTTTCTGTTACTTCTACCTACTGGCTGGCTGGTGCTTATCCCACCAACTTCGACCAGAACAATGGCAAGCACATTCCTCTGGCTGGTGGTTCCTATGGTACCATCGAGATGGATGAGCTGGTTTCCAACTCGATCTTCCCCATCCATGATGAGGCGATCGATTCGGCGATTATGGATCAGCTTGCCACTTATCGTGTCAACTATGCGCAGATCAATCCCAAGAGCGTCATGATCCGTGCGATGCAGTCGACTCGTCAGGATATTCTGAGTGCTCTGTCTGAGTGCAACAACATGTTTATCCTCATGGATATCAAGCGTGATTGTGAGACTCTGTGCGGAAACTACTCTTACAACTTCCTGGAGACCACCGACCTGTCTCGTTTCAATCGTGATGCTGAGCAGCTTCTGACCAAGTACGCTCAGGCTCAGGTTCGTAGCATTACCGCTACTTTCTCCAGCACTGATGCGGAACAGGAGCAGGGTATTCTGCATCTGACGATTGAGCTGAGTCACAAGCGTCTGATCAAGACCGCTATCGTGGACATCTACGTCAATAAATAATGGAAGGGAGGATATAAGCAATGGCTGATGCACGTTATACAAACCATCCTATCCAGAGTGGCGTAGACAGCGATATGAGTCGGTATATGGTAACGAACGATGGAGACTACTCCAAGTTCAGCTACTTCCTTACCGGCGTTGACGTTACTTCGCAGAACCTGGATCAGATGAATCCTTTCATCCGTGGTTATGCGCGTCTCTTCATGTACAAAAAGCCTTACTTCATGGAGAAGGCTTTCCCTGATCTGACCAACCGGTTCAAATCCTATATCGAGACTGGTTTCCGTTCTGTCAACGGTATCGGCGATATCCAGGTTGACTTCACCACGTTTGAGGGTGGTTACACTGGACAGAAGTTCGAGACTGTGCAGATCGCTACTGACCAGACCGATACAGTGACCATTGGTCTGTACGAGATGAGTGGTTCCCCCTGCACCGAGTTCCTGACTACCTGGATTACTGGTGTGCGCGATCCTCGTACTGGTATCGCCCATTACCATGGCAATGTCATGGGTCCCATGGATGATGCCACCGAGAAGATCCAGTATGGTGAAAAGAACCACACTGCCGAATTCATTTACTTTGTGACGGATCCGACTGGCAAGTTTATCGAGTATGCTTGCCTGCTGGCTCACTGCTTCCCTGAGAAGGTTGACCGTGACCAGTACAACTATGATACGAACAGCCATGATGCGACTGAGATCGAGGTCGTGCTGCATTGCACCAAGTATGAGTCCCGCTACATCAATGATATCGCCGCCTACTATCTGGCGATCGATACTCTGAAGTGGAGCTATCTGGACTTCGACCCGAACATCACTCAGGAGCAGATTGCTGCGAGCGATACCACTTTCGCTGCGCAGGGCTAATCCAAATAAAAAATATAGGGTATACCCAATTAGGTTTGGGTATACCCTATTTAATTTATTCGCTTTCGTAATATTCTTCAAGAGAATGTTTTTTAATGATCTCATCGATAATTGCGGACTTTGCTGATTCCCGAATCGACTCGGGGAGATTCTTTGTAGATTCTATCGCATAATTATTAATAGCATCTTTCATATTATAAATTCCCGAATATGTAGAAAGTGTTTTTAAATGCCCCACTGGTACTCGACCAATACTCGGAAGCATCTTCAATGTCATCTTCCATCCTTCATCATCTGATGTCCATAGAATTGAATTTCCATTTTTTAAAATGATGATAAAATCATAACTTGCTCCAGCATAATCATGAACGGACTTGACCAATTCAAAGAATTCGTCAATTGGTATTTCTATAGGGCTCTCTGTATATACGATGATATAATCAATATCTTCTTTTTTCAAGTGCTTTAATCTATCATAAAGATTGATCGGTAAATCGCCCGCATAATTAGTATTTTTATACGTGTAATCTTCCATAAATTTCATTCCCCTTACATAATAATCACATTCACATCTTAATACAAGGTAAGCAAATTAATAGATTTCAGTTGCTTAACGGATCTCTGTGTAGATAAGGTCATAACGTAATAGCTTATTCCCTCATTATAAATAGCAAATCTTATTTCAAACCTGAGATCCAAGTATATTTTGATTGCTGTGAAATTTTCTCTATCTACCAGTAAGAATAAATTTGTACCTTTCGGGAATCTTTTACGAATATCCATAAGCATAATACGCAGTATAGCTGGAGCATATCCTCTCCCTCTATACTGCTCTTCCGTTATCACATCGACAATCTGTATCCAATCAAAGTCCTTTTTCCTGTAAATGATATAAGATGCTCCTGACAGAAATAATCTATCTTTATTCGTATCATCATAGTCATAGAGCCTATAACAAATTCCATTGTAATTTGGATCAGTTATTTTGGATCGCACTAGCCTTTCAATCATATTGATATCACCTAATTATTTTTAGATAGTAATAAAATGAATTTTATTCATGGAATTCCCATACACGATTCCATACAAATGACAAGTTTTACGAACCTTCATGGAATTATCATCAAAAGATTCTTCGATTCGAATTTCTTGCAAAGGATGATATCCTTCTGGATTATCGTCATCAATTCCATTTACAAGAGAGGCAGGATTATCATTTTGAATAATGTATGATTCGCATCCCTTTAAGTGATACATCAATAGAAAGTCTTGCGCTTCTTTAGTTCTCGGCGACAAGCCAAATGTAAGTCTTTTGATGTATTCATTTTCGGAATCAACGACTTTATCTAGATAAAGAAAGATTGGTACTATGATATCTTTATCCTCTTTTTCTAGATGAAAATCAACGAATCCGATTGGCCTCCAGGTTTTTATTTTCAAATCGAGCTCCACTTCAATCTCATGAAAAATCCTTTGAATTACATCGTTTTTCAAAAGATGAAGATGACCGACTTTTCCAGAAACTAAGTTAGGCATTTTAGTTTACCTCCTATAGTCATTTACGAATTCTTTCTCTTCCAAAACAGAATTAGAAGCCCCGCTCTTCAAAGTCCAGGGCTTCTTCATCTATGTCGCATTCTTCCATGATCTCAGAAATGATCTTGTCTTTGGTTTCCTCGAATCGATCATCATCAGAATGGATGCCGAGCTCATCGAGTTTATATGCTGCCATATCCTCCAGTGTTTCTTCGATATATTTCTTTCCCTTCCAATTAATCATGGTTTTGAGATGAGCCTGCTTAGAAGGCTTTCTGATGGGAGGGATGTAATCAAATTGCACAAAATCAGCATCAAACCCAGGGACGGAATTAATCCGAGATCCATCCTTGAATACGATAGAGAATTGTGTGGAGAAATACGGATAATCAAAGGCGTTTTCTATGGCTGAGAAGAATTCATTGGGATCAATGAGATACTCCCTTTCAGGATCGGGTGTATCATAATCATCTCCAGGTGCCATCACAACGATGAAGTCAATATCCTCCTCAGTAAGTTTCCACCAATACATCAGATTGTATATTCTTACAGAGTAATCTCCATCACGTCCTTTTTTAAGCTCATGGATAACGGCTTGGTATTCAGCATCGTTATAGATCTTCATAGTGAATTTCCTTTCTGGTTTTAGAGTTTCCTTCTCTTTCTATATGAATAATATATAGAATTTCCATTTTCATTTTTCGATGGAATAAAAATAGCCTATATAGACGCATCTCAAAGATTGTCTATATAGGCTATAAAGTTTTATCACATAAGAAGAGTAGAAGGATCCACAGTATCGAGTTTGACTCGAATCTCATGGAATTTCTTCATCTGTTTATTCATGAGGTTATTGGATACCTTACCAGCAGTCAGGCCGACATTCTTGATATCCAGTTTGTCGAATCTGGTACCAGCACAGGTTCTGCAAAGTTGCTGACCAATACACCCCATGGGAGATCTAAAGTGAACTGTCTTCCCAATATACTTAGAAGCATTATCAGGAGTCAGACAAACTTTCTTTTCTCCTTCCATCATATACTGATACATGAAGGAATTAATATTGTCTTTGGTAAGATGAATCTTGAGTGTATACTTAGATCCACAGTCTTCTACATCAGAGAGAATGATGGACTGATACACTGCATAGAATTCTTTGGTCATATAACCACCGACAGCAGTACCAACCGCTTTCGGATAGGAAGCACCAACGACCATGTTACCAGCTTTGGGAATATCCTCTTTACGAAGTCCTTCGATCATATCAGACTTCATAAAGTCGTATCCACCAGTGGCACAATTTTTGACAGGACCAACGATGACCGTATTGATCTTGTAGTCATTGTCAAAGTTACCACGAGATCCAGAGTCATACAGAGACATAGAAGGATCTTTACCGATCGCATTCTTTGCAGTATTGATCAGTTTATCCTCAATGTCTGTATAATCTTTCAAAGTTGGATTCTCTTTTTCATCCAATTCATCCAAGAGCTTTTGCTTCTCTTTCTGGACGATGGGATTAGGTTTCAACACGGCCTGGTCAAAAGAAGGACTCAGACAGGTAACCAGTTTCAATCCATAGAATTCAAACTTCTTCAGATACTGAACCAGATTCTCTGTAGAGAGTTTTCCTTCCATGATAGAAGCAGAGATATATCCAGCCAATTCATCCCAGGATTTCTTGGTGAATACTTTGTTATAGTATCCACCAGGGATAATATCGGAGATGGTATTTTCAATAATGAGCTTATTGAAAAGAAATCTACCGACAGAAGTCTGGATATCTTCTGTATTGATATACTCACCCTTCTTCAGAGTGAAGAGAGCTCTGAGATCAAACTCTGGATTCTTGGTCACAAAGGTAATCTTACCATTGACGATCTTTCTCACAGAAGACTTTGTAAAGGTCTTGGTAATGAAAGATACACTCATATCTTTCTGCTGCATAGATAGGAGTTTCTTCTTTTGGTCCTCCGACAGCATTGTAGGCATTTGAATATCACATCCTTTGCTGAATGGATAAGAATCATCAATTTTATGGTAAGTGTTTTCGGTATACCCTCTTCAGAGCATACAAAAATACAAAAAAGAATGGGATACTAACTTGGTAATAGTAAGTCCCATCTTTTTCTTCTTAGGTGTTTTCCTCGAGCTCTTTCTGCTTCAGATAGTCAATCTGCTTCTGAAGGTCAATTGCCTTTTCGATCGCTTCACTGTAGGATTTAGCATAATCCATCAGGAAGTGATCATTGTTTTTCATCACGGCCATGACCGCGAATTTTGTTCCGAAGTAAGAGAGCCCACTGTTTTCGGCAGTGATTCTCTCGATATCTTTAAGATCGAGCCAGACTCCATTATAACTAATCATAGTTTATTTACTCCTTTAATCCGTATTTGATAAAAGACTTCGTGAGAGATTCTCCGGGATACATCTTAGAGAATCTCTCACGATATCTGGGTATGTCTTGATCCGGATGAAGACGGATCTTTGACAGACTGATGAGATTGATCATTTTCTTATCCAGAAGACTCATAGGGTCATCCGGAAAGAGAGTCAACCTCTCAAGTGCTATATCAGTCAATTCCTCTGTGATGTCTCTTGGTTCCTCTCTGAGATCTTTTACCCAGAGAGCTACGCAATAGGCATAGTTGGAATTGGATGATTTCGATGATAAGAACTTATCCCCGATAATCTCTTCATCTGAAGATTTCGAGAATTCGTTTAACACATGGCTCAACGCTTCACAGCAATCTCTTACTGTAATACATTTAGAGATATGTGACTTTAACAAACTTCCATACGACATATCTTTTACTCCTTTCTACCTAAATAATATATAGAAATTTTATCCCGCATATTCGATTGAGAAAAACAGCCCCTTAAAGTAACGCTATATAAGGAGGGAACACGACAATGCCTATCTATAAGGATTCAAAGTCGCCGATTGATGGTATTCCTTCTTATTTCTTTAATAATACTTACGATGTCAATACCGTAAGGAAGAATATAAATAAATACTATCATCAGCTTTACTTCTCATGCCTTAGAGCGCAGAGAATTGCGTGTAAACTCGGATTCATCTCTGGATCTATGAAGGATTTCAAGATCGATCATGATCTGAATAGCACCTGTGGCTTTCCAGCTACTACCTATTCAACTTCGATTCAGAATACCTTCTTGAATTACTTCTATGAGAGACCTGTGCTGCTGGAACCGGTTCTTGTGAATCGAATGACTCCCATTACGGAAACCTTTAAGGATTCTGAGAGATACCATGCTGGTCTTCTTTTCTTTATTGGAGATCAGCTCTTCTCTAAGATGTATCTCATTCCTTGTAAGGAGTATACCTTCTTGGTGATCTTCCCCAATGATAATGGTCTTCCGGAAGCTACGATCAAAGAGATGGTCATGAATAATGTGGACTGGAAGATCTATGTCCAGAAACCCAGCAATTTTTATGTCCATAATGCAGCGAAACCTTCCACTTGCTTCAATGTATCTGAGGGTGGTATTCCTCTGAGTATCTTCACAGGTTCCGATCTGGATGGATGCAATAAGACATTGAATGACAATGCCTATTTTGCATTCATCAGTGATCCGGAAGCTGTGAATAGAAATCTCATGAAGATGACTCTGACTCATAAGATCACTGGTACAGATGGAGGTCAATACTTCCAGTTGGAGAAGCCTTATATCTCCTCTCTGGTGTCTGGTTCTAGAGCCATTGATATCTATATCGTCGGTACACGAGATATGGACTTCAGAGGATCTCTGGGTCAGACAAGATACTTCCAGATTCCTTTGGAGAATGGAAAGAATCCTGTCCCGGTAGATAATCTCAGATATTATGCATACAATGCAAATACTGGGGTTATGTCTCCGAGACCGGATATCATTACCACTCTCTACTATCCCAATGTATATTCTATTGAGAATGCTGGAGATGACAATCTCGTTGTGGATGCCTATTATTCCAATGAGGTGTCTACTACCTTCATCAATCCCATTGAGAATTACATGAAGTATCTGGAAGAGGATGGAGCAGATTATGCTCTCCAGTGTATTAATGATACTTTGGAGGAACCTATCAAGGATTACATGCCCGAAAAGATTCGTTACTGCATCAAGGATTATCTCCAGTATGCAGAAGCAATGGGTAGTGATGCTAGATGGGAACCCAATGTACCTGATCGATACTCTTTGGATAGATTGGTGAATATTCTGAAAGATGATGTCAATCGTTACACTGGTTTCTTCAAAGATATTGTCTTGGATACAAACCATGATGTATTCGACTTTGATGTCAGCCTTGCTGAGTATCCCGATATCTATAACAATACGGTCATAGAGAATCATTCTCCGATTGATACTCTGAAAGTGACCTTCGAGGAACCCATGATGTGGTTTCGTTTCTATGAGAAGAGTGAAGAGAAATTCCCTATGGAGATCTTTGTGGATGGTAAGATCATTGGCAAATTGACTACCTTCAAGTATGGTCATGATGTCTATGCTTACATCCCGAAATCTCTTGTGAACGCCAATAGTATTCTGCATTTCTGTATCATGACACAAAATGCAGAGACGAGATTCTCCATCAAGAATCCCATCAACTTCACTCAGCTCTATCAAGAGATTACATTCCCTGCAAACTTCAAGCATTTCTCTGATAGGAATCTGCTCTATTATGATGCAGATACCATGGTGAGATATCCCAACTCTTATTTCAGACTGAAGGCATATTTTGGTTTGGAATCTGCTTTCCTTCAGACAAAATCCAAAGAGTATGTATTGACAAATGCGGATGAGTTCATTCTCACTGGCAATGTCATTGCTAATTCTCTTTCTAGTGGTCTCACTTACAAAGAGATCGGCACTCGAGTGGCAGAATTCTATTTCAATATGACAGATTCTACCATCTATCAGAATGCCGTTACAACCAATGAGGATATTGTCAATGATCCGAAGCAGGTAAGAACCTTTGCAGAGCCTATGATCTACTTCTCAGTAGAGGCTCCGGATACAGGATATCTCTATCCCATCAGAGTGAAGATTGATGATGATTATACCGATCAGGTATTCCGGTATACTGTCATCAATGAAGAGGGGTTGACTCTCCAGTATATCTTTATTCCTCAGAGTCTTGTCAGTGCTACTTCGGATATTACCGTAGATCTGATGATTGCTCCTACCGAGGAAGTCTTGAAGAGTCAGCTCAGCTATGAGATAATTCCTCAGATTCGTATTCAGGTTACCAATGAGGAAGCCGTTGGTAAGAATATCATTATCAAGAGTATCGATGAATACCATTCTGCTATTTGGGATACTCAGAATGATGATGCCAATGCTGCTTACTGGATTATCGAACCCACTGGTACGATTACTACCAATATTGATCCGGATGATGAAAGTGTCTATGTCGAGGATACATATGCGGAAGGAAGACCTCCTGAGCAGTATAGTGATAATACTACGACAAGGACATATTCTACCTCTGGTCGTATTCGGAGAGTAAGCCCCAGAGTGGGAGATGAAGATACTCATACCTATAGCAACCAATTCACCTGGTCAGAATTTGATCTTGAGCCTAGTAAGGATCGGATTCGAATCTGGCATTGCAATAAGGATACTGGTCTTGGTACACTCATTGATCCAAGTGCCTATATGGTTCAATCGAATCCTAGAGTGATTGATTCTCTTATCATTACCAGTAACTTTGATATGGATAATGGAGACTATTATCTGGTCGAATATCTTCCCTGGAGATATACCAAGGTCAAAGATATCAATCGGAATAATCCTCAGGATCCCACTGCGTCTGATACTCTCGTGGATCTGTCTGAATTGGATAGACCTGTGGATAGTACCTATGAATACTTCTTGGATGGAGTAAGACTGGACCATAATATGGCAAGATTCGTATCTCCTACCAAATTCCTATTCATCAATGAGAATACCTCTCATTTTACCATCTATGAGAGAAGCCATGATGTCGATGTCTATGGTAACATCAATATGAAAGATAAATCTCTCGAAGATCAATTGATGGATGTAGACAGTGACTTCTTAGAGTATATGAAGACAAAAGCTCTTCAGAACTAAAAAGAAATAAAAATCCCTATATGGAGTCTTGATATAACCGAAGATTCCATATAGGGATTTAAATTAGTTTATGATAGTGAAGAGATTAGACATACTTGGACTTGTAATAGCCACGAGAGACCAGATCAAGATCTTCGCATTTCTTCATGATCAGGTAAGCATCACCAGAGCTAACAGGCCCAATGGTCAGAGTTCCATTGGATTCCTTATACAGACCCTGAGAAACCAACTGCAGAGAAACACAGAGATTCTTGATGGTGGTGACATCTACACCAGTGATGGGCCCAATGGCGATGAGCTGCATATTGGTAGCAATATTCTTATCACCATCATCTTCATTGGGTTTCCCCCAACCATTCAGACCAGCATTCTTGATGATGGTCGGATAGTCTTTGTAGACATGGTTGCAGTCCAGAGACTTGCCATAGCCAGGAATATTCAGAGCGTTCTTGGAGCTATACTGCCAAATTCCATAAGGAAGCGGACAGGTGCAAGAAGAACCATACTGAGCACACCAGGCATCATAGGACTTCAGCTCATTGTAATTCAGGTAGTTCTGAATGAAATCCTTGGAAGCATAGAGAATTCCATAGTATCCAGCAGCTTCTACCTTATTGAGGAAAGCTTTGACCATCTGAGTACGAGTGGAATCAGACAGAGCCAGAATACCAGGTTCATACTCGATGTCATACGCCAGAGGCATATCGGGTTTCTTCCCTCTCATGACAGACAGGAAGGCATTGGCCTCTTGCTGAGCTTGAGTAGTGCTGGTAGCATAGCTGTACCAATAGGCACCCCAATGAATTCCTCTCTTTTCACATTCTCTGACGTTCCTCTCAAACTGAGGATCTTTCTGGCTAGAGTAACGACCATAGCCAGCCCGAATCATGACATGAGAAATGCCAGAATTCTTGACATTATCCCAATTCACAGTACCCTGATGCTTCGAGACATCGATCGCATCATAGAGAATATTTTCCATTGCGATTTACACTCCTTCCTAGTGCAAAGGGTTAAAGGGCACTTACTAAATAGTCACAGAATTGGAAGGAGAAACTAAAATAAAATGTGAAAAGATACAAAGATCGTAAAGCGAATAGAGAATGTCCATGTTAAAATCCCTATTGACCGTTATTTTCACAACAGGAAGGAAAAAGACAGATATAGGAATTTCAACAAAAAAGAATGGATGTCTTTGGGATGCCCATTCTGTCAGTAAGCGTTACTGTGGAATGATGAGTAATGTTCGATCGATTCCTAAGGAATCATAAGTAAGTTGCCTAAATTCGGGATATCGTAAATGAAATTCCCAGAAGGCTTTCTCATTCAGGATTCCTCTAAGTTGATATTCTTTTGAGCTCAGTTCTCTTGGGTTGAGGTGTGAGCTATTATCCAAGATATTGAAGTATCTACTTAGATTTCTGCCTTCCTGAGTCTTACTAGATTCAGAAGAACGAACGAAATTACGAATTTCCTCCACAGTGGAGAAGAAATAATCGAAGTGAGTCATACCGCTATATGATTCCTTTTCGATTTCTAATTCATGTATCATCCCTAAGAATACAGAATTAGATTCTAATCATTTCTCTATTCGCTTACCAAGATAATATACGTCATTTCACCATCGACTTTTCGAATCGGTGAAATGACGTATTATATTTGACAAATTAAATCCCATATGGCGTGCTTGCAATCCTTGCCATATGGGAAATGGAAAGGGGAAATCCAGCTCTTCAAATGACCGTTCAAGAGAAGGATTTCACAGACACTGGAATGAGAGTTCAAACAAAGAGTTTCACCCTATAACAGAAGGTGCTGGTACTATAGACGGGTCTCTTCGGATCTCGATCATTCCAATTAAGCAGATATAGAAAGTGATCTTACATCAGGGAGGATGATAATAAGGTATTTCTTCTGCTTTATAAGCATTGTGGATACTTTCGTTAAAAATTCCTACATCATCAGTAAAGTGATTTATAGGAATACAGGAACCATGTGACCGATCACTCCTATATTTTGGAAATAGAAACCAAAATGTTATCTTAGGGATATAGATAGTCAATTCCATTTTTGTGATACATCCATGGATTTTGTCTAGTATATACCTCTCTATTATGATACCTACTTTCTTCTATTTTCAGGTCTCTCTTACATACTTTTTGCTCACTGAACCTCCGAATATCAGTACGCATTTGCTCTTGCTCTTCCTATATAAGAGAGATCATCTTCTTCACTCTCTCTTATCTCTATGAGATTATCAAGTTAAGCTCTCTGGAGGTATAGCATACGGGTTGGTTTGAATCTATACGGTAACTCCGCTCTTTATGTTCTCCCAAGATGTATTCTGCAAGCTAGTTAGATTCCTTCTTTTTAGTTCCGGATTGAGCTCTCTTATAGAGAAAGAGATACTGGAATCATGATGAATCATTCTGTATTCTTGTGCGGTAAATCACTTTATAAGATACGATACCAAGTCTAGATCTGATTCTAGAAACTGGTATCGTATCTTTATTTTTATAAACTAGGTGACTATTGAGATGCCAGCTCATAATAAGTCAATCGCTTCATATTATATAAAATCAATTCCCTAGTTACTAATTCTTTTTCTTAGATTAGTAACTAGGGAATTTCATTCTTGGTTAGAGAATGACGAAGTCGTCAGAATCAGGAGACGGAGTAGCATTGGAAGCAGTGCCGGGAGTAACACCGACGAATCCGCTATCATCTGTCATCGCTTTTGCAATGGCGGCAGATTCTTTGCGCATGTCTTCCTTCGCTGCTTTGTCAGCCTTGAAGATCTTTCTGTCAATGTTGGCAGCAGTCTCCTGCAGCTTGATCTTCTTTCTTTCGATCTTGTCTCTCTCCTCAGGAGTAAGAGAAGTGTCGGTAGCGAGAATATTGTCAAGCAGTTTCGCTTGATTCTCAGCATGATCACGATGCTTGGCAGCTCTATGGAAGAAATAGGCAATCAGACCACGCAGGGCAAAGAAGACGGTGACTACCACACCAATGGTGATACCAGCAGTCTTGATAATACCCAGAGCTTTGTCAATGATCACATTCCCTTCCAGAGCAGCAAACGGATCATCCTCGATCACACCCATACCAAACTCACCATCCAGTCCATCAAAGACAATGGACTCATTGGCAGCAACTTTGGCATTCTGGAAAGACTTCATGAACTTCTTCCACTCACCAGTCTTATACAGATTGACGAGAGTCTGGCAAGAAGTCACCACGATCATGCCATTGTAACCAGAGAACTTGGTAGGACGGACTCCAGCATAATCCTGCATATCTTCCTGGAGAGCGACGATAGCAGCATCGATCAACTCATAGTAGGATTCCACCATATAGGCATAGAGAATCTCGATGATGTCAATATGATACTTGAATCCATACTCGAAATCAGCTTTGCTATCCAGAAGCATCTTCCGGAAGTCAATCATGGTAGAAACCAGAGTGACATTGGGACTAATCTTCTTAGAGCCGGCAACTCCAGCCAGACGGTTGAAGCACATCTCAGCACGAGGCCAATCTCTGATCTTGGTGACATCTCCCTTACTCGCTTTCGCATAAGAGAACATGTCGGTCTGGCTGGAAGCCTCATACTCTTTCGCACTCTTCACGATGGAACGATACAGAGTATTAGCCAATTTGGATTGCTCCACAGGATTTCCCTTGGGGCTCATCACATTCTGGGCTTTGGCTTTGAAACCCATACGCTCCTGAGCAGGAACTGCATTCATTGTCTCAAAGACAAAATGCGCAATCTCCTCATTCAGAAGACGATTGTCTGAATAAATCATGTGGTTTATACCTCCTTAGCGAATATACCCGCCATTCTGCAGAAGCTTGTTGATCTCCCGCAGATCGGTGTTGGAATTGCCCTTGTTGGAGGCACGGATGCCGGTCATGGTCGTATTGTAGAACTGACTATTGCTATACTTATCCAGCATGATATCGATATTACCATTGGCAGTGTGATAGATCGCAAAGCCAAGCAGATACATATCTTTCATCAGCTTAGCAGCAGACCGATCATCTGTCAGATCGATACCAGTCTGAGCCTTGATAGCTTCGGCTTCTTCATCTGTGATGATCAGAGTCATAACCGGAGAGATGTTGGTCTTGGAACCAAACCACTTCGAGTTACGCTTACGACGCTTCACAGAATTGAACCAGGCACCAGCAGGATCTTTGTCATTGATCGCTTCATTCCGAGCATTGGTAATATCAAAGAGGATATCACGGAAGAATTTGATCTCTCCCTTGGTCCATTTGACAAAACGGAATGCCCAGGTATTCGAAGCAATACAATCAGTCACATTCGGAACCATGACCGAAGAAGGAATCGCACGAGTCATGCACTTGACGCCAAAGACGACAGTACGAGGCTCAGGAACACCAGCTTCAGATTCCAGATACAGAGTAGCAGTAAGCACAGTGGGAGCATCGCCAGTATTCTGGATCTTATTCAGATCAGAAGCACTGACAGAAGTCTGCTTGCTGGAAGCATAATCCATATCCAATTTCCGATTCTGCTTCTCAGTATTCGCAATCTTCAGATCATCGGCTTTCTCACGACGAGCACGACTCTCTTTCCGATTCTCATACTTCAGACGTTCGATATCCTCATCCAGTTTCAGATTCTGATTCTTGATATTCTTATATCGAGCTTCATCAGTGAAACGAGAGAGATCATCATCCGTCATCTGAGAAGGACTGGGAGTGTCGGTAGGACGAGTATAACCATTTCCATACCGCGTAGAACCAGTCTTCGCAGCATCAGGAGAGGGTTTACCAGATTCCATAGCGGCAGTGACTCTCTCATACTTATCCAGCATGGATTTATTGGGTTGATACATAGAATTCAGATTCTCCATCGTGAATTCAGCATCGGTACCAAAAGCGAGAGCCTGCAGCTCAGATTCGGGGATACCAATCTGCACGGATTCTCCAACACCCTTAACGCTGGAATTTCTGCCACCGGTAATATCCATGGCATAATCCAGAAGATTGGGAGCATCTTCATTGCTATGCAGCTGCTTCAGAATGTCGGCAGTAGAATCGATGTCCTTGACATTGATACCAGCTCTACCCTGAAGCACCATAGCGATGAACTGTGCATACTGGATCTCAAAGTTTTTCACGATCGGGGCCAGATCTTCCTCCGGAATAGAAGAAGACGCGAGTACGGGAAATTGCATCACGTAATCGCGTGCCATTTTAGCAATGCTTCCTTTATTCGGAGTCAGAGATTTGATTACCTTTGCGGTTGAACGAGCAGCCCCTCCAGCAAAGGAGATGCCGCTCTTCACTGTTGCAAGGCTAATCGCTTCGGTGATACCAAATTCGATATCACCTGCACGATGAACGCGATGATCGTTCATGGAAATTAACCTCCTATCGATAGGATAAAAAATAACCTGTGCACAAGCTATTTTTCCGTAGCTTTATCTCAATTGTTTATTTGGGCCTCCTAGAACGAGCCAAAAATAAGGGTATACGAAGCAGTTTAGAAAAACCTTTTCGTATACCCTTAAGAATCATCCTCAGGATGTTGACGTATTATCCGCAATCAGTTCAAGACGATCAGAGAGACGATTCTTGATTTCTATACGTTGATCATGAGTGATGCTATTCTGCTTCGCAATACCCATGGCGGTAGTCTTATCGATACCAGTACCATTGGTCTTAGCAGAAGCAACCGCATTTTCAATCCAGACATCAAAGATTGAATTGAGATCTCCATAGGTATTCTTCATGGCTTCGAGAGCATCATCACTCAGAACCCCATAGAGCTTACACTTACAGGCAGTCTTGACTTGGACGGCTTCCTCTTCAGTGAGCTGTCCATCCTCTGAAGCAGTCTTGAGTTCGTTGACCACTGTATTATTCAGATAGTCAACCAACTGGGTGATTGTGTCATTGGAAATTTTGGTGTAGTGATCGATCATCTTCAGCTTTTTCTCTGCCTTTTCCTTCTCAGACTTAGCCTTGAGATAGGATGTCAACTGAGCAATGAGCCAAGCGACTAAAGCAGTGCAAATCGTTGTGACAATCGTGGTGATAATCGTGTTAAAATCGATATACATTTCGTCATTGACTCTCCTTCCGATTTCAAATTACAAATCCTGTATAGGATTGCAAAGATCAAATCAGCGATTCCCATTCAGATTCCATGTCTAACTCTCTTAAGACCTAAAGAAGGAGTTTGCATTCCAGATACGACAATGTCTACCAGAAGAATGAATCTCCATTTGAATTCAATTCTGAATCGAATGGTGGTGCATTCTCTAGGGGTTAGCTTAGAGACGTATGATTGAAATGCAAACTCAGGATCTAGCAAACGGATCTTCTGTCCATGTTGGGTGACGCAGTGGATAATTCCGCATTTACGAAATCGAGGGACTTCGTAATGTGTCACATAGACATAGGAAATCATTTCTTGGATGCTGAATTTCCTATTGGTAAAATACATAGTCAATGTCATACTCAAGAAGAGAATCAGCATCACAATAATGAGAATCAGAAACGAAGAATCGTTAAGAAAGACGATTTTGTAATTTCCGACTCTTAGAAAATCCATACCACATACCTTCCATTGAGCAGTGTAGGATGATTATGGTTTTGTTTTCTATCCATATGCTGCTCAGGAGAGGTATTTACGTGTCCCCAGAAAATTGTATAGCGACTGAGTTCTCCGGAACGAACCATATCAACCATGCAATCGATTTTGGGATTCTTGGTATCTTCATAAGAAGAATCCAGAGGGAGACGAAGGAGATCATAACCTTGGACGATGAGATAGTCCAGATTTGAATCTGCTTGAAGTCTCTCATTCATGTAATTCTCGATATTCTGGATATAGAAACGGAGTTCTTCATCATTGAGACTCTTGGGAATATGGATATCCACAATAGAATCGAAATGATCATGCCATTTTCTTGTAAAGGGATCCTTCAATTCGAAGACATTGCCATTGAGTTGATAAGGGAGAAGCTCCTTATACCAACCAAAGAATTTCTTCTTGATAGGAATATAGATGTCTCCAATCTTATCATCTCGTCTCGCATCCAATTTAGTAGCCTTGTGCTTGGATCCGGTATAATAGATGATAGAAGGAGTATCCTCAGCAAAGTGAATCGGAGTGAAGGTAGTGGCAGATGTCATTTCTGCAGGAGGATCGAAATTCTCTCTTTCGATAATGACATAGGGAATCTTGAATTCATTCTCATATACCCGGGTATCCATGTTGGTGAATCGAGACGCGATATTCCAATAATACATATCCCGAAGATCAAGATCTGCCTCGGGGGGATACACCCAATTCAGAGGAGAAAGAGAATACCGATTCTTGGATCTGGTGGTTACATTCAGAGATCCTACATTGGGATTTCCATCACTGCCAATGACCTTATAAGGATGAATGTAATATCCATCCATCGTGATTGATCTCACAAATCTAAAATTGATCTGGATCTCTTTCTTTTCGTTAAACAGGGAAAACATCTTACTGATGGCTTCGAGAGCATCATCCGCATCCGTTACATCAGGAACAGGATCATCTTCAAAGTAGAATTCCTTATTCCACATATCAGCTTCCATCTTACCAGAGGGATAGTCCAGATGAGGAATCAGACCTTCAATCTGCTTAGAAAGAAATTTGATGATGATCTTTCCAATATGCTTAATGACGATATCCATAGGGGAGATATAGAAGACACCAACAGAAGCAGAAGTGATCTTGATATTCCCTTCAATGATATTGAAGAGAGGAACTCTATCAGATTTTATAATTTTAGCATGGCCTCCTGTGATATCAATGCCACAGGAATTCCCAAGCATATCCTTCAATTCCACAATGGGAGTAGAAGATTTGGGAAAATCGAAATAGTATACTATCTGATTTCCCAATTTTCTAGTAGGAATATCGACCACAGTATAGTCTCCATCATGAGGAGCCACTGCACCTAAGAAAGATACAGAATGAAGAGTGTAATTTCCATCTGAATCTTTCTCAGATTGATCCATCATGACGATAGGAGTCAGATTCTGGACAAATCCATGTACGGTGCATCCCATCCAAGCTTTGAAAGCATCCGACTTGGTGAGTTTGTCGACATAGTTGAGAGTATCACTAACGAATTCATGATTCCCAATGTATCCATGACTAGGAATATAACCCCGGAATCTAAAATGACTATTGTCTTCTTTATCTTTCGTCCAGATGACACCATCGTAGACGAAAGTTTTTAATTTCTTTTCCATGATTCAAAGCACCTCACTGTATAAATTTGAATCTTAATATATGATTCCTTCATCATAGAATTAATATATGCAAAAGGAGAATATTTGTATATGCCGCATGAGATATATAAGTTAGAGGATGGGACGATACTCCCCAGTGTTACAGAGATACTCTCTGTATTGGGAAGTCCCATTCTTATGAGATGGGCAAATGGTCTTGGATTTCGTCATATCAGCTATAATCAGTATATGGATGATGTAGCACTTCGTGGTACTATCTGTCATGAGATCATTGCGCATCTGATTAATCCGGATAAGAATCCTATCAACGGATATAATCTAACACCAAATCTCTTCAAAGAAGTAACTGGGTATGAAAATACCATACGGGAATTCTATGACAAGACTTCTTTTCAACCTATCTTTATGGAGAAAGTATTTCTATCTCCAGAAGAAGGTTTTGCAGGATGTCCAGACTACTATGGAGATATCAAACTCAAAGATTCTCCCAGAGGGTATGAAGGAGTTAGACTCTTTCGAGATACTCTCGTAGATTGGAAGACATCCAAGAAACCCAATAACAAGCACTTTCTTCAATTGGGTGGGTATTCCAAATTACTCAAGCTTCATGGGTATATTCCGAAATACTACATGATCGTTGATTTCCATGAGGATACAAAACCTACCATAGAAGTCAAGAATCACCATGAGATCTTAGAGTATGAGGAAATCTTCACCCAATTACTTCAATTCTGGAAACTATATGTAAAGCTGGAGCCCAATATCCGAAAAACAACGGGATAATGTAAACGAATTTCACAGAGGAGGTTTATTCCCTCATGAAAAGTGTAGCTACGACAGACCTCTTCCAGAGGTTTGAATCTGTCTATCAGATCAATGCGCATCTGAAATCTGTGATCGGAGGTGCTGGCGTTCGTGTAACGACCGAACTCGCCTCCGATATTTTGGCGATGGAAAGATCGTATCGGGATATTCTGACGACCAAGGCATGTAAAGCTCTTACCAATGGAGATATCATCCTGGTCTATGGAGATCCTGCTAAGATGCTTCCTCCCTTTATGCCGTTTATCAAGACGATCAAGAATGGAAAAGAAGTTGTAATCTGTGATCTCTCTATGACATCTTTCTCTGCTCGTCAGAATAAGGTGACTGGTGAAACTCAGTACAGTATGGACATTCGCCAGCTGAATTCCATCATTGTGGCAGCTTACATCTTTCTGAATTTGAAGAAGAACTCGATCATTCCTCCGGATATCATCCAGACCATGGCCATTTCCTGGGCAAGAATGTTTACCAAGGTTCTGAATCAGGCGATTGGCCTGAATACTAATCCGGATCGTTACAATGCCTTCATGTATTTCGCCATGAAGTTCTTCATGATCTATCTTCTGGATATCGAGGAGAAGAGAGCTGATATCTTTGTCACCGAGATGTCTAAAGATGGTAAGTCCATCTATGTGAGACAGATGGAAGAAGCGATTGTCACCAGAGGTCTGAATCCCTATAAGAGCTTTGAAGACTTCTGCAATACTCTCTTCAATCAGGAAATCTCCGGGATTGGATCTGGAAGAACGATGGGAGATCTGAATGCAGCTTCCTATCTGAAAGTCTTTACCAGAATCTATGGGATGAATTCCATCTTTGCTCTGGCAGCTTTCCCCTACTTCATGTATGTCTACATCAGTGTGAATAATGCAAATCGCGGATTCAATCGTAGAATCTTTGAAGATGTCATGGTGAATCCGAGAAACTACACCACCGTGATGAAGGCATTCTCTAAGATTGTGGAATGATGGAACCATGAATAGTGTTAAGATTACTGAGAAAGATGGAGAATACATTCTCTATGCAAATGGAGAAAAAGCTTCTCATGCTCAGATCAATATCTTTCCAGAGATCAAAAACTTCGATTGGATCTTACTTGATGATGTGGATACCATGCCGAAGTATCAGAGACAAGGATATGCCAAGATGCTTCTGAAGAGAGTCTTGAAAGACTGTGAAAAGAAGCATCCGACTTATGGTCAGTATCTGACTGTCATGTCTATCAATGCTCCTGCTATCGGTCTCTATAAAGGACTCGGATTTGAGGTTATTCGCACATTGACACAGAAGAAGACCAAACGAAAGTATTTGGTTATGGCCAGAGGAAAGGCTGATAGAGATCAGCTCATGAATACCGGCTTTGCTGGATTTGAATAAAAAATATGGGTACCTAAGAGGAATCTTGTATATCCACTTAGGTACCCATAAAATTTGCAAAAAGAAAGGATACCTAGCTGGCTGCTAAGTCCTTTCTTTTTTGATGTCTTTAGACGACTTCGGAGTCGTCCATATCACCCAGATCCTCTTCGGGGTCATTCTTGATGACCTCGAGCTTCTTAGGTTCCTTGAAGAAATTCCGGCCGATGCTTTCACCGACCAGATCGCCAATGAAATTGGCAAGGCACATGACACCCACGGTTGCCGCTGCGGATGCAACGACTACCTTGCCCTTGGAAGTGGGATGCTTGTCGAAATGCTCTTTAATCAGAGCAGAGGTTCCTTTGCCGGCCAGGTAGCAGAATCCGTACCAGCAAGATACAGCATATACGGTACCGATGAGAGGTTTGTTTTCAGTGATGATGTTTTTCAGGTTTTTCATGATGATATCTCCTTTTAAATAATAGATTTTATGAAGTTGATATACGGATAGACTGATGGATTACTGTTTGGGAATGTTGATGCTGGCAAGCTTAAAGGAATACTTGCCAAACAGAGACTGGGTGATGCCGAAGTTCTCGTAGATTTCGATGGTGCAGGTTCCATGCTGCTTGAAATGGTCACCTTCGTTGAAACCGCTCAAAACCCCACGCTTAGTAGAGCAAACAGGATTGCGGGATACGAAGTCCTGAGAACCATCAGCTTTGACTCTCTTGCAGTAGGAGAAAGTGCTGTTGTGGATACCGAGATTCTCGAGGTCCTCTGCAATGCTTTCGCAGAGATACTGACGATTCCCGAGCTTGGTGACAACGACTTCGTCGTAATTGACTTCGATGATAGAGATAAGAGTTTTCATAGTTGATCTCCTTTCAGATCATACAAAATTTCTGCTTCCTAAAATAGATAAAAGGAATCCTTTCTTTCCTTTATCTTACTAATATAATATATACCTTTTTATGGATGACTTTTCGATTTTTTCACATAGAAGGATACGGGCTTTTATCCGTCACATCTATGTCGATATTTACAGTCAGCTCAATCTCCTTTTCTCCTTCCTCTCTTTCCTGGTTAAATTTCACGAATTGGATGTTATATACTTCGAAAAGGACAATCTCATTCAGATAAGAGATCAATTCCTCCTCGCTACACGCATCCTTGCCACATGAGGATCTCCCATAATAGAAACCTCTGATAAAACCGATAATCTCAGATTTCACTTCCTGATCATAAAAGTCAGAAGGAAATCTGAGATTAAAATGATAATTGATATTTTTCACTATAATCACCAATCCTTTCTATATAGATAATATATAGGGATATGCATGGTATATTTGCTATACTTATAAAAAGTAAAAATTACTGTATATCATTATTATGATGAAGAAAAATAAATAAGGAGGAATTCCTATGAAAGATAAACTTTTGAATTATGTCAATATCGAGCAGAGGGTCATCCAATTATATTCGAAGCTTCTCAATCGTTCGATTACACTGGATGATATCAAAGAGAAATGGATCAATGATATCCAGACCTATGCGACCATCATCGTGAATGGTGAATACGATCCCACCGATGATGGTTTGAAAGCGCTCATAATGATCACCTTGGATCAGTATACCTATAGTGAGGATGGATCTGTCTTTATCAGTGACCATGATTATGATATGATCCATAGACTCTGGCAAGTCCATGGACATAAGCCATTGGTCTATGCAGATATCTTTGGATCTGAATGGAAGATGGTCCATCACAATGCACCTTGGATGGTTGGCACTGTCCAGAAGGTGTATACTCTGAAAGAGTTGGAGGCCTTCATCAATAACATCAACTATCAGCATGGGTCTACCACCAAGCATCCGATTGTGGAATGGGTGGTGGCTCCGAAGTTTGATGGTATCTCTGCGAATCTGGAGATTAAAGATCACAGGCTGATCCAGGCGATTACCAGAGGAGATAGAGAAATGGGTCAGGATATCACCGAAGTGGTATTGCGGTGCTGTAATCTGGATCAGATTCTCTATTGGAGAGGTCATGAGACAGGATTCCTGAAGGTGGAACTCTGTGTACCCAGCAGAGAGTTTCCTCCTCTGAAGGAGCAAGGGTATGCCAATCGGAGATCTGCAACTTCTGCGATTGTCAATAGCCCCAAGAATATCCAGAATGCCTGTCATATCGAGGCAGTTCCTCTTCTCTGGTATGGAGAGGATGGAATTGACTATAATCCTCAGGACTCTGTACGACTCAAATCGTCATCGGCTCAGGAACTGATTAGTATAGCACAAGATGTGCTGAGGAAGGTGAAATCTCCTGATTATGAATTCCGGGCCGATGGTGTAGTCCTCTATCCGATGATTACGGATATGAATACCAATGATGTCATGGAAAACTCTATGGCATTCAAGGTCAATACTGCCAAGGCATATACCCATATCATTCGTGGATATGTCAGTATGGGCAGAACCGGATATGCCGTCCCCATGATTGAAGTGGAACCATGTGATGTGAATGAGACTGTGGTGACCGATGTGTCCCTTGGGTCTTTTGGTAAATTCTATCAGATGGGTCTTCATGAAGGGGAAGAAGTCATCATCTATTCGGCTGGAGATGTCATTCCTCAGATGAAGCAGTGTGACCCACCCAAGTATAATATGGGATCTCCTTATCTGCAGATTCCTGAGATTTGTCCGTATTGTGGGCAACCCTTGGAGAATGCACACTGCACAAACTCCCAATGTGTGCGAATCAAAACAGGAAGAATTACAAACTTCCTGCAGAAGCTGGGAGTGGAAGATGTCAGTGACTCCACCATTGAGCTTCTCTATGACAAGAAGATTATCAGAGAACTTCCGGATGTTCTGGCACTCCGTATGGATGACTTCGATGACATTGAAGGGATTGGACCCACCAAGGCAAGTAACATCCTGAATGAGATTAAGAAGCTTAGAGAAAGACCGATCAATATTTCGGAATTCTTTGGAGCGATCGGATGCCCTGGTGTGTCTGAAAAGATATCCCAATTGATCTTCCAGGAGATTCCCTTTGATCAATTGATCAATGAGTCCAGAATGATCACACCGAAGAATCTATTCGAAAAACATGAGATGAGAGATCGACTCTTTATGATTTCTGGGATTGGTGAAAGTCGTGCAACGACCATCATCAACTTTGTCGCAGAGCATCGAGTCGAGATCCAAACACTGGCTCGTATGATGAATCTCGTCGGCGAGGTTCAGTATAAGGCCACCATCGTATTCTCTGGATTCCGTGACAAGAACTGGGTCGAGAAATTCAAGAAGATTGGAATTCGAGTCGCAGAGACAATGAATCGGAATACCGCCCTCGTGGTGGCATCCAATTTGAATACGAGCAAAGCAAAGAGAGCTGTAGAGATGGGAATCCCTCTCATTCTCTATAGTGATATTGAAGATGCTTATGATTATTGCAGTAAATTATAAATCTGCATATATCATATCTTTGGATTAAAGCTAAGGAGGCAAATCGTTATGAAACAAGTCCCAATGAATCCGACCAACCCGAAGCAGCAGGAGATCACCCGTAGGATTGAGCAGAAAGTCTGTCCGGTTCTCGGGGAAGATACTGATATCTGGCTTCAGAAGCCCTTTACACAGTATACCTATGCAGCCAGAACCATCACGACGATGATTCAGGTGCTGGGTGATATTGCGAAACGTCAAGGGATTACCCAGCTTAGTCTGTGGCCGATCCTGACTGCCTATCTGAGTGCCAAGGATGCCGATGAGGAGAAGGACGGCAATCTGAATGTCGTCTTTGACCGTTGTATGGAAGTCCATCTGGATGACATGAAGAAATTCATCGTGACGGTCACCAAGCAGAATGGTCAGGATGTCCATATTCTCAGGATGCACAATCCGGATGATCCGAATGAAGAGCATCTCATGAGAAGGATCAACACCTCGACCATCAAAGACCTTCAGGAGAAACATGCCATCATGACGATGGATGGAGATCTTCCGGCGATGGTCGGCTGCTATTTCCTGGCAGGGATGTTTGACACGCTGGCAGAGTTGGCAGAAGAGACGGGTCACACCATCATGTATAATCTGGGTGATGTGATCGAAGTCTCTGTCGTCATCCGCAAGGGTGAACCGTTCTTCCGAATCCTTCCTGGTGTATGCGCTAAGCTCACCATCAAGCAGGATTCCTTTACCGAGAAAGGATAAAGAGGCTGATACAAGATGGTTTCGGAAGCACTTCGTACCAAAAAGACCCTCACCTTGTATAAGGCATACAAGATGAAGAATGGGGAAACGATGAAGATCGATCCCCGGAAAGAGTCCTTCTATCTCACTGAGAAGACTGCTGTGGCAGCTCTCTTGGAGAGTATGGTGGACTTCACCAAAGAAGATCCTATGGAACCGCTGAATGCCCTGGTGGGTGACACCGTTCATATTCTGAAGGTCGTCATCTATACCACCAGGATTCCGGAAGATGACTGGAAGTCTGAGATCATTCAGGAAGGAGATGAAGTTCGTCTTCCTCTGGGGAAATACCAGAAGACGATGAATATCACTCCGGTGGTGATCAGCAGCTTTGAGGCCAAACCGAACAAGACCGATCCTCAGAAGCTGGATGTGACCAAGGTCGTATTCTCCAAGTAAGTCCGTAAGAAAAGGTGTTATCTCACAGAGAGAACTCTGGAATGACACCTTTTCTTTTACTTGAAATTCTCATAGGAGATCACAGAAAATGCTAAATTATATCTATCAATTTCCCAATCCTATGGAAAAGGAGCTCAATCTTCCTTTTCTGAGATCGGAGAATGACATCCCCATTCCCGATCTGGTTGTGATGGCGATGAAAGAATTTGAAGCCATTGAAAACATCACCATCACCGGGTATGACATCGTAGTGGATCCTGACAAAGTGGATGTGAATGAGCACTCTGTCAATATCAACTACAAAAGAAAGTCTGGGAATTATGACATTCCCAAATTCAAATATCTGGCTACCAATCGAGTGGGTGAGATCCAGTTCCACGTCAACATCAAGACGAATAAGAATGAGAGGAATATCGTCAAGAAGATTCTGATTCCGATTGAGTATGATGGATTCTATACCCTCAATAACAAAAAGTGGAAAGCTCTCTGGCAGCTGGTGGATGCATCTACCTATAGTCAGAAGGGTAAGATCACGATGAAGTCCCGTATGCCGATCATCGTCTATAAGAGTAAGAAGCGTCCTCTCATCGATATGAATGGTGAGGTCATGCAATTCTCTACCTATAGCTATGCATTGAATCGGAAGACGAGATTTGCATCCAAGTCCAAAGCAGCCAAGGTAAAATTCATCAATCCTGTCATGATCTTCTCTGCGAAGATTGGATTGAAGAATACCATTGCCTACTTTGGCCTCCAGGATGTCATCAAGATTCTCCCCTTCGATAAGCTCTTCTTTGATGATCATGCGGATCAGTATGATCATGAGCGGTATCGGTATTTCGGGGTGAATGAGATCATTCTCCAGGTAGATCGTTACCTCATGGAGAATGTACCGTTTGTAGGAAACTTCACCGCTATGATCGCGGCCTGCATGTCTGCAGACTTTCCTATGACCATGGAGACGGTAGAGAATACTATGTATTGGACCTGTCGAGTAGGTTCCATTGGATCTGCTCACTCTAAGAATCTCGAGACCTTTGCAGAGAAGGGCAAAACCACCATGCATATGATCGAGAGACTCTTGGATACCATTACCCAGGTCAATCTCCGTCTTCCTGACTGTTATAAGAAGAATATCTACTCGATTCTCAGATGGATGATCCTGGATTTTGATTCTCTCAAGAATCGGAATAATATGGATCTGGATAATAAGAGAATCCGGAAGAATGAATACATCGTTATGTCTTCTCTGGGAAAGAAGATCAACGAGAATATCAACAAGCTCATCGAGAAGAAGTCCAAGTCTAAGTTGAATACCATGGATACCCTCCTGGAACTCTTCAACTTTGGTTCGGACATCATCATCAATGGCATGAGAAACATTGGAGACCTTGTGAAATCCGATGAGTTGGTCAATGATATGACCATGCTCCAAGATCTCTATTTCTCTGCTAAAGGACCGAATTTGATACCTGAAAGAGTTCGGTATAAACTCTCTTGAATTGCGGGGACGATAGCCTGTCAAATCCCGACTACTAAATATAGACATCACTGCCTATATGGCAACTGGACTTGATCTAAAGAGGACATTATTTCAGTTGGTATAGTAACAAGGTCGAGAGTAGGGCCAATCACGCAGCCAAGATCCTATGAAAGTAGGATAAGGTTCATCGACTATCGAAAGGGTAACTTAGGTAGGAATACCTCAGGTAGAACTGAGTAGAGTAGAGCTAAGAGACTTCTCTTAGTTGGTAGATAGATGACAGTAGTCTATCGTAATTCCATTCAATCAAAGCGGGAGAGATTCGAGATAAGAAAGAACTCCTTATCTCGGGTAAGATATAGTCAGTCTTATAGTGAAACCTATAAGTCGTCTCTAGGTGAGCAGAGCTCTAAAATCATTTCCCAGAAATATCGTAATATCCATCCCTCCTATCTTGGGAAGATCGACCTGAATGTCTCTTCCAACTCCGATGTCGGTATGAGTGGTGCATTCACTCCCTTCATGGAGCTCTTCGATAACTTCTATTTCAATCCGAATCCGGAACCTTGTGATGCCGGATACCACATTCACCAGGAGATTGCTGAATACTATAACAGTGATACCTGTCAAGCCAAAGGATTCCCCGTTGAGATCTCCTTTGACAGTCTGGAGGACTATCTCAAATTCATCAATGAGTATGACTCTTCGGTCCAGTTTGATGGATTGAAGTATGCCGAGATCAAAATCGTAGAAAAGGAGGATACCTCCACCGATTGGAAGAATGCGATGGAGAATCGTATGAAGAAAGTCTCCAAAGAGATTGAGAAGAAGGTGCATGGAGAAGAAGCTTCGGAAGATGAGGAGATTCCTTCCGAAGAACTCAACACGGAAGCAGAGGAGTAAAGAATGATGGGAGCAGGTATTACGATTGAATACGATGGGCATCCGAAGAAATCCTTCGAGGAATTGATGTCCACCTACAGCAACGTCTATTTCTTCCTCGATGATATCCTGAAGGATAAGGATTCCTTTGAGGAAGTCTACCAGGATCTTTTGGATATTCTGAAATACAAATTCGAAGACAAAGAGATCCGCACCATGCCGATTCACTTCTATATTCATCATGGAGATGAGAAGGATAAGAAAAAGAATCTGCATACTTTACAAATTCGGCATTTCTTGAGCAATCTCATTCTGTGGTATGCATTCATGGAATGTGACTGCTATGATATCCTGGATGAATCTTTCATCTTTGATTTCAAGAATGCCTCTATGAATCAGATCACTGAGTATATCAATGATATGATTCTTCCCAATATCACCGATGTGGATTTCCATACCCAGAGTCGCATCATTGATGAGATCACCCATCATATGACTGCCATTTCTCGGGCATTCTCTCCCATCTTTGGTTTGGGCGTTTCGGTTTATTCCATCATTCAGGCTGCCAAGAGAAATCCTGAGATTGATTATCTCATGCATGAGAAACTCGATCCCAATCTGCAGCCGATTGAGATTGAAGCAGAATTGGATAAGAGGACTTCGAGATTGATTGATCTCTTCGTACAGGATGAAGACAATGATCTGAAACCTCTCTTCCAGTCTGGCAATAACCTGAGCAAAGGTCAGTTTAAAGAGATCGCCATTATGATCGGCTTGAAGTCTGACATCAATGGTACCACCGTTCCTCATCTGATCGACAAGAATATCTTAGTGGATGGCATCAGCAGTCCCTCTGCGTATTATCTGGATGCCATGTCTGGTCGTAAGTCTCTGATTATGTCCAAGACCAAGATGGGTGAGCCTGGCGCATTCTCCAAGAAGGCAACCACTGCTGCGACAGCTGTGCAATTGAGAAGAGATTATCTCAAGTGCAATACATCCAAGCCGGTTACATACTTCATCAAGGATGACAAATTCCTCAAGATGCTCGATCGTCGGTATTACTATGACGAGAACGGGGATCTGAAAATGCTGAGCTATAAGAGAGACAAGGATCTGATTGGTCATCACATTCAGTTCCGTTCTCCTTGTACCTGTGCATCTCGGGATGGTATCTGTGCCTACTGCTATGGTGGACTCTTTGAGTTGAATAAGGATCTCTATTCTGCTGGTGCCTATGCTGCTATGAAGGTGACTGAACCTCTGGGTCAGCGTGTCCTTTCTTCCAAGCATCTGCAGATGACCCACAGTGATCCCATCGTCATGTCTCCGGAGTTCGATGAGCAGTTTGAGCTCTACTCCAACGACATCACAATGAAGTCGAATGCAGAATCGGATGAAGAACTCTTTATCCAGATTCCGGAGATTCTCAAAGAAGAGACCGAGGATACGGTTGATTACTATTGCAACTCTTTCAATATCATCGACTTCTCTGGTCGAGTGCTCTATCCCATCAAGGAAGAAGGTGGAGCCAAACTCTATCTGAGTGATCAGTTGGCTTCTATGATTCTGAAGCAGAAAGATCGGAGCAAGCCCATCTCTCTGGAGAATTTCGATGATGACTCTTCGGTCCTCTTCAATGTAGAGGTCAAATCGCAGGAGCTGACTCGGCCCATTAAGAATATCAACAAGCTTCTCAATACCAACGACCGTATGGGTTGCAATACCATTGATGAAGTCTTGCAGATGATGGCAGAGCAGCAGTTGGAAGCAGGCATTGACTACAACTTCGTCCATATGGAGATGCTGGTACGTGCTCTCATCCGGAAGAAGAGCAATGTCTATGAAGACCCTGACTTTGGACCCAATGGGGATCTGAATGATTACGTCATTCTGAGATTGAATGATGCTCTCTTTAAGAATCCCTCTCCGGTCATCTCTCTGTCTTATGGATATCTGAAGAAGCAGCTGCTCTCTCCGGAATTCTATGAGAAGACAGCATCCTCTCATCTGGATCCTCTCTTTGTATCCAAGGTGAGCTCCATCATTCCGGATGATGATGGCAGTGATGTCATGATCTAAAGAAAATCTAAAAAGGCTATGAGGCGTTAATATAAGCTCTCATAGCCTTTCTTTTTACATATTTACATAGAAATAAAGAAAAAGAAGAGGAGACACTGTATAGAAAGGAGCTGATTGTCCTTTTATGAAGAAATTATCGATCATAGTATGGATCATTTTGGGTTCCATTCTTCTATTGGCAGTCGCCATCTTCGTCTTTCCGATGATATTCAAAGCTGCTGTCATCCTAGAAGCATTTTCCATCTTCATCGAAGTCTTCCAAGGAATTCTACACTTTGTGATTGTGGTTATGATTGCAGTAGCGATCATCTTCTGGTTGACACAGAGAGGTAACTAAACCTACCTATAAATCTTTTGAAATTCAGAAAGCGTGGTGCACAAGACATGCCTACTTTCGAACTCTTGATCATCATCTTCTTTATCGCCATTATTGTCAAGATTAGTGTCCAGTTGGAGTTGATCTTGATTCGCCTGAAGCATTTCCATATCTCCAATGATAAGAATATGGCGGCTTTGGTAAAGTATGCTGCATCTTTGGATAAATCTGTGAAGCAGATTGTCGAGATTCAGAGTTCAAAACAGGTGGAAGAAGATTCCAATGAAACAGAGACTCCTCAGTAATCTTTGAAGAAGGTATATGAGTAAGATTCGTATTACTCATATACCTTCTTATCCGTCTATAGGGATTTTAACCTTTAAAATAAATTCGGTTTAGAAAAATAAACTTTTCTTAATATATCATTTTCGTGGAGTAAGTTAAAAAGAAAGGAAAGATCTATATGTTTGGTTTGAAGAGGTTTCGCAGCAGTGGAGAGAAGACCTTTGTCAAGGAATCGATACGGCTTTTGTATGATTCCGCCACAAAGAGCAATGATCTTCCCATCTATCCGAAGAATGGAGTGTCCTTCTTTCGGTATGATGATACCGATACCGTAAAAGGAATCCTGCATCTATTGAATAAACAGGAAGACAATCCGAATTTCTTGAATTATCTATTTCAGAGACCCTATATGAGAGTCGGAAGAGATCTCAGAGTAAAGGTCTTCTTGGGATGGTTGGTAATCCCTATGGGAGATGATATGGAGGTACGATCCGGGTGGTTACCGAAACCTACCAAAAGATTTGATCCAAGGATTCATCTCTGCAACTATAACATGTACGAATTCGAAGGATCCTACAAGACTCCGATTGCATTCTGCTATCATGAGGTAGATTTGGGAGTCTTGACTTCGGATGTGGTATTGACTTTGGATAAGATCAGTGCCGATCGAGAAAATCACTTTGAGAATGGGAGTAAGTTAGATTATCTGAGAATCAATGAGGGCGTTCCTACTAAGAAGCTCATTGATTGTGATCTCTATCCCATTCTCGTATAAATTTCCTTATGAGAGGATGAAATCAGATGCCAAAAGCAAGTTGGATGGACAACCATGAGAGATATGTCTATCGAACGACGACAGGGACGATGATCAGTCCCTATAAATCCAATTTATCTCCGGATTTTGAAAAGAGATACAGTATCCGGAGAAAGAATGCAAAGTTTGCTGTGCCCTATTCCGGATTCTATCTGACCAAAGAGCATGTCTTTGTATGTCCCTCAGATCTATCCATGGAATTTCTAGTAGGTCAATACTTTCCTGGATATCTTCCGGTTATGGTACCACCTACAGTAGCAGAGGCATGTTATCCATTCCAGGTGAATATCGATGAATTACGACCTCAGCAGGTTCAATTCATTGAGGAAGCACAGATGGCAATCCGAAATGGACATCGAAGGATCTTCTGTAATATGCAGACTGGTTTTGGTAAGACCTTGGCTATGATCTATATGCTGCAATTCCATCAGAAGAAGACTGTGATGATCACCTATATGGATCGATTGATCAATCAGTGGTCTGAAGTCTTTGAGGAGAGAACTGATCTTCCCAAAGAGAGAATCTTGACAGTCAAGGGATCGGAAATGTTAGAGAGAATGAGGAAGAATCCCTTCAAATATCACAGCTATGATATCTTTCTCATCTCCCATGAGACGTTGACTTCCTATGCGAAGAAGTATGGATATCCTGGTATCAGCGATCTCTTTGCTTCTCTTGGAATTGGAGTCAAGATCTATGATGAGGCCCATCATAGTATCCGATCTATGGTTGCCATTGATGCCTATACCAGTGTGGAGTATACCTACTATCTGACTGCCGACTATAATCAGTCTAGCAACACAAAGGCATACAAATATCGGAATATCTTCAAGAATGTACCGATCTTACCCACTTCCAATAAGGGAGTTCGGTATGTGACCTGTATGTCCATCATCTACAATTCCCATCCTCCTCTGAGAGCTATTAAATCTACCGAGAAGAAGATTGGTTTCTCTATCTTGGATTATATGAGATATGAGTATACCCAGGAGATCTTCTATCAGAGTATTGAAGTGATTCTGGATAAGTTGAGAGACTCTGAGAAATTCCAGAAGGATGCCAGAATTCTGATTCTAACATCTTTTGTGGATGGACTTCATCAGATCTATCACAGAGTCAAAGAGAAGTATGAAGACACCCTGGGACCTGTGATGGAATATTATGGAGATATGGAAGATGAAGCCAAAGAGGATACGAAGCAACATGGGAGAATCATTGTGGCCACCTATGGTACCTTCAGTGTCGGTTTGGATGTGCCGAATATCCAGTGTGTCATCTCCTGTGATCAGATTAGTAGAATTCAAGCCAATCAGGCTGCTGGTCGTGTGAGACCTTCTACGGATCCGAATCATTATGCCCTCTTTGTCATGCTCTATGACTTTGGATTTGACTATTGTGTCTCATCTCGAAAAAGAGTCATAGATTATTTAAGAAATGGCAAAGCACTCAATTTCATCAATTACATGATGAAAGAATAAGGGAGATTCTCTCATGATTGACAAACTATCCAGATGTCTATTTGCAACTTCGGAATTGAAGCTCACATCAGTAGTGTCAATTCCGAAGTTTTCCTATTATGCCAAGAAGGATGGCAGCTATAGCATACCAGAGATGGATATTCCGAATGTATGGCTGAATCTGGTAATATCCCCGAAATCCAGAAGGGAGATGCCATTCTCAACCAAGACCACTTTCTTTCTGGAGAATGAGTATTATGAGATGACCAAATCATGTATGACAGCGTTGAATTGGTTTACCGATGAGAATATGAAGGATCTCTTTATCTATGATGAGGAGAATAAGTTGGCCTTCAATTCTGCCTATAACTCTCTCAAGATCTCCTTCCGAGATTCCAGGAAGTATCCCAATACCCAAGAAGTTACCATTCTTCCAACTCTATGTAGGAGAGGAGACAATACTTTTGAAGGTATCCTCATCCATCTGAGAGACATTGACATTCAGACGACGATGACCTATGCAGAATTTCGCAGTTTTGTCTATGTCCTCAAGCAGTATTCCTATGCAGAGGAGACATTCAAATTGCTGAATGTCTATGCCTTTGCAGAGAGACACAAGAATGTCATTGAGAGTAATGGCTTTAGTGCCACCAATCCCAATAACAAAATCGACGATGTCATTCATGGAAATGTCATCGCCAATAAGAATTCCAGAGGGTTTTCCCTCAAATAAAGAAAGGAGTAACGTTCTATGAAAATCGTTGCATTTACCGAATTGCCCAAGGTGGAAGAAGAGAAGTCCAAAGGCTATTTGGACGAGAATGAGCAGCCTATGGCTCTTCTGGGTTCCATGGGCTGTATGAGAATCAAGGTGTTGGATCCGGATTCTGGGGAGTATGACACCAAGACTGCCTATCTCTATAATGGATTTTTCTATCGGTATATGGGTCCTCAGCTGAGAGAGTTGGCAAATGAACCTGGTATCTACTGGGACAAAAAGACCCAGACCTATTATCTGGTCGAATGTGATCCCAACAATGAGGAGCACTGCAGGTACTTCAAGGCAGATCCGGAGCATATTGCAAAGCTGAATCCCATTCTGATGGCTAAGGATCTTGAGAAGAATGAGGAGAGTATCTATGCCAAACAGAAGGCTGTCTCTACCAAGGCATTCATTCCTGAGATCCAGGAGAATGACAAACTCCTCAAACGAATTCTGAAGATGGCAATTCAGAAGAAGGGAATTGACTTTGATCAGTGTCAGAATCAATTCCCGGATAAGAATGCCAGATTCAACTTCAAATCTGTGATGAGAAGCTCTACCTCTCAGCTGAGCTGGTTGCTCTTTGAGAGAGGATGTGAAGCCTTCAATCTTCGGTATGCCATTGTCATCACCGATGCAGATCCCAAGCATGTGGTTGGGGATCCTCTCGATGAACCTCTGATCGCATCTTCGGATGATACCTTCAGTATGTCGATTGGAGATCCGGATGAATTCCGCACCGCGAATCCAGATCTCGAGAAGGAAGAGGATGATTGAGTATGTTGTATGTCTTTTCCATTCTGGGTTTTCTCCTTGGTCTATTATGGATCCTTGGATTCATCTGGTATGTCCATCCCTTCAAGGCAATGACCTGGTTCTATCATGGGATCCTGGAATGGCACAAACCGGATGATGGGGATGAATACTATGATGGATGTAGTTTTCATTCCAGATGCAGATTCTGTCACAAACCCATCATGCAGGATTCCCAAGGGAATTGGTTCACCTATATGGATGAACCGAAAAAGAGACATCAGTAAATAGCGTATATCATCTTATCAGAAAGGATGTGATTTTATGTCTATGACAGCAGCAGATTGGATGAAATCATCCTATTACAAGATGCGGAATCATAATGCCCATGATCCGGAGTATCGTATGATCTATATGTCGGTGAGACCTTGAGCAGTCTGTGCAGATGGAACCATTATCTCTCTTCAGGGATCTCCCTGTCATTATTCCAAACCGAAGGAGTTTACCTCGAAGTATATCTCGGTTGAGGTTGGTCTTCTGGATTCCGATCCGATTCTAGACGATCATTATTTCTGTGAGACTACTGGATTTCTTCCTGGTGATGGAGTTCGGTATATCTACGGAAACGTTGCCATGGATGATGTCGAGAGATTCGTCAGTGAGCATGGAGGCATTGTAAACATATGAAGATCCTTTATCTTCACCTTCACAATTTCTCTCATATCTATTCCGGTCTCGGAGTCAGAGATGTCTATCTTGACTTCTATGAGAATACCAAGGTGATCAATGTTATTATTGGCAAGATGGGATCCTGTAAGACGGTGATCTTAGGTCATCTCCAACCCTTTGCCAACTTTGGTACAATTGATGCCAGAAACCAGGATGGAATCGTAATTCCAGGAGAGAATGGGAGAAAAGAACTCCATATCCGGGATGGAAATGTACTCTACAAGATCGTCCATACCTATACCTGGAAGAATGGTCATCATACCATTCGGTCCTATATCAGTGAAGATGGTAAAGATTTGAATCCCACAGGATCTCCCACCAACTTCAAGATGCTGGTGGAGAGCAAACTTGGGATTGATCAGAATCTCTTGACTCTCATTCGATTGGGTCCCAATGTCACCAACATGATCGATCTTCCCTCTTCTCAGAGAAAGTCCTTCATGGCCAATCTTCTTCAGGATACCGAAGTCTATACCATGCTTTACAAAAAGCTGAATGATGATCTTCGGATGATGAATGCTCAGGTCTCTGTCATGACCAATCGACTGGCGAAAGTCAGTAAAGGAAATATTGATGAGATCCGGAATCAGTATGAGAAGGGGATTGAGCAGATTCGAATCCGCACCGAAGAAAATGCAGAGTTACAAGAAAAACTCAACTCGATGAATGTCCTGATTCAATCTTCCACCAATGGAATGACCGTAACGGAATTCTCCAAGTATATGGACGAACTCCAGGTACAGATCCATGCCAAGCAGAAAGAGATTGAAGATCTGGAAAAGAGAATGGAGGAGAATGCTTCTCAATCTCCCTATGGATCTATCTCAGATATCTTGGTTGCCATTGGAGCTGGAAAGCAGAAGATGGAGTCCATCTCGGCACAGTTGATGCAGTTGGATGCCCAATGTCAGGATACCCGACTGCAAGCAGAGACCATTCTGGAAAAGAAATTGGTTTCTGTCTCTCAGGATCAGATCAAGACCTTGGAGAATCAGTATGACCAGATCCAGAAGAAGTTTGTGGAATTGAGTGAGAGTGTCTCTTCCTATTCCTATCAGTATGACTCCACCACTCTCATGAGAGTCATGAGCCATATCAATACCATCAATATTCTCATCCACGAGATCTCTCTATACAATCCCGAATCTGTCCAGGATATTCTTCGACATGGAGATTATTCTCTCACCATTGCCAAGAAGAAGACAGAGGTGCTTCTCAAGGTGAGGAGTAAGATCCAGAAGAGACTCAATAATTTCGACTATCTGAAGCAGTATAAACCGGAAGATGTTGTATTCTTTCCTCCGGATTGTCCGACTCATGACTGTCCCTATTATAAGACGCATCCGATTACGGTAGCGGAGACTCTTCAGGGACTTCCTATGGATGAGGAGACGAAAAAGAATCGGGAGAATCTTGATCTCACCGAGAAGGAGATTGATCGATATGCAGAGTATCCGGTGATTGTCTCTAAGATCTCGGCGATGAGAGTGGTGTGGAATGAGATTGCTCCTATTCTCTCCAATCTTCATGTCTTGATTGCAAGAGATTTCAAGTCTATCTTCTCCTCTCTTCAGAGTCAAGTCTGGTATGATCATGATCTTCTCATGAGATGTATTGAAAAATCTGAGAATTATGAGATGAAGAATAAGCTCTCTTTGCAATTGACTGATCTTCAGTCTCAGCTAGAATCTATCAAGGCGAGTGATGCCGGGAAACTTCAGACAGAGTATGAGGAATTACAGAAGAAAGGAGAATCTCTCTCGAAGCAATGCTCTGACTTAGAGGAGGAATACCGCAATCTCCAGAAGAAGGAGGATGATCTTCAGAAAGCATTAACTCGTCTGATGGAGAATGAGAGGATCTGGGATCAGATCACAGAGAAGAAGCGTGATGAGGATCAGCTTCAATCTGAATTTGATTCCAAGAAGGATGTGATGGAGAAAGTCAAGCAACTCAGAGGAAAGATGGAACCTATCCTCATGATGATCGAGTCCAATCAGAAGGATCTCGAAGTCTTGCAGGAAATCCAAGATCAAAATCGGTTGGCTCTATCTGAATATGAGTCCACTTCCAAAGATCTTCAGAAGATGCAGGAGGATCAGGAGATTCTCAAGTATATCGTGGAAGCTGTCTCTTCCTCCAAGGGAATTCCTCTGGTCTATATCCAGCTCTTCCTAAGAAGCTGCAAAGAGATTCTCAATGAATTGATTTCCGATGTCTTTGGAGATTCCATTGAGGTATTGGATTTCGTCATCACCCAGGATGAATTCAAGATTCCCTATTCCATCAATGGAACGATGGTGGATGACATCGTAAAAGCCAGTCAGGGTCAGCGGTCGATCATCTCTCTTGCATTGAGTTTTGCGCTCATTCGTCAGGCTACGACCAAATATAATATCCTTCTCCTGGATGAGATGGATGGCCCATTGTACGCCTCCGACAGAACGAAATTTTTCGATATATTATATAAACAGATAGCAGAGATCAATGCCGAGCAAATCTTCCTCGTGTCGCACAATAATACCTTTGAAGGTCATAGTGTCAATGTCATTATGACGACCGAGGAGCATGTGGAAGACAATGGTATGATCACTGTCATGAGAGTCTGTGAGAAGAATGTCAAGGAGGCAGAATCCTAAGAATAGGAAGGAGGTATGGCAGAATTTGGAGCCTCTCAGATTCTCTCTTTGAAAAGAAAGGATATGAGTGTATTATGAATCCGATTATGATTGGTATCTTGGTAGGCTTTGGTATGTTTGCAATCATGATGATCAGCATGACCATCTACCAGAAGAAGAAAGCAGCAAATCCGAACCACTATCACGCGAAGACGAATAAGGAGGTGACCGCCTCCTTTCCGATGCATTCCAAACCCGAGGCCAAAGACGACTATGGCATTGATGAGATTACTAAGATCATGAATGCCAATCATGAACCAGAGGATGTCCCTTCCAATTTCAATATGGAGGACATCCTCAATCCGAACCATGCGAATCAACCGATGAATTCCCTGGAAGAGTGCATTGTGGATATTCCTCAGAAGAAGATGATCCGCGTCACTAAGACCAATCGTCTTCTCAATAAGGTTGGTACTAATTTCCAGAATGTGAGTCCGAAGATCTTTACCGAACTTCTGACCTATGATCCGATGGGGTTCACCTTCTATCGTTGGGCGATGACCAAAGATCCCATAAGTGATGTCTATCTGGATGAGAATAAGATGGAGGGGTTCACCTTCCGTCAGATGCTCGATGAGGAGATTCCTTTCGAGAGCATCGATCTCATCGTCTATGGTACCGATGCCATGAGCAAAATCAAAGATGACATTCGCCTGGATATCAATTGGTGGAAGTTTGATCACTGTGTCATCTTCCATCCGATGGCCATCAACTATGTCGAAGCCATCCATGAATTTATCAAGTCTCAGAAGTTCGGTATCATCTCCTCGGATTGTCTGCTGAGTGTCCTCGATTCCATCGAAGGGACCGCCTATGCAACTCCGGAGATGAAGAATACTCTTCTGGATCGTTCGGAGGAGATCAGCAACAGCTTGGAGCAGAAGGAAGGTTCTCAGATCTCCTCCTCTCTGCGTACTTACAATATGCTCATGAGCTCTCCTAAGACAGAGGAGGAAACCGAGGAACTTCTGAAGGAGATTCCTCATCGGAATATTATCCAGGGAGTCATCTCTGTCGAACCCGTTGGAGGAATGGAAGATGACAGCAACAATGGAAGTCAAACCCAGATCACGGCGGAAGGTTGAAATCGGTATGGAAAGTCTTCACAAATATGTCGAGCTCTTTGAGAGAGCTTGCAGTCATTATTGTTTCCAGCCTTCCAAGACTGGTGAGTATCTTCTGACCGAGAATCAGAAAATGAGAGTCAGTAAATTCATCCGGGAAAATTGGAGGTAATACCATGAACGATTCTATTTATAAGAGAAAGGTAGATCTCATCCTGCGGGCAGCCAAGAATGTCTTGGATGATCCTTTCATCGACTTCGATACTCCTGAGGGAGCTAAGGAAGCTTTGGTCAACGAGATTTCTCGGATCAAGAAGCAGGAAGAAACCGATGATGCCGAGATGACTATTCCCGAGAAATTCGAGAATGTCGTTCCTTCTATGACTCCCGTTGAGAGAATTATGGACGATCTCTTTGATTTCTCTGATATGCACGATGATATTCATGAGAACTTCAACCGATTCATGAAGCTTTTCGATGAAGCCTGTCAGAAGTATGGATATCAGAAGAGAAAGGATGGCAGCTACCATCTCAAGGGAGACCCTGTGGTGAAAGTTGGTAAGTATATCAACGATCACTGGTTTGATATCCCGATGGATGACGAGAAAGATGACTCCTAAGTCTTAAGAAGGTAGGTATCTAGTATATCAAAGCTAGATACCTACCTTTCTTTTTTATACAGAGAGGTAAAAATCTTTACTCTCATATAGAAATGGAGGATTCTTCCTATGCGACATTATATTGGGTATGTGACGAAAAAGAATGGCGACATCTCCATTGTGGAATGTGACGCTCCCAATAAAAGAAAAGCATATGAAATCCTGGTAAAGATCGCCCATACTCATGTATGGAACATTGAGAGATTGAAAGATAAAGAGAAATAAGAGATAAACCCAGATAGATACTAAGAATGAAGATAAGTATCTATCTGGGTTTATTGAATCTCAGAAATCTCTGTATATTATATAGGTAAGTGAGGATAGATTCTTATAGAAAATCCCATATGGAAGTCTTAGGGGACATTCCATATGGGACTAAAGGTATGATACTTATGCAGAACCCACTGCTTGAAATAAAGGATGTACTTGACTACATTCAGACATTAGATATCCAAAAAGAAAGATTGGAAAATTCTGAAGACTACGCTCTTTGACATTTCACCAATCAATATGACCCGAATTCCAAGGATCATGAATATCTTGTCAATACTAAGCAGGAGTATCTTCTGTATGGCATGTGTAAGAGAAATCCTATGGTCAGATATCTTCGTGAGAGACATATTGGCTTTAGGAAACTTACGGAACCATATAGCGCATAATACTCAACCTTTTACTCTATAGTATATTCGCACTTACCGGGATAAGGAGTTTATTTATTATTGGGGAAATTCCTTATCCCTTCTTTTTTATACAAAAAGATCCATATGAGAGATGATTCTTCTTAGCAAGGGAAGTGGGGGCAAGAAGTAATGATATCTCTCATATGGAAAGAAAGGAGTAAAGAAATACCCTCAGTCAGACTACTAGAAGGGAAAACGACAAGGAAAACCCTCTAGCATCCTAAGATATCTCTTATCAATCTAGTTTCTTATTGGAATTGAATTTAGGACACCTTTGCCAGCAATTCACATTTATATATTCAGGCATGGCAGTAAATGCTTTCACGCTTGAGTTATAATATCTCACAAGAGTCGAGTTTACATATCCTTTCTGTGGAGATCTATCTGAAGTATCTCCACTATAGAATGTCTTTCCACTTCTTACATCAGAAGGAGAAGTATTACATTCTTCCAGTTTAGAATTGCTAAGTCCATATTCAGGAGATAAAAGCTTATCAGGCATAAGTAGTATACCTCCATATGATATCTACTTATCCCCTCGTGTCTTCTTATAGTATTCTATAATAGTAAACTATTATAGTCGATCATTTTTAGAATCTAAGATGATTCTTTTATTCCATCTTACGATAGAATGTAGAGAAATGGAGTCTGACAGAGGAGTATCCCTCTTTGTATCTCTCAATATCCTCTGATGTATGTATCATAGATAATACATTTGCTAGATCCAAAGAGATACTTCCATCGTTGTACGTAATACCGAATAAAGGAGGTACATCTGGATTATTGGGAATAGCGGTAAACATCATAGGAATGAGGGCATATTCGGGATGTCTCTCTGTATGAAACGCATAGTTGATAAAGGGAGATGTCTCAGGTTTCTTGAATTTCTCAATGGCTTTCTCTATATCTATACGAAAATTCATAGAACCAATGAGGGTATTATATCCCATTCTATAGAATCTAGCATCATCGATATAATAGATCTCTGGATCATTAGCATAAATTGAGATAGAATAGATTTCATTAGGGTTGCTATCATTATCAAAGACGATATTCATTTTCTATATACTCCTTTCCAGTATATAAGGTATAGGATAGAATAAAGTCACTCTATGACTTCATTAGTTTTATGAAATCATAGAGTGAATATTTAGGAATTATGCATTACGAATTCACATAGCAATAGCTCTATACGGAGGTATATTATTATGATGGACCCCACCACCTACTCCAGAGGTATACTGATCTCTCCATTCATAATATAATGGAATGGATCTATCTGAAGTTTGATCATATCCAGCATCAACCCAGATTTTGTTTGGTAGAGTAGGTTCATCCCCGATCATCAGTCTCCACTCAGGGTCACCGATCATATGTGTATGATTAGGAAGGTTTTCTGTAGCAATATATACAGTAGCGGAGCTATCCTTTTCTCCCATCTTATATGTCTTACCTCCACCAATGAGAAATCTGTCATACTGTCTCTCCCAATCTCCACCAAAGAGAAGCAGGTGAAGTCTCATTGACACTCTGATAGATAGACCCTACTGGATAGAAGGTCAACTTAGACAGAGAGGTGTTGTCATCAAAGTAGACACAAGATGCTCTAGTATCAGGTACTACATAATTCCCACTACGATCTTTCAATTTCCTAATATAAGTAGCGATATAGATCATCCCAATGGTCTATATAAGAATACGATACTCCTCTAATGATAGGATAGAGAGATATCCCTAGTATCTCTAATACCCTACCTAGTATCGTATTCTCCCTCTATTCTATATCTATATTAATAAATTACTACCCACTATAGAAGAATCTCTATATGAGTATCTCTTCTATAGTGGGTAGTAATTCTTCTCCAATTTTTAGAGTAAATACCATTTTCCAGAATTTTGAAAATCTCATATCTCGTTTTACATTTTGTCTGGTATGTTTTACAGAATGTCGCATATATTTGACATTTTGAAAATGATAATATGAGTAATTCGATAGAGAAATTGGGGTAAATATACAAAAAGAGGAATCAATATTCATTAGATTGCCACATAGGATGTTGCTTAAAGATTCTTGGTACTCCATCATAGGAGTACATCTCTGGATGACTCGCCTTGTCAATCATGAGCGAGATATCTTTTGCTATCGCGAGTGCTTTCTCATAGGAGATTGGTTTTGTGATGACTAGATTATCGTTCCCAGATAATTTAACAGTCACTTCAAATAGAGCATTTCCATTCTCATCTTTCTCAGAAGAATGACATACGTAAATACAAGCTCACATGACTCTCATTAAAGAAATAATTATTCCACTGAACCATCTAAAAATTCCTCCTATATCACAGAATCTGCTTATTGATGAATACATTGGAAGAATTCCCTATATGTAAGATATAGAGGAATCCGAAAATATGACAGGATGTATCGGAGATACATTCTTCGACTTGATGAGAAAGCAACGGACAGCAATTTCTTCGTAGGACATAAGTATACCTCCTTACTGGTAGTCATCTATATAGTATATACTAATTTACAAAAAAGAATGGATACCTTTGAGATACTTTATGTCTCTCGGGTATCCATTCTTTTTCCCTCCACAAGAGGAGATAGAGATTCTTAACGGGTTACATCTTGCTCCTTGACGATAATGTACTCACCATTGTCAAGGAAATAGACGCGGGCATAGGAGAAGGCAAACGTTGCATAGACAGAGAAGGAGCTGGAAACAGATTCTGCGATATTCTCAAAAGTGGAATAGATTCTCTTTTCCAGATCTTCATTCTCAGGTTCTCCATTCTGATATCCATCGTTATAGATGGAGACGGGTTTCTGACTGGTGATGAAGAGTTGATAATCCTCACCATTCCAGAGAGTTTCATGGAAGGCTATGGGTGCATCCGAGACTTCAAATCTACCTGCATTGGTCTCATCCGAGTATGCCAACTTGGTAGAGAAGTCATGAGACTCATGGATATGGAAGAGAAGAGTGCGATAAGGATGAATCCGAGAATTGAGATTCTCAGGAGCAAAGAAGTGGGTATTGAGAAAGAGTGCACTCTCCATATCTTTATCTGTGTAGATGAGAATCCCTCTGGCATCCATATCAATACCCTCTACGAAATTGTGAGAGCAGATAAAGAGAGACTTATTGGTCTCATAGTAAGCCATACGGAGAGGAAGGATACAGAAATACCGTTTGAATCCCTTAAGCTCTTCCGAAGAAGGAATCACATCCAGGACACAACCTTCGATAGAAGTCTTCTTGACATACTTGAGACCCCAAGCAGGTTTGGTACCAACACCATCTCTGGTATTGGTAAGAGAGTTATCCTTTCTCAGGACACTATAGAGTTTGATGTAGATATAATTCCCATCACTCATCTGAATCAGAAGATCAATATGGGATTTATATCCCCTGGTATAGATAGATACGATACGAGCGTGGAGATAGGGTAATAACTTCCCAGTATCCTCTCCAAGATTCACCGGGTTAATACGAATGGGATGCGTTACGAATTTCATTGTAGTCATACCTCCGTGATACATGCTTGACAAAATGGATTTCCTTTCATAGAGACAAAGACAGTTTACTTCTTCCATCTCTATGAATATAATATATAGAAATTTATCAAGATATTATCAAAGAGACTACTACTCATATAAAGAATTTCATATACAAAATGGCATGTGAGATTCTTTTTCTCTTCTTGCTCTGGGTTTGTTGTTGTCATGAAGAGAGCCTCCGTTTTAATCCCATCGATAGAGTTTGACCATATGGTTTGGTTACCACATTTCTATCGATGGGATTAATAGTTATCTTAAAATCAAAAAGAAAGGTCTACCTTCTAAGTAAGAGGTAGACCTCAAAACCATCAATCATCGTATTGAGTATATGATGTCGGCAATATTCTCCTTGGTAGAGAATCTTGGTTCAAAAGTGTTTTTAACTAAGTTCATATTGGTTTACCTCCAAATCAAAATCCCATATAGAGGGAAATATCTCTTCTCTCTATATGGGTGATTATTTTAAATTCGAAGGTAATTACTTTCGTTATCTAGATGAAATTAACTACCTTATATTAAGAGCGATGCTCTTATACAGTCCTAGCACAATACCCTGTACATAGTTGAGAAGGTCTATGTACAGGGTATTGTGTTTTATTTCTTAAACTTAGTGGACTATATTAATTTATTAATATAGATATAGAATAGAGGGGGAGACGAAGATATGTAGGGGAACTATCACTTCATCTCTCTGTTATCGTATTGGGTGGTGAAGTATCGCTACCTATAAGAGAAAACTGAAAGATCGTAGTGGGAATTATGTGGTATCCACTACAAGATCTTCCTGTGTATACTTTGATGACAATACCGCATTGACAAAGTTATCCTTCTATCCTGTAGGAGCTATCTACCAGAGTATGAATACCACATCACCTGCTAGTCTTTTTGGTGGTAGTTGGACACAGATCAATGGAGTATTTCTATTGAGTAATTCCAATAGCTACAAGGTGAATACTACTGGTGGTGAAGAAAAAGTAACTCTGACTGTGAATACCATTCCCAGTCATCAACATAATAACCCTAGCAAGGGAGGATCTGCTTTGGTTTTAGATTCGACTGGTTCTGAAACAACTGCCGGATTTCTACAAGATTTTGACAATAAATATGATAGTTGGTATAAACTGTGGGATGGGACTCCGAAGGGTAGTGTTGGAACAACAGCTTATACCGGTGGAGGCAAAGCACATAACAACATACCTCCCTATTTGGTATGCTGTATGTGGAAAAGAGTAAGTTAATGTGATACAAAAAAGAAAGGTTGGATAAATCGTGAGTATACAACTCTACGAAAATCATCCAACCTTTCTTTTTCTCTTTTTAGATACCAATCATACGGACAGTGTCAAGATCAAACAGAGCGTTCTTGACTTCAACATAGAAGTTTTCAGCTTTCTCCAATGAATCGAAAGCGGAATGAAGTTTCACGATAACTCCGGTTTTCATTTGAGCCTGCACGGAATACTCATCCTCGCTCTCTTTCACTATGACGATGGTCAGAATCTCATTTACATTGAGGGTGAGTCGATTCCGAATGTCGAGAAACGTTGTACAAGGCATATGTTCCTGATTAAACAGCATAAAGATTCTCCTTTTACAGTCTGAACTCAGAGGGTTCAAACTCTACGTAATTGATAGAGATTCCATAGTTCTTAAGAATCTCATGAATCCTATAATAGAGATGTGTAATCTCTACTTTGTCACCAATATCCGAAGACCAGATAATGAACCCGCTAGAAGATCGGATCTTTACTGTATACACAATCTTCGCTCTAATCTTCTCATTGGGATCCGTGATTTTTGCAAGATCTTTGCAGGATTCCAGTGCTGTTACTTTCTCGATGCCGACCTAGGAGATATCATCCACATTGATCAGACGATATCCATCAATGTTGAGAAAGATTTTCTTGGGAGTATCTTCCTTCTTAGAAGGCTCTCTCATTTTCAAGAATCTCTCCTTCAAAGGAGGAGCGCACGTATTATTCCTATGAAACATTCTCGCTTGTAAGTGAATCACTTTATCATTCATCTTCATTCTCCTCCGTGTAAATTGCAACGAATCGATCCTCTTCTTTGTCATCATACTGATAGATCTTTGCGATGCATGGATTCCATTTTATAGAATTGGAAATCTTCAAGATCATTCTGACTCTTGATTGTATTACAGATCTCCTCAGCATCCTCCATACTAGTCAAGATACCGAGATTCTTATCCATTTCTTCCAGAAGGGTGACAAGAATGAATTTGAATCTCTCCCCGCGCATCCCACTATAGACGGTTCTCCTAGAATCGGTTACTTTGGTAATCCCCGCCTCATAATGGAATACCTTGATTACTCCTTATCCTGCAATTCATTGTCCGGGGTTAGTGTGTAATGATAGAGATGACTACCATTCCAAGTGGTTTCGACATCCAGATAGATGGGAATTACACGCTCTTCTCCGTTATAGAGTTTCATAAACCTATCGACAAGATTCTTCTGATCTTCCCTGGTATATACCATGAGAGGTTTTGAATCAGATGGTTCTAAATCGGAAGTAAAGTAAATCTTCCGAATGAAATCCTCATTCCAAATAAACCCTGCGGTAGGATTACCAGAAAAGAAATGATCGCTTTCATGATTCTCTATAAAGTTACGGGAATTCCGATAAAGCAAAGAAAATATCTCTTCATTGGATTTGGCCATAACAGTCTTCACCATCTCATCAGTGACTTCTTCATCCGTAGGAAGGATGCTATAAGCATATACCAAACCGAAGGTATAGCCACGAAGAGGCATGACGAATTTATTGGTATGATCATTATTTCCACAAATCGGGCATTTCACATACCGTTTCTGTGCCGTAGTTACGATGGTACTTTGCGTATAGCAATACAAATGATTTCCAAAGGACGTAATTTCATTTTCCTGGAAATTCGACGAATAGAAATTGACATTCTTCTGATAGTTAAGTCTGAAAAATCTATGCAATTCAGAAGTGATCGTATAATTGGCTATCTCTTCCGACACAGAGAAAGAGATCTCGGTATATATACTCGGTTGGAATATCTCATATGGACGATTATTGATGAGATTTGGATAATTCTCGGGATTGTAGATAGCCTTACGGATGAAATCCATATCGAGAAGTCCCTTCGTAATTTCTTGATCCCGATAGATAGCGAAGTTGTATCCTACGAAAGAGGTAGAATTCTTTGGATGGATACTCAAGAAATCTCCCAGTTCTTTGTATGGATTCTTTACGGTTACTGAATCATACCCATACTCAAACGCAATCGATGCACCGTTTCTGAGGACGATGTAAACTCTATTGTGAGAACATAGGTCTTTATCTACCAGAATACACAAGATAGGTTTCTGATAATATCGAATCCCGGATTCCTCTTTGAGAAATTCACTCATAGGAAGAAACCCGATATTGGTATTTAGAGGAATTCTTTTAATTTCCATACTTCTTCTGGTTTCCATACTTTACTCCTTTCTGATACATGATATCTTTACATGATTTGCTTCTTGCTAGGTAGAAATACACTCCCTATATGAAGATAATATACACATATTTCTTCATATAGGGAGTATACGTTAGCATACCATCCAGGGCGCATATTTGTCGGAAAGAGCAGATCTCATTTTATCAACGAGATCTTCCATCTCTTCCATTTTGGCATATACATTATTCGGATTCAGCTCTTTCCACTCTTTTTCTTTTTCTTTTCTTCCCATTTCTTATCATTTTTAATTGATACTACAGATTGAATCTTCGAAGATACAATCGAAGTTCCGATACCTACTGCAAGAAGACCAGTGAAGAGCTCTATAATGCTCAGAAATGTATCGAGATTAATCTTGTCCCTGAGAATAAAGGTGCTCTATCCAAAGTTCATACCGCTAGTACCATTGCAATGGTATTTGGATTTGTATACTTCATTCTCACTCTTATGATCCGTAAGGATAAAACCACTCCGATTGAAGCTGGAGTTGGTTTAGGTCTTACTGGTATTGGAGGAACTGTCTCCAAGAGGACTGAGATTATTGACTATAACAATAAGTGGAAAGAGAAACTTGTAGAATACAAGCAGAAGAAGAATCTCTCGGTATGGGAGTCTCTTGAACTTGTAGAAAGACAGATCAAAGATCTTATCGGAGACTTTGAGAATAAGTATCCTTTCTATAATAAGAGATAATTGAATATAATAAATCCACATACTCTCGTATTCTTGCAGAGTATGTGGATTTATTATATCTAATCATGAAATTCATCAGATCCAGGGTTCATACTTATCAACAAATGCAGTTGCCATCTCATTGATGTCATCATACATCTTATTATAAGCCTCTACATAGTCACTCTTAGCCAGAGCTTTGTACTCATCATACTTTTTCTTCCACTTATTCTCTGAAATCTTTCTAACTCCAGACAATACTGCCGTAGTTGGTAATGTGAGAACCAGAGGCACAATCAAAAAGCTTGTGACGATTCCAATGATAGCGGAAATCTCCGGGGCTTTATCCACAGTTTTGTTAATAGGATAAATGCTTCCGAATTTAAAATAGAGATCAGAAGCGTCTGACAATGCCTTGTGAGCATTATCAACATAGATCTTGATTTCTTTATAATGATCAGATTTCTTATTCGTTGCATCATCGGAGTATTTCTTAATTAAGGATCTAGCAATCTTCTCATTTTTCTGGAATTCTTTTACTTTCTCTTTTAGATCAGCTTGAAGCTTCTTAGATCCCTCTTCTTTACTCTTAAACTTTGATGCTTCCTTATCAGAGAGCATTTCCATTACAATATCGAAAGAATTCATATATCCATTTCTCCTTTATAAGAGATCGATCCTTCTATTTATTAAAAGGAAAGGACTGTATTATGAATCCATAGAAGAAAAATCTCTGGACCATAAATGGTCCAGTTCTTCCAATATTCTTGTAATCTATAAAATCATTACAGGAATATTGGTAGTTGTCCCTCTGAGGTATCGAAACATTCTGGTAATCTGTGCACTTCATTATCTAAGATGCAGTGTACTTTTAAAACTATACACGAAAGAGTGAATGATATGGAAAACTTCGATATTGTCATGGAGAAAGCCTACTCCGAAGATATGGAAAAGACGATGACCAAGCAGTATGAAGACCTCAAGGCCATCAAGTCATCCGAATCTATGAAAGCTGCCAAAAAGTACCTTTCTCAGGCGAGAGAAAACTCTAAGAAAGGTTACAAGAAGGAAGCTGTCGATTACTACAAGAAATGTATCAAGGAGATCGACAATACTGCCAAAGCTTTCAATAAGCTGGCTAATAATCTTCTTTCTTCTGGAAGCGTCTCCGATCGGGTGAAGAAAATTCTGATTGCTTGCGGCCTCGCAATGCTTAGCAATCTTTTGTCGTTTTCCGGAGCGGTGGGTTTCGCTAAGAAGACTGGAAACACAACTGGTGCCTTTGTGGGTCAGATTGCCGGAAGCAGTGCTTCTCTTGTTGGCCAGAATCTGTACTATGCGAAGATTGACAAGGAGAACGAAGAGAACCTCAAGGCCTTCGCCAAGAGTGTCAAGGAAGATCCGAAGAATACTATGCGGAAGCTTCTGGCTGATCTGATGTCTATGCGTGAAGCTGTTGTCAACGAGATGAAAGAAGTTCAGAAGTCCTGATCTAAGGATATAATAGCCAATTAGGAAATTCCTAATTGGCTATTTATTTGATTCCTATACGCAATTATTTATAATCCTTACGAATCTAAATAGAAAACATAGCTTTAAATATGGGATTCTAAACGGTTTCCCGTGATTTCTTTCACTAGAAGTCAATCAAGTCCTGTATTATAAAGACCAATATCCAAATATTGGAGGTTTGAAACATGAATGTAGCAAGCTACAATCAGGTTGCTCAGGAAGGTCTCTTCACCAAGAAGAAGACTGTTGAGGATCTCCTGGCTACCGCTCAGAAGAAAGTTTCTCGTCTGAAGACCGTCGAAGACGTTGATGCTAAACTGCAGGCTGTCAATGAGTCTGGTAAAGCTGTGAATACAACCCTGAAGACCATGGCCGATGCCGCTAAGAAGCGTGCTGCTGGTTCTATGGACGACAAGGAATTCAAAGCCGCCATCAAAGATGCCAGCAAGTCAATCGCGTCTCCGATCAAGACTCTGTATGCCAAGCTCGGCAATGTGGTTGAGAGCAAGGCCGGTGTCACTTCTGATGAGATTCAGGCCTTCCAGAAGTATCTGTCTGGTCTGAAGAAGCTGCTGAACGATCGCAAGAAGGAGCTGGCTAAGGCTTCTGCTGCGAAGGAGAGCTATGAGGATATCGAAGATCCTGAGCTGAGAGCTATTCTGGAGTCTCTGGATGCCGAACTGTCCGATGCCGAGGAAGTCTGTGCTCCTAAGAAGAAGAAGTGCAAGGTTACCGAGTCTGAGGATGAAGAGTGCGATCCTGATGACGAGGAGTGCAAGAAGGACAAGGACGAGGAAGACGACGATTCCGATGAGTCTGATGAAGACGAAGAGGATGAGGACGAAGACGAGTCTGACGATGAAGATGACGACGATGAGGAAGATTCTGAGGAAGAGTCCTGCAAGGAGTCTGTCACTTTCTCTGAGGATGAGCTGAACGAGTATGCGGATTCCTGCGAGAGCATGATGAACGACGACTTCGATTTCGAGGTTGCTGAGGAGTCTGTCTCTGAGAGTTCCGATCTTCTGAATGCCGATGGCACTCTGAAGTTCTAAGAATTTTCATTACCTAAAATATACAGTAAGGAGTCTGACAAACATGAAATACGCTGAAGCGATGGAGTACGCTCGTCTCCTGGATTTCGAGCCTGACGTTGCCTATGCGGATTCTTTCAAGCGTGCGATTGCTGCTGAGGAGTCCTTCCGCAATCAGATGGCTTTCGAGTCCACTCTGGGCGCTTTCGTCGATGATGTCGATGAGCTGCGCAGTGAGAATATCGAAATCGCCACTGAGGCTGCCAATGCTGTCACCGAGACTCTGAAGAAGATCGCTACTTGGTTCAAGAACCTGCTGATCAAGTTCAAGGCCATGATCCGTAAGATCGTCTTCAAGGCTCGTGTGAAGGCTGCTGACAAGGCTGTTGCCAAGATGTCCAAGAATGCCAAGGCTGCTGGATCTGCTGCTCCTGCCAAGGGCGTTGTTGATCTGACCGATGAAGAGGTCGAGAGCTACAACGAAGTCTTCAAGGCTCTGGATGAGAAGGGCATCAAGGCTGGTTTCATTGGTGCCAACATGAACGCTATGACTCTGGCCAACCTGTGCAAGATGATTGCCAGCCGTGGCGACGAGTGCGAGAAGAAGCTGGCTGACGCCATGAAGAACCCTTCTGCCGATGTCTCGGTGAAGGATCTGAATGAGAACTGCAAGCTGGTTGCTCGCGCCATGAAGATCGCCACCTCTCTGCTGAACAAGGCTGTCAAGGCCGGCGTTGTTCAGAACAGCGATGCCAAGGCTGCCGATAAGGCTGAGTCTGTTGAAGTCGAAGTCATTGACAAGAACGGCAACCCTGTCAAGTAAGATTTAGCAAATCAACAATTTGCTTAAAATAGGTACTACTAGGTACGATGCGATTCTGTACCTAGTAGTACATTTTATGCTTATTTAATAAGGAGATATGTATCATGAAATACACTGAAGCAAAAGAACTCTATGCTCTTGCTTCTATGAATGCAGAGTCTTTCTTTTCAGACAAATCTGTACAGGAAGCAATGATGGTTATGCCTTTCGATGGACTTCTTGATCATAATGATGAAGCTGTTACGGAAGCGTATGGAACTGCTATGGAAGCTTTAAAATCTCTGGCGACCTGGTTCAAGAACCTCTTCTCAAGATTTCAGGCTGTCATTCGTTCCATTACTTTCAAAGCCTCATCTAAGAAGCTGAAGAAACTGGAGAGCGACGTTGGTAAAACTGCTATCACAATCAGTAAAGAAGAACTTGATAACATGAAGGATGCTCTCTCTGAACTCAAAACTCCTATGGAATCGCTTCCAGAAAAGCTGACTGCTACGGATCTGGCTAAGATCTGCAAGACTGCTCTGCAGAAAGGGAATGAGATCAATAATGAACTGAAAGCCAGATTTACTGGTGACCAGATCATTAGAGATCCTCAGCAGATCAACATCTGGCTCAAGGAAGAGAAGAAGAAAGCAAATAGCTATGCGAAGCTTGTTCGTATTTGCCTCAAATTCATCAACTCTGCGATCAAAGATGAGGTTGTTGAATCGAAGAGTAAAGACAAAGAGGTTGACACTACCATCAAAGCTCTTCCGGCTCATGCCTAATTCATAAAAGAAAGGTGGATATTTCTCATGACCCTCGTAGAAGCAAATGAACTCTTTTCGTGTATGAATTTCTCTCTGGAGGAATCTGAAGAAAGAGCTCTCGAATCTGCTCAGCAGAAGGTATCATTTCTTGTTTCTATGGAATCTCTGATCGATCATGACTCTGAGTATTCTTCTGCTATGGAAGGCGCCCTGGATACTATCAAGAGTGTCATGAAGAAAGTTAAGGAAGCATTCCATAAGTTGGTCATCAAATTTGGGCTTATTGTCCGTACCTTCCAGCATCGTGCTCAGGCTAAGAAACTCGCATCCGATATTCTTCTGCTTGGAAATCGCGGACTGGAAGTTCCTGCTGCTCTTCTCGGCAAAATCTATGAATTGAGAGATGCTTTTAACACTGTCGAATTGAAAGACAGTTGGAAAACTGAGAAGCAAGGGAATGCATTTGACTATAATGCCAGTCATGTCCTTACGCTTCCTGAAATTAAGCGCAACATTCGTGATATCACAACAAAAGCATCCGAGATTGATGGAAATCTCGAAGATTGGCTGGATAATCCGGATCCCGAGGTTGATACAAAGAAGCTTCGTGATGATGCCAATAAGTGTACAAAAGCGATCAACCTCACCATCAACTTCCTGAATATTTATGTGCTTACGATTCAGAAACAGACTGTTGATGCCCAGAAAGCTGCGAAGAAGAACGCGAAATCAAAAGGTAAATCAGAAGAAAAGAAAGATCAATAAGATTCGCTTCATACTCTACGATGGAATCGTTATAGTTCCATCGTAGAGTTTATTATCATATGCATAGGAATATATCCGGACATTGAAGTAAGCAAGTATACTAGAGAGGAGGGTATGAATTAGATCATGCTCTATTCAGAAGCTCAAGATCTCTATACTGCTCTGGAATTCACTCTTTCCAGAAATGAAGAGTTGGAATGCCAGAATGCAGAAGAGACATATTACAGGCTTACAGAAGTAGGGTATCTTATCGAAGGATATGATACCTCCATTGCGATTGAATCTGCTATGGATACGATCAAGAAGACCTTTAAGAAGATTCAGCAGGCCTTCCATACAGCATTGGTCAAATTCGAAGTATTCATCCGCAGTTTTATTCGGAAGCACCGTCAGAAGAAATCAAGAAGGCTCATCAATGATCTCTATGGAGTTACCATTCTCATCTCCACAGAAGAAGTCGATAGACTTGAGAAAGTCTTTGACAATCTGGATCTTAAGGGATTCGATGATAACTATTACACGGAGAAATCCGATGAGAGATTTGCGGAAGATGATATGTGCAAAGTTCCTGTACAGTCGATCGCACATTATCTTCAGAATCTCTTTAAGAATGCTCAGTATCTTGATGAAGCTTTGGTGAATATCATCTCTGGAAAGTCCAACCCGGCTAGAGAATTCATGGAGAAATACAAACTCGATGAAAAGGATTATCCCAGATGGTTACGATTCAGAGCGAAGAAGACTACCGAGGCTATTAAAGAAGTCATCTCCATTCTCAATACTGCGCAATCCAATAAGATGGCCCTCGATAAAGAGAATAAAAAGAATGGTGACGCTACCAAGGTAACCAAAGTATCTTCTGGGAAATGAAATATACGCATATGAATATCTTCAAAATAGAAGGTTTCATATGCGTATATTTTGCGTTAGATCAAATGAATGATGGAATTATCGTTATTTACCATAGAGATAATGGTATTCAGGTTTTTCATATTCGGCTGATACTTGAAAATCCGAATCATTAACTGGAATTTGCGACGATTGTTAAATCTCTCAGCACGATCAGGGTTTGACTTAACATCATCGGATATAAACTCATATTCCGGGTCTTTTTTGGTTCCAATTCTGGAAATCTCTTTATTAAGCGAATTGACCTCTATGGTAAATTTATTATATTAAGATTGATTAGTTTGCTCCTTAGCCTTAATGAATTTCTTCAGGTTTTGCATATTAGGTTCACCCTCGAAAATTTCTTTGGTATACACTTGGATGCCCTGTGCTTTTGCAAAACCAGCATACTCTTTATATTTATCGACATCAAGAGGCTTTTTCTGGTAATTAGCCAGGCCTTTCTTAAGTTTAGCAACTTGATTCTTATTAGAATTGATATACTTTTGAAGCTGGGATGGAATTCTGGATTGCATATAGGACAGCATAAGTTGCGCACTCTTATAATTTGGATTCTCGCTATCCATAACTCTCAATATACGTCTAACGAGTTCTCTCACGGATGCATTAATCCATCCAAAAGACTTCTTTCCTCCAGCTTCAATTTCCCCGCATCTGGAAATAAACTGCCAAGTCGCTCCACGATCTTTGTAATCAGCATCTCCTAATTTAAACGGATCTTTAGAGGCAATTTCGCTAACGACTTTATTCATACCAGCAAAATCGCTCGCTGTCGGCTTGGTAGGATCCTTTGAATCTTTAGAATCGTTAAGAGCTTTCAAGTAATTATTATGCCTTTCTTCAAGAGACTGATCGGTTTCTGTATCTTTTGTATTCCCAGATTCAGAATTAGCAGGAAGAATTAGATATTTGACTTCCATAGTCTTTTTAGCTTCCTTCATTTCAGAAGCTGCATCATCCGCCTGTTTATTCAGATCTTTTGCTTCTTCAGGAGTAACTTCACCTGTAGAAGCTTTCTTCAGACTAGTTTCCACAGCATCCGCTTGTTTGATAATATTCTGAAGCTTAGATACATCTTCTTTTGCATCTTCCTGTGTTACTTTCACAGAAGAAGGAGGTTCTGAAGATTTAGAATCTGAAGAATCAGTATCAGAAGCAGGCTCATCTTTTTTCTTACCTTTCCTAAAGAAAGCCTTGATACGAGCAATAATGCTCTTAACCCACTTCTTAAACGCTGCTACCAATCTCTTGAATTTATCGTAGATAGCCGTAACGGTCTTCTTGACTGCATCTACAACTCCTTCCTCAGCAGGAAGGCACAGAGATTCGCATACAATGGAATTCTCCATATCGGATCTATAAATCTCAGATGTAGTCTCATAAGACTCCAATACAATATCTAATTCATTCATAACGAGAATTCTCCTTTATAAGAAAAATACATGAATTCTTTTGATACATATATAAATCAAATAGATATATAGAGGAGAAAATGCTTTCTCTCTGATTCATAAATGAATCAGTTTCAAATTCCTACTTTTTTGTTACTGGGTGAGAAGGGACCCAGATCATTTATGGTTCAGAGATCTATTTGCCTAATAATTAGGAATAGATCTATTTCAAATGAGATATATAGAATATGGACAATTTTGATACTGTGCTTGAGTTTCTGGATCCTGTTGAAGAAGGATACAACATGGATACAGCCAAGCTGATCAAAGACCCTCGGGTTTATGAGATGCGCAAAATGACAAAGTATGCAGTCAAAGCATACAAACTTGGAGTATTCAGTGAGGCTTACAAATATTTCTCCAAGGCATCTAAGATGTGCGATGAAATGAAGAAGGTTGCCGATTAGTTCAAGAGACTGCTGATGCGTTTCCAGGCCATGGTCCGTGGCATCATCTTCAAGAACACCCAGAAATCCATCGACAAGACCTACTTCCAGAAGAACAAGAAGGGTGAGCTGAGCGACAGGGCGAAAGCCATCCGTGACAACACTATCACCATCGACAATGCTGATGAACTGAACACTCTGGCCCGTCAGGCTGGCCTCGAACTCAATGGCATTTCTGCCGATGGTAAGGTCGACGCTGAGCAGCTGGCTTGCATCACCAAGGCCGTTCTGTCTATCGGCATCAAGACCAACACCAAGCTGCAGAATGCTCTGCGCAAGCCTGAGAGCGCCGACGTGAAGACCCTGAACGACGAAGCCAAGGCCACTGGAAAGCTGATCAACAAGTGCACCTCCATGCTGAACAAGGCCGCCCAGAAGGGTGTCATCGCCATGAAGAAGCGTGAGCAGGCTCAGAAGCTGAACAAGAAGGCCGACGATGTTCTGTCCTGATTACTTGGGACTGACACAATTTAAATCCTAAATAACCCCGTAATGACGTTTTTATTTCGTCATTACGGGGTTTTATTTCTTCTTATGGTTAGACTGATTCAAAAAGAATAGCCCCTCCGCATCCTCCATTAATTTCGGTCATATTAGAATCATCAACCATGTATAGGAAGAAAAACCGTAATGATGTAGTATTTGTCACTATCATCATTACGGTTTAATTTTTATTTCTCTTCCTTCTTGGAAGTGATAAAGGGTTTATCTACCAATTTCCAGATCATACGATATTTACTGAGATCAATATCTACATTGTGATCAATCACATAGTAGTAGATCTTATTCGCAAGCTCTTTCTTCTTGGTAGTAGGAGCCATAGCAAAGTCAGTAATCATCTTTCTTACTTTAGCAAGCTCCTTATTCTCCACCTTATCTACATAGGTGGTCTTATTTACCTTCATATCTGCAGTCTCTTTATTGACTTCTACAGATACATTCAGAGGAATAGGAGTCTCATTATCTTCTGCTTCTACTTCTCTCAATACAGATGGAATTGCAGGAGTCTCTCTACCCACAGCTTCCTCTACAGGAGTGTCTGGAATCGGTTCTACTTCTCCCTCTTCTTCCATATTGGAGAAAGCGTTCAGAAGATCTTCCAGAGCAGCTACATCCTCTTTGAATTCATCGCTCATATGAGACTCTGATTCTTCTTCATTCTCTTCGGTAGATTCCTGAGCATATTCCTCATCTTCATCTTCTGTAGAAGGAGTCGGAGTCTCAATAGGATCTACTTCCTCATTCTTAGGAGATTTTTCCATATCCACAGTAGGATTCAGAATCTCATCTCCGATGGGTTTCTCCTCAGCAGGATCTTCGGTATCCTTAGGAAGATCTTCCACAATGTCTTCTTCGGGAATTCCATCTAAGGGATCCTTAAAAGCTTTATGGAAATATCTCCCTGCTCTTGGATTGGTTTTTACACTTTCCATCATTGCTTCGGTAGCTTTACGATCTGGAATTCCATTTCCAGATACTACCATAGCAAGATCAAAGAATAATGAAAATTTCATAGTATGAATGTCTCCTTTGGGAGAATCTGGTTTATACCAAGACCAATGTATTGGTATCAGATTCTATGTGAGATTCTTTTAAGAACTTATTCCAGGCTGATTTGACTTTTGCTTTTGTCTTACTTTCTCTATACTCAGAGAAATCATCACCCTCATTGACCTTATAGGCCATAGGAAGTTCAGCAAGATCTTGAGGACTATAAGAAGAGTAGGATCTCTTCTTACCCAATACTTCTCCTGTCTGTAGCACATCGGCTACAAATCCAGAGCAGAAGTAAGACCACTGTTTCTCATGAGGAAGATGAGCAGCATAGGCAAATAACCCAGCCATATCATAGGTAAATTTCACTTGATTCTCGATAAAGAATTTCACTTTCTTGATCATAGCAGCTCTCTGCTTCTTCGTTACGAAGATGACAAACGTTGCATACTTGATATTCTTCTTCCACTTGGTATAGAAGTCATTGTTAATATCATCCACAGCAAAGCCATTGGAAGCCCCTGTGATGGGAATATCATCATTAAGCTTCTTTCTACCAAAGGAATACATCTGTGTCATAGAAGCATCAAAGGAGATCAGAGAATGCGAATACTGATCCTTCGTCCATAATTGGATCAATGAAGAAAGAAGTGTACCTGTATGACATACGAAGATGTATACTGGATACCATTTCTGGGTCTTCACTTTATCCGATGCTTCCATAGCTTCTTCTACTTCGTCCTCTATAGAAGGGACATAGAGAAGAGACTCCGGATTCAGACACTCTATGACAACATGAGGATCCAATGCTTGTAAGATATCAAAGTCATTCATGCTTTCTTCACTCCAATATTGAAATAGGATTCGATGACATCATAGAGATTCTTCTGATCTCTCCGATAAGACTCTGTAGCAGAAGCATTGATGATCTGATTCTTCTGCTCACTATCCTTCGGAATATCCTCTTCTCGAATCTGAGATCTCAGAGAAGTATAGAGGGAGATAAACTCACGATAGTCTTTGTCTGGAATTACGACATAATTGATATCTTTAAGACCCTTCATCATTTCCGTCTTAGCAGCTTCCTTCTTGAAGTCTACTGCTACAAACTTCGGGTGAGTGGTCTTATGGGTCTTGATCTCTACTTCCAGATTCAGATTGGGAATAAAGAAATCAGGAATATAGAAATGATCCTTACCATCAAACTTGTAGGTGTAAGTATGAGGAGAAGGAGATTCGATATCCTTAGCCTGCAATCCAATCTTATCTCTACAGAATTCCAGGAAGTCTTTCTCATAAGATCCCACATAGGATCTCTTTCCATCCTTGAATTCTACATAGCCAGAGATCTTCCGATTCTGAAGCATCTTTCTCTGCTGCTCGGGATCGTTCAGAAGATGAACTCGACCATATTTGTCAATCATTCTCTTCTTAAACTGCTCTCGATACATCTCTTTGCATTTGGGATTGTTACAAAACCGATTGTATTTCCCAGTCTCTTCATTCCAATCGGTCGGTTTCTTACAGACAACACAGGCTCCAGTCACTCTACCTGTCTGAGCATAGTAGAATAATCTAGAGTCTGAGAAATTTGGAATCACCCAATCAGGATGATGGGTCCGAACATGAGTGCCCCATGGTGTCAATGATTTGTATTTCATCGTACAGCAAGGGCACCTGTAGTATTTTACGGTTCTCATATTTGATTAACCCTCGATTCCCTATTGGTTAAATTTAACCAGGTGTTTTCGGGTACCTGCATAGTAGACTATAAATCAGTATATTATTTTGATGGAAATCAGAAAGATAAAAGTTTCCCTATATAAGAAAGGAGTATCATAACTATGACGAGATATGTAAGTAATGTATCGGCCTTCCAGCATCAGTATGAGCAGTATATCAGAATTACGGATAACTGTGGAAAGGATGAATTCTTTTTATTACAGACAGAATCAAAAAGACTTCCTGGATTTAGACCCAGAGTGGATCTGACTGTAAAAAGATTAAAAGAGAATCTGGATCGATTCGATCAACTTGATCCGAAATCTATCCAAAGATATTGGCCTACTAAATTGATTCCCTATATCGATTTTCCGGATGAGATGTATTATCATGGAGGATTTGCTCCCTCTATGGAAAATGAGGAAAATGAGGAAAATCCGGAAATGTATATGTGTCATACGTTTGATATTGAGGATGATGATGCTTCCAAGATGTCTGAAATTGGAATCGATTTTAAGATTCAAATTGATTCCTTCAAGGAATCTGATAATAAAGAATCTTTCATTGATAAGGCATATGAAATCTCTAGCCAATCTTGCCAGTATCAAGTCAGTATAATCATGAAGGATTATACCCCTGATACCAATATCCAAGTATATCCGATCTTCATCAAGTGTGATACTAACATGGTATACTTCTTAGATCCTTATGGACTTCCTTCCGAAATCATCTATATCGATCTGGATCAATATGCTGGTATTCCTGATAACAATCTCAAAGAGTTTGATTGGATCCATGTAAAAGCATCTAGATTCTTTACCAGTCATTCTTATCTCCATTTAAGACGATCTAAATTCAATCTGGATTACCTTGGATATGATCTCAGTGAGATTTCTAGTTTTAATGAAGTCTATGGAATCTCCAAATATATCCAGTGTAATGTAGAAACGGATCCTTCTAGATTCTATGGAGTTGCCGTAATATCTGGAGACTCAATGATGCAATTGATCTTCAAATAAGGAGATATCTTACTATGGAAATGCTTACAGACAGAAAAGGAAACATTCATCTCTTTGATGAGAATAACAAAGAATGTCTGATACACCCTGAGCATATTGATGAAGTCTTTGATTTCCTTAAGAAAGAGAAGATCAAGAAATCTCTTATTGAGGGCGGATACTTAGGTAGAGGAAAGTATTATCTCTACTATGTAGACACAGTCACCGAAGAGATCCTTAAACATATGCAAGATGGCAAGACATTCTTAGAAGAAGCTGTATTATCGAGAGTGAATCCCTTTACAGAAGAGAGTGAGAAGAGATGGTTTGGAGTATTCATGCATGATCTTCTTCGTTTCATCCGAAAGCATGACCGAAAGATACGGTATACTGATATCATGCTTCTCTCTATGGATGAAACCATTACTTATCTCTATTTCGTAGAGCAGAATATAGATTTCCTAGAATCCCGAATCCATGATATCCTCAGTCAGTATAAAGAAGAATTGGAAGAAGATCCCTTCTTCTTTGATTACAAAGACCAGGCATTCTTAAAGCAACTCGATCTTCTCAAAGAAGCATTGAAAGATCGGATGACAAAATAAAAAAGAAAGGTATGATGACTATCGCTCTATCTATCAGAGTAAAGTATCATACCTTTCTTTTTGTATAATAAAATTACTTCACACCAAATAACCAAATACCTTGTGCCCATCTGGATGGATTCTTCGGGATATATTTTTCAATTGCAGTGCCCAAACTAGAACCGTAGTGAGAGATTTTACTGCGTCATATAGTGGGAATATCGGCACTGTCGTATATAGGAAAATATCTAACCAAGATTCAAATGAAAATTCAGATGAGAATACCTTTCTTCTATATTGAGTAATTCGAAGAGTAATTTGAAATTTCTCAATTTTGAAAATCCTATATCTCGTTTTACATTTTGTCTGGTATGCTTTACAGAATGTCGCATATATTTGACATTTTAGAAATTGTAAAATGAGTAATTCGATAGAGAAATAGGGAGTAAATATACAAAAAAGAATGGATACCCGAGAGAATTAATCCAGTCTCAGAGGTATCCATTCTTTTTCTCCGATCAGTGATGAAGAATCTGATCAGAGAGACCCTCGATCATGTATACAGACTCACTCCAATATTTGGAGTAGGACTTGCTCCACTTGATGTAAGCGATGAGGATCGGGAGGGAGATGAGGAAGCAGATGATAGAGATGACAAAGATGATAGCAGTGATATTCATGATATATGCTCCTTTACAGACCAAGGTTCAGTTCAGACACATGAACCATAGTGATAACCAAAGATGCTGGGAATGCAATTCCAGCAATCCATTTGAAGATGGTCATGATCAGAAGCACGATCACTTCAGGGTTACTGACATTCCGCTTTTTCTGGAGATGAGTCTTATAGATCATCTGCAGGGTGGCTGCAACAGAGAAGATAGCATAGATGGTGACAACGATTATGCCACCATTGGAAAAGAACAAATTGATCCAAGTGTTGAAAGTCATTTTGAATTACTCCTTTTAAAGATATTTAAGGTATCGATTCCCTATTCTTATCTATATAATATATAGACTTTATAGGTCGACTTTTCGATTACAAAAAAGAAGGTATCCATGACAGAATTTTGTATGATCTTTTCAATAGACATACTCTGTCATAGATACCTTCTTTCTTACTTAAAGATCTTTTTCAACGGGATGATGGACATCACCGTCTTTTCCAATTTCCTCCTATACTTGATGATGGTATCGGCCGTCACAAAGTTCAGACCGAACCTCAGCTTCTTCAACCAGGGTGTGATGTCATTGGTTTCCACCACGACATTTCCTTTCCGGTTATAGGAGTGCGGGATCTCATACCCACACTTCCGAGTAATCTCATTAGCCAGTTCGAAATCTTCCTGGCTAATCACGATGGCGATTTTCATATAGAGCTTCCTTTCTGTGGTTTTAGAGACTTCTTCCTTGTCTTATTATACCTAAATAATATATAGAGATTTTACCGGTCATTTTCGACCTATTTTATAGTCTCCTTCCTTGTATGACAATATGAATCTTCTCAGAAGCTCTTGTGATCGCTGTATACCGTAATTTTTGTGTCGTGTCATAATCCTGGAATTTCCCATCCAGGAAGAGTACCGATGGCCATTCACTGCCTTGAGAAAGATGCGCTGTGATGGCATAGGAATACTCAAACTTGTTATAGGGAGAGATGCCATAGTCATTTGTCTCATAGCATTTGAGCTTGAGATACTTGGTATCCATCCCCAGCTTCCGAATCTTTCTCTTGGTGATATCCGGAGTAAAGTCTATGGGAACTATACCCTTCTTCATCTTATCAAAGTAGACATGATCACAGATCCCTTGGGTACCATTCGTGAGATAGAGACCATCTCCCAACTCCTGATTCCAGTTATTCTGTCTACAGATGAGTTTCTCTCCTTCCATCGGGAGAAAGTCTTTGGCACCTAAGATTCTGAATCGGATATGGTCATTAAACATCTGCCTGACCTTATTTCTTCCCATAATGATGGTATCATAATCGGTCAGAAGATTGGTACCAAGATCTACCTCAGCAGTGATCTTGGAATCTCCATAAGTACCCAATTCCAATGGCATTCCTCGGATCACCAACTGAGACAGATAGATGATGGGATTGTCTCGATTCTGTCTCATAATCTGATTGAGGATGTAATCTGGATTCATCATGACAGCAGAATTCCCAAAGATGGGAGGAAGCTGATGATGATCCCCAATGAAGATGATAGGAATTCCAAAGGAGAGTAAGTCTGCCTCCATATTGGTATCTACCATAGAGGCCTCATCAATGGCAATGATCTTGTAATCTCCTTCGAGTCTGTCTCGCAAGACAAACGCAAACTTCTCTTTGGGATTTCCATCTTCGTCTAAGACGATATTCCCTTGCTCATCTTTCTCATAGGAGATGACCCTCTTATAGATGAGGGAATGGATCGTCTTGGCAGGAAGACCCTTCGAAGCCAATACAGTCACTGCCTTTCCTACATAGGCAGCACAGATAAAATCATCCATCGAGAACCCCATCATCTGGAAGAAGTATAAGATCAGAGAAGTCTTACCAGTACCAGCAGCGCCCGATAAGGTAAAGTAAGGTTTGAAGGTCTTCTCTTCCTCATACCAATGTTTCATTGCCTGTAAAGCACCCTGCTGAGATTCATTTGGAGTAAAGTTGATCATATTCGGAGGGATGGGCATCCGCATCACACGCTTAGCGTTCTTCTCTTTCATAGAGAGAATTCATCATCCTTTCTGTCAGGAGATACTATCTGGATTCCCTAGAATCCTAAGTAATTTAACTTCAGATTAAGATTTGCTATGGAGATGAGAGATTTACAATGGCTGATTTAACAGGGATTTCCCAATGGAAGTTGAATACGGAAGAAGTTGGGTATATGGTAGATGAAGATTCCTTGTCTCAGGATGCGGATTCTTACAAAGTCTATGTACCGAATGTTCTTCCTCTTGTGGAGCAGGGGGATGCCTTGGAGACTCCCTCTCCATTGGATACTTCCTGCTTCATCAATGATGGAGAGTGTACCATCACATCAGCTGGTACCGTTACCACCGCCAATTATCTCAAGATCAAGACAAAAGACAATATGGAATTCAAACGACCCATCCTCAAGAAGGGTGCTGAATTGACCATTGGAAATACCGGAGACTCTGTCAATACACTCTACATCACCAATATGACAGATCAGTCTGAGTATTCCAAGTCCAAGTCTGTCAATAAGAATTACAAATCTTACCTCTATCAGTCTATGGGGATTGATGAAGGTGAGGTTGGTGAATGAGGTGAATTATGACCATCGATCAATTCATCCAGACCGAGCAGAATAAATCTGTCAAGTATCCGAACTACTACTACCAGAAAGTTATCTCGGAAGATAATCTCCATGTTATTATGAATTATCAATCCATCATGGATCGATATGTCCAATACATCCGAGATTACATCACAGAGATTGAATTGTCTCAGGAAGAGATGCGAAAGTATCGCTACAATCCCAAGAGACTTTCCTTCAATCTCTATGGTACGACTTCCTACTGGTGGTCCATCATCTTTGCAAATCAGATTCATTCTCTGACTGAGTTCGATTTCTCTCGAGACAATGTCATCAAGGTGTTTACCCGTGAGGGAATCTCTGCCTTCTCAACGGTATTGTCTGTGGATAAGACCTTCATCTCGGAGAATCAGTCTGAGGTCTCCAAAGACAGAAAGTCTGTCACATCCATGTTGCAGAAACAGAATGCCGAGGAGATCAATGCATCTTCTACCTAACAAACCAAAAGATTCCGTATAAAGACGATTCCTCTTGGATCATTCTCTATACGGAATTTATTTTGACTCGACTTACAGCTCCATATCTCCGATTTCTTCCAAACCAGCTTTCTGCATGGCCAACTTTGCTTTCTTTCTCGGATCTTTGATGTCATGAATGGAGGGTCTACTGTGATCATTCTCAAAGGGATCATCGGTAGAGACTGCTTCCAGAGTAGAAGCCAAAGAACGTTTGGATACCGAGAAGGGTTTGTCATAATCCATCTCAAGACGGATACACTTCTCATTCGTAAAGGGATGATTGAAGTAATCCAATGCCTTGGGATCCGATTTCCCACGAATCTTGACTCTCTTGACGGTGAGATAGAGTTGGTTGGTCCCCTTCTGTCTCTCACGATTCAGAATCGCCATCCAGTCAGACTCTTCTGCAATGGCCCAGGAGGAACCAATATTCGCAGATCCGACAAACTGCAAGACATCCTGCTTATTCTCTCTCATGGCGGCATCGACAATGGCATTACCTTCACGGTTTACCTGCTGTGCCGTAATGACCGGAATCTGGAAATACTCTGCAAGAGATTTTAATTCCTGAGCGACATTCGCAAGACGAATCCGCTCATCTCCATACCAGTCATTCACCGAGTCAATTCTCTTGATATAATCAAGAATGACACAGATGACTTCTTTCCCCTGGTCTTCCAGAGACTGGATCATGGTATAGAGATCACCCGTAGTAATGCTCAGATTCGCTTTGTAGACAAAGTGGATGCTGATATGCTTCTTGGCATTTTCCTTAGAGATATCATTTCCATCCTTGTCAATGAAAGAAGCCCCGAAGGTATATCCAGCTTCTTTATGGAGAACCTCTACCACCTTCTCATAGGGATCTGTCGCTATGTCAGCATTTTCATCGCTATACATATCATACAGTCTTCCCACAGTCTCGTTGATCGAGTTCTCCATCGTGATGAAGAGGATGGTCTTTTGTTTGTCTTCATTTTGGTCTAAGATTCTTGGATTACATTGACGAATCTCATCCGCCAAATTCAGCAACATACCGGATTTAAAACCACCAGTCAATCCCAAGAAGGTATACAGTCTTCCCGATTGGAATCCGGGAGACAGAATGGCATTGAGTGCCTTGATTCCGGTAGATAGGACAGCACCCGGACGATGGGCTCTTTCGACAATCGTCCGAAGGGTATCAATGCCATCCACACTACTGAAATCAATTTCATCCACCATACCACTCGATATGGCAGTCTTTTGCATGGAGGTCAATCCACGAGTGAGTACCTCTCGAAGAGTTTTGGTATACTCACTCATACTATAGAAGCCGCAGTTCCGAAGTTTGTCATAGAGAGAAACAATCTCATCTTCCATACTCATGATAATAGAATACTGAAGTTTCTCCGAGATACTCCTCGAAATCTGTCTGGCATCTACCGGGGACATCTGATTCTTGTCCCAATTGACGGTTTGTAATGCCTCGGACAATTCCGGGCATTTGTCTATGACATAGGAGCAGATCGCACCGGTATCTTCCAGAGATCCTGTACTCTTTGCTTCACTGATATATTTGACAAGACGAATGTTATTGTATTTCGCTTGTGAAAACTTAAAATCCTCTAAGTCGATTCTCTCCAATAACTTTCTCAGGTTATTGAGTTCGGATGTGGTGACACACTCAGCCACCACATACTTCAAGAGAGACTCGATCATATGACTATCCAGATTCATATGGAAAGTCTGTCTCGAAGAGGAAGTAGTATTCGAAGATTTCGATCTTCTCTTGATTCTGGCCATTGGGATTATCACACACTCCCATCTTTTTCGATTTTACAAAATATAGATAGGTTTTTGCTTAATTCGGAATGTAAGAATCCCAATCCGGATGTGTTTCTCGAATTTCTTTCTTCACGGTCTCGGTCCACCATTCCTTCGGCATCTTAAACATCAATCCTGGATTTGCATTGATGGCTATGACAATACAATCATCATCCGGATGATTCAAAGACAGAATGAGCTCGGGCATCTCCTTGATCTTATCCTCAATATAGAATCCATCTAACTCATCTTCATACTCTTTGATGAGGGAAGGATCCAGATCGACAGCTTGCTGAATCATTCTCATATCCAATTTCTCTCTCGGGATGAGAAGAATCGCTCTCGGGAAAGAGCGAATGGATGTGACACAGATTTCATAGGTGAGATTCCGATAGGGGACATACTGAATATTTCTTCCATCCAATAAGACTGCCTTGAGACAGTCATTGTATTCCGGGTCTTTATAGAAAGCAAAGATGGAAGGATCTGCTTCCAATGCGGTATCCCAAGCATGATCATCTGCATACTTATTCTTCAATGCAAAGATCAGCTTCGGATGCTCTGGCAATAGACCCAAGATTTCTGTCTGGAGATGATAGGCATCTTCTCCAATCATCAGATCTTTTGGCATAGTTCCTTACCTCATATACTTGGTTACAAATCGGTCGATATCCTCTAATGATATATCGACATCCTTGGTTTCATGAATAAACTTCTGGATGATCTGAGAAGTGGTGTTATTCTTATCCCGGACAAAATCAAATCGATCCCGAATTCTCTCGGTTCTCTCTTGATCTCGCTTTCGGATCTCTTCCTTCATCTCATTCCTGAGGTGAATCTTAACTCTCCTCGTCTGATCAATGAAGGTTCTTCTCAGCATATCAATGGCATTCTGATTCTCAATCTTGGTATCGGTGATTCGGATTGAGATTCGGATATGCACTTTGGGATCCTGTAAGTCTTCATGGATCTTTTGTATCAGTCCTTGATAAGAATCCACATTTGGCATACTTCTCGTATCGACACTATAGGTCATATAGAGATCTGCATAGGGATTCTCCACTCTCTGAAGACAGTACGATTTATCATCCGTATCATAATTCAAATAGACGAATCCTTTTGGGTTCATCTCTCCATAACTCCACCGACTATAAGATCTCGTATAATACATATGCTCTCCTTCAGAAGCAGATCCATCATGCCAATGGCCTCCTACCATGACATGAGAAATCTCTCTGAAGTGAGAATACTTAAAGGCAATTCCTTTGGCACCGACAAACTCAGATTCCTGATTGACGATCTCTGGTAAGACAATGTCAAAGGATCCATGGAAGAATACCGCATCATAGATCTTCCCATAGAGAAGATCGATATAGGCATCTTCCCATTCTTTCTGACTCATAACCTCATCCGGACAATAGAGACATTGCATTCCGGGTAAGGTCTCTTCACTGGTGCACTGTCTAAAAATATGAAAGAAATCGGTTCCATTATCATATCCATTAAAGGCATCCAGCTGGTTATTATCATGTGAATTTGTCCCTTTGATAATCCGAATCTTGGTATTTCTCTTCTTACAGATCTCTACCAATTCAGACATCCACTGAAGGGCTTTCAAAGAAGTCTTGCTATTCAATAGAATCTTGGTATCAAAGACATCTCCTGCAATGACTACCAGATCCAGATGCTCGACTCTCTCCACAAAAGCATTGAAGAATTGCAATTCATGATATTGCTTCTTAGGGTCAAGAGCATCCCAATGAATATCCGCAATCACTGCGATATCATAATTCATAATTCGGAGTCGTTCCTTTCCATTTTGATTATCTTCTCGTTTCCATGTCAATGATATACAAGATTAAAATAAAAAAGAGTATACCCCGCTATGGAGTATACTCTCAGTATTTTAATGATTACTCTGGTCCATATCTCTGATGTTGATGACATCAGAAGTCTTGTCATAAGTTACAGAAGAAATCCCTCCTGTATGACAAACAGTGGTACCAAGATCAGGCAGCTTGTCTCCTGTAGAGGTAGGACCAAGATCCGCTCTAAAAGGAGTGGTCTCTTGTCTCTTATCCCACTCAGGGATCTCAATCTTCTCATGAGGATTGAGGTCTGTCTTCTTGGAGGCTTCGATCACCGGACTTACTTTCTCATAGATTCCAGGATCAATTTCCTGAAAGAATCCAGGATCGATATCATTCTTCGGGAAATCTCTCTGGATCACCAGAGGTTCCACATCCGGAAAGATCTTAGCATCCTTCATAGCCTCTGCAATTGCTTTACCAATCCGGTAATACTTCTCCGTCTCTTCCGATTCCTTCACCTTGGTAAAGACATCTCGGTCAAAGCTTCTTGTCATAGAGATCATCTGATTCGAAGTAAGAGAATATCCCAGAATGGATACCACAGATTTCAGAATCTCGATATCGGTCATAACCGAGTTGATGACAGTGAGATGATTCGGATCTTCGAATTCCTCTCGTACCAGATCAAAGCCGTACTTATTCTGAATGGCTCTCTGGAAGACAGGACAGAGATACTTGTCAATCTCCTCATCGGACCAATTCGGCATCATATTCCGAATGATCTCCATATCGGTATCCATGAAGGATTTCATCAGAAGATCATAGATAGCATCAAATTGAGAATCGGTAAATTCCTTCTTACAGGCAGCAATGGCACTGATGATAGAAAGATTCATACCAGCGACATAGCCATTCTCATAGGCAGATCTGGATGCCAAGACAGCGTCATCGACACTATCCTTCAGGCATTTTCTTTCCAGCTCAGAAGCACCACCGACATTGATAATACCCATCTTACCACAGATACGAGTATACCGCATCGAGGCATTCATGAAGGTGCGATCCAGATCGGTCATTCTCTTAGCCGATTCTGCCAATTCTTCCTCATAGTTCTTCTTGGCATCCTCGAATACTTCTTTGAAATCCTTGGAGTTTCTGTCATACTTTTCGACCAGAATGAAATCCTTACCAATGGTGCAATGATCCATCGGCTTCAGATAATCCATGATCAATTCTCTGCAGGAGTGATACCCAGCCAGATTGCTAAAGTTATCCTTGAAGGCTTCCTGAGATTCATCCGTGAACTTATCCGGATCCTTCAGTCTGTTAAACATCTCCACCGCAGATTCTTCCAGGAAGAGATTGCCAATCACAGCCCGGAAGTCATTATAGAAATGCTTCTGGACAGTATTCATCATCGGAACCTGAATCATCATAATGGGAGGATTCAGACCATTAGCGACGAATTTGTTATTTGCATTATTGATGGCTCCACTCAGAGTATCATCAAAGTAAGGAGCAATGAGAATGATGGTCATTCCTCTCAGAGCAGGAGCATCCTGCACCATAGTCAGAATCTCTTCGATCAATCTCCGATGGGTGACATAATTGACATTGTGGTTGAAGAAGATGGCACTTGCATTTCCCACATCCGTCTTGAATTCCTTGGTATCTGTATTGGTGTAATTCTTGAGCATAATAGGATTACAATCAAACCGATACCCATTCTGAATCTCCATCGTAGTCTCAAGATCATTTCCGATATTGACATAGATGGTAGGATTGTGAGTCTCTAGATAGATCTGCTTGATCATAGAAGCAATCTTCGCATTTCCATTTGTGGAGGTATAGGCAATCCGATAGATATCTTCCATATCTCCATCTTGCTGAATGGTGTGAATGTATCCGCCATTCTTGAGCATCTGGATGATGGTTTCCTTTGCAGTCTCCAGATCCTCCAGAAGATCCTTCTGTCTCACATTCTTAAACTGATCCGTCTTGGCCATATTGCGAATAAACTTATCCGCAGCCACGATGGCAGTTGTCGTACCATCTCCAACCTTAGAGACCAGATTGAAAGAGATTGTCTTGATGAAGGAGAAGAGACTATTGGCCAAAGCATCATTGAAAAGAATCCGATTGGCAATCGACCAACCATCCTTGGTAGAATACCGATAGGATCCATCATCAATGATGGTAGTATGTGCATAAGGCCCTAAGGTTCTAGAAAGAATCTCAGCAGCCACATGAGAGACATTCTGAAATGCCTCCTTGTATTCCGCATCTCCAATTACATTGGTGGATGCTCTCATACGATCCAATTGAGATATCGACTTGTGTTCCATAAGACTTTCGATCTCTCCTTTTCTTTATAATGGCATAAGGGTGTAATACCCGACATTGAATAACCCCTTCGATTCCAAATCCTTATAATCCTCATAGTGATTGAGGACCCAATAGGAAGGAGAAGAGATTCTTACACTCTCCTCTGTGAAATTCGAAGTCTTCAATTTCGGTAAGATAAAATATTTCTCTCGTAAGACTTTCGGATTCTTCTCAGATAATTCCATGAGAATTCTATGAAGATCGTCATTCTCTTCCAAGACAAATGTTGTCGTTTCTTCAAAACAGAAGGAATCATAGAAGGCATATGTCGACTCTGCTTGAATCAATTGGACATCCGGATGATCCTCTAAGACAAGATTGAAAGTAAGAGCGATAAGTGCCTGAATCGCTTTGTCATACTTGGCAATCTCATCATAGATATAGAGCTTCTTGATGACTCCAATGGTCAAGAGATGCAGAATGGCTCCTAAGAAATTCGTTCTTTCACAGTCTTGGATTGGATCCCAATCCATACGGATCTCCGCATAGACAGATGCATCCTTCTCTAAGAATTCATCATGAGTATGATTCCGATAGTCTTCCCCATACCGAAGGTAGTTAAAGAATTCCCAGGTAGAATAGATAGACAACTGAATGAATTGTCTTTCTCCTGTATTGGGATCAATCTCCTTCAGATAGGGATATTCTTCCTCTTTGTATTTTTCAGGATGCCTCATCATAAATCGATAGATTCCCATATTGAGTACAAAGAGAGAATTGAGAGGGACAGAGAAGATTTCATCTCGAGTGTTGTTACGAATGGGATGTGCATAATCCAAATTCATAATACTCACCTCCAAACGAAAATAAAAAGAGAGGATACACTTTCATTCTTCGTGTATCCTCTCTAATCTCACTCGACAGTGTCGGTGCTCATAGTGGGAACTTTGGTATCCCGGACGCAACACTCACAGTCGCAGTTAGCAGCTTCCGCATCTTCCTTCTTGTCGGTAGCGACCAGAGCAGCGCCAGTCAGACCCAGGAAAACACCAGTACCCAGGAGAATAGCACCCAGATGAGTCTTGTTGATGTTCATGTTCATTGTTAATAGCCTCCTTCTTAGATTTCTTTGTCTCTATGAAACACCTGACTCGCTTTTGTTTTTGATTGGTAAAGCCAGGATTTCATTAAAGGAATTATACCAAGGATTATATTTTTTAATCCCTTATGAGGTCTTAAATCTCTCTCATCAATCTTTTGATATAGGACCTGATCTCCCCAGGTATAGACTGTCACATGATATTTCCTCTTCATTCTTTATACAACCCCGTCAAATAGTTGATTTCTTTTCCTTCATAGTTCATCTTCTTGGTGAAGAAAGCAAATTCGTTATCGACTTTTCCTGTCATATCGATGAGATTTTCAAAGAGGAATTTACCAAGGAAATTCCAGGCCGATGTCATATAGATAGTATGTCCTTCTCCATACTTGTCATATACTGTGAGGACAAAGGATCCATTATAGAGAGAATCATAAGAAATATTCTGAATTACTCCAATAATGGGATTAATCTCATACTTATCTTTCGGGAAAATGACATAACCTCCAAGTTGGAGGGCTTTCAGATCTTTCTTATAGTAAGAGATAATCCGATTCCCTTGATCTGTAAATAAAACCGATGCATATTTGCTTGGCTGAATTCCGTCCAAAACAAACTTATCGTTCTTTTTATGATAGAGAAAGATAAAGGTAGGATAATTCAACTCTTCATTATTCTTCTCGATGAATTCAAGTTCTCGAATCAGATGAAAGACATCCCTCGGAATGGTATGAATGGATGGCTGAACCCAGAACTGCATTCGTTCGTCCGCTTCCTTGATAGTAACCAAAGCTCTCTCATAGATGGATGGCTTCTCATAGGTCACGACACTTTCCAGAGTTCCAGTAACCGAATAGTAGATCGGAGTATCTTCCTCTTCATTTTCATCTACATCACAAATCGCCATAGCGATATTGTCATCTTCATCGGCATTCCGCATACATGTGATGGTGATATCCTCATATCTACGATTAAGCATTCGATTGACGACCTCTGGCACAACTGCATCTGGTACATGGATGCCCATGATGAGAACATCATCCTTCGTCTTAAAGTTGATGCTTGCTCCGCTCCCGATAAAGGTAAACTTGGTAATCTTACCAGTATAGGAGACCCCTTTGGAATTTTCCACCTTAATCGTCGGCTGTGTAAGATTCATCTTCATAATCGTTAGATTCTCCTTCCAATGATTTGCCTATCCTTGATAAGCATCATATAGAAATCATATATGCAATTAATAAAAATTGCATTGGGAATCGAATTCTCATAGGTGCGATTGTAACTCTTTCTCACCATAATGGGAGTCGATTTACAGTTATGATCTCGGAGATCTATAAAAATATGGGGGTCATTCTCCACAATATATTCACAGTTGTATTCCCGTAAGAAGGGAGACTTATCACTGTCATTGGTGCAGATTAAATGATCAAAGTATACACCATTTCTCTCCAACCAATCCTTTGTCCCTGTATAGGGTAATTCTCCAGATTTCTCAGAGATATGAATGGGTCTCTTTGTTAGTAATATAATAGTATATCCCAGATTGTGGATTCCAATCAGAGCATTCACTGTATAGGCATCAATTTCTGGGTATTTGTGGATATTCTCAGTGTATTGCCAGAAAGATGTCTCATTCATAAAAGGAGGAAAGTCTACCAGACTCACCTTCTTGGGATTATAATTGACAGAATCAAAAGACGAATACCCTACATGGGTATTCCATTTCTGAATGCATTGCTTCATGATCTGGACATCATTTGTCAATGTCCCATCAATATCAAACGCAATGACTGATGTATGCGTATTCATAATTGCATCACCTTCATTATATTCTATAAAGAAACCGTATCTATCCATAGAAAAAGAATGGATAGATACGGGAGTTTGTCTCATACCTTATTGATCTTAAAGAATTTCTTATTGCGAATGAGTTGATCCAAATCTACTTCCTGAGAAGATTTCTGTAAGACAGCAGTCTTCTCCTTGGTAGACTCTCCATTCTTGGAAAATTCTTGAAGATCGTTATAGGCCTTCTCCAAATCTCCTTGACTCATCCGACTCTTGGGAGAGGAGAAGAGATAATCCTTCGTCTCAAAGGTGGAATACATCTTCACACCCTTGGTTCTGGAATATCCTGTGAATTGATAGAATCGAATTCCGACATTCTTTCGATTCTGTACCAGAAAGGAACACAGAGTGGTTCCTCTCTTCAGATTTCCCCTCACCATCATGGCAGGAATCTGTTCCATCACATACATAGAGAGATCCACCTCCTCAATAGGATGTTGAAGAAGGCTCCACTCTCCAGCTGAAGATGATATCTCTCAATGTAATGGAGTAGGGTTCCTTCCTAGGCTTTCTGTTATTTCCTTGCATCACCTTATAGGTGGAGATGTCTTGATAGTGTTTGGTTTTCATATAGGATATCAGAAGATTCTCATCCTGTTGAAGATCCTTCTTGGGATCATTGATGATCGACCTTGTAATTTCCATACTAGTCTTACATCTGGATACCAGAGATACAATCTCATCGAGATAGAGATGCTCATGATTCAAGACTCCTGCAATATACTTCCTCTGTCTCTGAGCATCATCCGATCCAAGTCTTCTCTGGATCTTCCGAAACTCATTCGGGGAACTATACTGGATGGGAGTTACCCATTGATCTTCTTTCGAAGGGAAGGTCTTTGTCACAAAGGCTCGATTCTCTTTGATGAGTTTTTTGATAAGAGAATACTCTCCTCCCTCCTGAGTCAATTCTCTCTTGAGATGATCCAGGGTAGTATCAAAGAAGAGAAGTTGATCCCTATACTCATTCAGAAAATAGAATCGGTAGAGAGTGTTTGGATAGGATTTCTTGGATTGAATTCCTACCATATGTCCATTTCGTAAATACCAGATGGCGGATGACAGTACCATAGTTCTTATACCTCCCTAGGATCTTAATCGGTTGTCATGAAATTCTTCAAATGCTACCATAGAATGGCTCCTAGAGAATAAAAAAGAATGGGTCTCTATAGACATGTATTTTTGCCTATAGAGACCCATTCTATCGATGTCCGACTCCTCCTCTAGATAAGAGAGAATGTCAGAAAGGAAGCTCCGGAGAGTCGATGTTGTCGAGGGTGGTCACATTCGCTTCCGGAATCGGTGAGTTCATCACCGAGGAGTTGGCAAACCCACCACCATTGTTGGAGTTGCCATTGCCACCATAGCGATATCCGCCATTGGAATTTCCTTCGGAGGAAACTCTCTGGACAGGAATCCCCATCTTGGCAGCGATATCCTGGAGCAGATTCATGATCCGACGATTGTAGGAGTTCTCCACAATCCGGTAGTTATGAACTGCCGCCATCGAAGAATTGTAGATAAAGTCTTCCATGCAACGGGCAACGAGATAGAGCTGACCCTGAATGTCAGGACCCTGCTCATACTCACCCGTTCTGGAATCAAACCGAGACAGTGTCTGATTTTTCGGGAACTGATACCGAGCGGCATCTTTCGGAATTCGACGATCGTCCATACCGGTATAGATGTCGAAATATGCATTCCCATCCGCATCACAGCCAACCCGAACGATGGTAGACATCTTGGAGTTGGTGATGATGGAACCCTCATAGGGACGACGAGCTTCCAGAGCCGGAATGACCCCATCGGTAATCAGAGTCACAACAGCCTGGACACGATCCGGAGTCAAGAGAGCCCGAATGGCATTGTCCTTCGGATAGGTGTTTCTTCCTTCCGAAGTCTGCACCGCACGAATCAGACCGACCTGCAGATTCTTGTTATACAGATCGAGTCTCATGCACATATTCCCAGAGAAGACGGACAGAGAATTGGTGTTCACATCGAACTGGCTGTAATTCCGTCCATTGCTATTCCCATTTCCATTGTTATACGGCATACGAATATTCCTCCTGAATATACATAAAATTACTTTGGCTTTCTCTGGAATGAATTTATAGAGAATGTGAAATCGGTAATATGAGATTACAATGATTCCATCGCCACCATGGCGGCAGCTCTCAATGCTCCATATTTCATCCGGATACTGAGGATGGTATCCTCATCGAGATACTTGTCACTTCCCAAGAAGAGAATGTCCTGGCCCTTTCTCGCTCTCTCGAGTGCTTCTTCCATCAAAGAATCCCAATTCTCATTGATGGAATCAACAAAGGCGAAGGGCTTCCCAGCACGGATATGCCTTCTCAGATATTCTTCTTTACACTCCTTTCTTGGATAGACTGTGACAAACTTCAAATGATGATCCATCAGAAGCTTTTGTACGGCGGAATGGGCATCCACCAGGATCACATCGGTATTCTGACCATCCTTGAGAATCTTGAGGAGATCCTCATAGAAATTCCCAGGGAAGCCAGGAACCTTCTGGATTTTTCCCGACTCTTCATTCTTCTTCCAGAGATAGGGAGTGGTATCCAGTTCTACCACCTTGAAGCCCCATTTGGTACAATGCTCTTTGGCATAGGTCTTTCCCACACCGGGAAATCCGGCAATAATCACAGGCCAATAGGGGGGTTCATAATGCGGAGTCTCCTCCATCATTTTCTTTTCTTTTACCATGCGCTTTTCCTCCTTGCGCTTTTGAATGATGTCCGGATTCAATTTTTTCCATTCTTTATAGGTCATTGAATATCGGCCTCTCTAATAAAATAATATATCGAATTCTCCTCAATCTCGATCTGTGTTTTTGGGATACAATCTTTGATTTCTCAACTCATCTTGGATCAAATGCTGGATGGTATCCAGAAAGAATTTGAGATATTCATCATCCACCTGAAAGATGGCGGAGACAATATTCTCTGGATGATCTCCTGTGATATTCGTTCCGGATAAAGCCAATAATACACAGTGGTCACTTGAGTGAACGACTTCATTCTCCAGATTGGGATCTCTCATCAGTTTCACTTCCACTGCATGAAGCCATCTCCCCAGAATGAATCCAGGGACAACGATGAGATGAGTGTTTCTCTCATTCATAGGACGTTTCACCTCACAGACTGACCATGTTGGTTAAGCAGGTCTTATTGGTAGATACTTTGGCAATATTGAGACCGATCGATTCCAAGACCGGATAATAGAGCTTCAGTGCATCATCCACAATCGTGGCGGAATCCACGAAGTCATAGTACCAGGCCGGAACCGGAATGTTGGGATTCTTTGGTTTTGCCATCCATTGAATTCCCATCTTGCGAATGTTGGGATTCTCATTGTGGAAGATCCTATCATTGAGAACCTGATAGGTCTCGGGATACTTCTCTTGCAATTCACGAAGTACAGGAGTGTCATTGTCTTGATAGACATCCACCTCGGTCGTACCTCCATCCTTTGCCTTCTTGAGTTTCTTCCCGATATAGACGTAGTGATCCTGAATGACCTTGGGACCTTCCTTGGTCTTTCTTCCTTCTTCCCACCGCATTGGCACAATGTCGACATCGGAGGGAAGTTGGATCTGATAATCTGGATTGAGAGTATTCCAGAGAGTGACGGCTTTGATTCCTTGAGTGGAATAGGCTCTTTCGGCGTATTCCTCAATCCGTTTGATGTTGGCTTGCTTGTAATACTTGGTCTCACCATTCTCAAGATCTTCCTCAATCTGTCTCTTAAAGAGAAGAATGGCTCGGAAGACATCCCTAGGAGAGATGACATCCGGAGAGAGAATCTTCTCCATCGACAGTTTGATGTAATACTCTTTCAGGAATGGCTTGGTGGTGGACTTCATAAAGTCAAATCCTTTGAAGTCTGCCTGCTTCTTGGGAGGAACGACATTTCCTTCCTTGAGCTTCATCTTACCCAGATACCGTTTCTTGACATCGACGAAGACAATACGGGAATACAGAACCTCCGATTTCATATTGAGCCTCTTACCAATCTCCGGGTCGACATTGAAGTTTCCTGTCATGATTCCAAACATGGTATGGACAACATCACTGATCCAGACATTGAATGTATTGGCAATCGCATAGGTTCTCTGGTCTTTCTCCTCGGTGGTCTGCGGCATATCTTCCAGATGGAAGACATTCTCATTCAGATAGACAAACCAGGGATCCAGACAGAGGAAATTGGAGTCTGTATCAATATATGAGACTGCCTTCTTATATTGATACTTGGTCTTTCTCACTCGGTCATAGATCGGCTCCTTATACAAGACAAAGAGCTTGATGAATCTCCAGAGAAGATCATTCACCTCAGCTGATTCTGGTACCAAGGCTCCTTTATTCGGCTCCATCAGAGTGGGAATGATGATGATATTGCCATCCTTATCCTTGGACTCGGAATGAAGATTGACGAGATAGCTCCGAAGAATCTCCTTCAATTCCGGATTCCGACTAAAGAGACCTCTGAGATTATTCTTATAATAGATGAGCTTGAGTGCATATTCATCACAATTCTCCAGCATTCTTCTGAGAGAATTCTCAAACTGAGGATTGGTCGGAAAGACGATCTGCTGCATCACACGACCAAAGACTTCCTCCACTGTTACATTCCCAATTCGTTCATCCCGAAGAATTACCTGATCATCGGTACGAACCGATTCCTTGACACAGTCTCGAATCAGTCCATAGACCGTCGTCGAATCGAGGAAATTGTAATTGTCTGCGATAAAGGCTTCAAAGGTTTGCGCTGCGGTAGAAATGATCATCTGGCCATAGGCAGTAACAGCCTGTGCCAGATACAAATTATAGAGAATAAACCGGATATAACCGGTAGCACCATAGAGAGAATTAATCTTGATCTTGGTATTGAGCTGGAGTCTGTAATAGACATTATATAGAGCATCATTACCAGCCACCATCGCCTGGAACATTTTCTTCTTTAAGACTTTCCGACGATCCATCAATCCGATAATCCAGGCTGTCTCCGGATTGAATCCTCTGCTATGCTGCTGAAAGAGACAGCCATTGCCAGAGATAACGGGTTTCTTCTCTGCAATGTAATCATAAAGCTGAATCAGACCTGTCTCAGCTACCCGATTGGAATAGTTATTCACCATCCTCATTCTGGGATTATAGGCCCTCGACTGAAAGACCTGATGCAACTGTGCCTTGACAAAATCTACATCTAAGGGAGCTCCATACTCCATGATATACATATTGGTCATTTCTTGTACCCATCGATTCTCAAAATGAGAGGAAATGGGTACGGCTGCTTTTGGCATAATCATAATGTCTGAAATCACCTCACAGTTTATCAAAGAGATAATATATGAGATTAAATAAGATACTTGATACAGTCCCTAGAAAGCCTCTTCTAATATGGGAATATGTATCAAGTATCTCATCATTTATTTTTATTCAGTTTCTTATTCCTATATTTTCTTCTTGTGCTCTCTCCGCCACGATATGCTCGGATTTCGGCATTATGTCGGAGAACTCGACCGACTTTATCGGCGAGATCAGGATCTAAATTTGGAAGTCGCTTCCTAAGATCATGGCTGATCGTAGTGGCTGATACATGGAATTCAGCAGCAGCCTTACGAATGGTCGCTTGATTCTGAATCATAAAGTTGGCCACTTGAATCGCCCGATCTTCTCTATCGGTATTCAATGGGAATCTCTCCTCCAATCTTTAGATTCTTTTATTAGAAAATTTGTTTATTTCCGCTCTAAGAAGTAAAAAAGAATGGGTATGGAAATCAGAGAAATAGAAAGATTGGAGAGAAGTCTTTCTAGCTCTGACTCCCATACCCATTCATATTGGATTGGAAGAGACGAGATGAAATGTGATGAGATTATTCGGTTTGGTCGGAGGTATCGGTCTCTTCCACGGGAATGGCGGTTTCTTGGTTGACGGTATCGGTCACATCCTGACGATGAAGTTCATCGAAGTTGATGGGCTCGGAGACGATCTCGGTATCTTCCGGAAGAGGATTTCCATCTTCATCCACAGGACAGCCGATGGTGATCTTAATGGAGGGACCCTCCGATACATCGATGAGCTCAGGAACTTCCTCCTCCACAGGAGGTTCTTCCTGTACCTTCTTGGGACGGCCTCTCTTTTTCTTGGGTTTCTCCTCCGAAGAAGAATCCTCACTCTTCTTTTTCCGAGTCGTACGCTTCTTCGGCTTATTCTCTTTCTCCTCAGGCTTCTCTTCCGGAGTTTCTTCCGAGAGATCTTCCATCTCTTCCGGAGGAATCTGTACCGATTTGAGCTCCAATTCGGTCGAATCGTCTTCTTTCTCCTCTTCCTCATCATCGAAATCGGTTTCAAAATGATGGGAGCAGGTGGTATACGCATAGTCCACATTGGGCTTGGCAGACTGAATCCGATCCGAGAGATTCTTCTCGTCCTCATCATCATCTTCCCGCATCATCGCATAATCCTCTGCGAAAGACTGGATTTTGAAGAGATGCTTCAGGGTGGAATCAAAGAGCTTCCCATAATAGGTATCCAGATCCCGAACGATCACATCGGCTTTCTTCCGGAAATCAGTCTTGACATTGTCCGAAAACTCCTCATCGATCACACAATAGAGGAGAGGATTGGATGCTTTTTTCTCATCAAAGTCGAGGTTCTTCCCATTCTTCTCGACAGCATAGCAATAGGCGTCAATCAGATACGAATAGCTGTCGAGGAATGCCATGTATTCTTTCCGATCGGAACCATTGTCATCCGATCGTTTGATGAATTTGCCGACATCCAGTTTGTAGAGTCGCTCACCATTACGAATACCCATATCCGGATTGAGAAGACCATCTTCCAGGAGAGGTTTGAAGAAGTGGAGCGATTGGTTCTTGATAATCTCATAGAGACTCTCCATGGAAGGAGAAAGACTCGGCTTTGTATCCAGCTCATTCTCGTAGGTATTCAGCATACTCTCGAGCGTCCGAATGTTCATCGTATAGAGACTCGCATCCTTGTCAGAGACATAGAAGGCTTCCTCATCTTCCACAAAGAGGATGGAATTCACAAAGGTGAAGTTGGTATAGTTGATGAGGGAGTAGAGACGAGCCACAAACTCATTCGCAGCAACTGTCAGGGTGAGCTCAGTAATAGCATGATTGTGTGCATTAATACCTATCATATCCAGAGCACAGCATTCGAAGTTGATCCGATTCATTCTCTGAATCGGATCGTAGATGTTTTCCTGAATGGTGATCTTTGCCGTATTCCGATAGACATTCGGTTGTCTCTTCATGGTCCAATGGAAAAGATCGCTTCCAGACATATCGGTCAAATCACGAAATTTCATAATCATTTTCCTTTCTATTTTAGATGAATAAATTGAGTAGAGGAATCAAAATCCTCTTGTAGTTGAATTCGATGTTGAGATCCTGAAGATCTTCCTCCTCGATATCTTCTGTAAGATAATCCATCTCCCCCATCTGGATTCTATACTTGGATTCCCCATCGAATTGACGGTAATAGGGAAAGGGAAGATCTCTAGATAGATAAGCATCACAGAGATCCGCAAACCATCTCGAGATCTTGGTTCGATCCATCCCTGTCTTGACGCATTCATCATAGAGAGCTAGAATCAGATTGAGAATCCCTTCTTTATGGAGAGGAAGAAGTTGATCTTGCATTCCTTTGACATCCACCTTCTGATGCTGGAAGTCAATATAGAATTCATATCCCTTGATCCTCATATAGCCATCATAGACATTCTTGGGGATAAAGTGACAATACTCTCTAATGACGGTATGATAGACTTCTTTACCGACCACAAAGACAGCATCTCGTTTGATGGAGACAATATCCTCGGATGATTCAGATGTATCCAGATTATTCTCCTTACAGAACTCCACGACGATGGTATTGAAACCTTTCTCGAGAGTTTCTGAGAATTTCGGAATGTCCCGCATCATATTCCCAACCCGAATGACGCGAGCACTCTTATCCAGATTGGCGATCTGATCAATCTGCTCCAGATTCAGAGGAGGATCGAACTGATCTTTGAAGGTTCTCATGATACTCACATTGCCAGACTTGATATCATACTCTGTGATGGGAGTGTCAATGATATAAGGTAGATTTCCATTTACCCAAAACATGATGATCACCTCAAAAAGAAAATATACACAAGAGTCTAGGGTTTCCTCTATCTCTTGTGTATATTTCTTATCTCAGTCTTTCTAAGGTCTCCAGTCGATGTTCTTTCTTCTTCCTAGAATCCAGAATATACTTCCGATATTCCTCATAGGTGGAGAATTTTTTGAAATTGAGAGACCGTGCATCTAAGCAACGTTCCCCTTCACAGAATTCCCAGCTATTGGAAGAGACCAGAATGTAGACAGGAACTTCCTGAATCCGACTTCCTTCTCTCAATAGGATACGATATACCAGTCATCATTGCCTTTGTATCTTTTCTCGATATCATAGAGAAGGGTAGATTTTCCAGATCCATTGCATCCCGTAATGACGGTCAATCCTTTCGGAATATTTACCGATCCTTTTAAGAAGAGAATATCTCCTTTTTCATACGGACACCTTTCAAGTCCATTCATCCTGAGTGGAATCTCTTCTCTCATTTGTCGGCATACTCCTTATTGATGGCGATGGCCATTTCCTTGATGATGTCGAGATCTGCCTGAGGAACCTGTTGAGTCAAGACAGCCTTCTTGGTAGATCCTTCATCCAGATCATCCCACAGATAACAGATCTTTCCTACATGGTCCCCCATGATCTTCTCCATCCGGTTGAGCATCTTCTCGGCGAAGTTCTTATAAACGCCATTCTTGACGATGATATAGACATTCGCCATGCCCTTGGTCCGAACCAGAATATCCAGACAGAGACCAAAGGCCATCATGAAGTTCTTGGACTTGAGGAATCTCTTCTGAGCCTTCTTCTGAGACTCGGTAAACTTCTCGGAGTTGGATCCACTCTTGAGAATTGCCGAGATATCTCCAGAGAAATCATCCGGCATGTCATAGTCACTGTCGAGGACATCCCTCTCCACCGGCTTATAGACTTTCTTGTCCGGGCAGAATCCATCGGTGGTCTCACAGTGGTTATACTTGTGAGACAAAACATCCGTCCCACCCGTTGCATCGAGGAGCTGATAGTCTGCCCACTTGGCCAACTTCTCCTGCTCCTTCTTAAACTGCTTTTTGCTGATAAATACAATTGCTGCCATAGTTACGTACCTCCTTGATTTCATTCGAATGAATCGAGATTAAATTACCTTGCAATCGCAATTTAATCTCTTTCCATTCTAATAATATATACGAATTACTTGATAAAGTTTCGATTGTAATAGAGATTAGATATCGGCATCGACGGCCAGATCCGATGTATCGATATCTTCATCCAGATAGAGATTGGACTGAATCTCTGCCAGGAAGCTATTCTCAAAATTGCTCTTATTGGCATTCAGCCTCCAGAGAATATCCCGATAGTCATACTCTGCCTGACATTTCGGACAGACATACTTGGTGAAGAGACTATTGTATCGCAGAGGCGTCCCATCCTTGATACATGTGAAGGCTTCTTCATTTCCAATCCTCGGATGCATATAGGCAAAATCGAGAAAGACCAGACTTTCTCTTCCCTGGGAATCATGACGGGTACCGATATTACAATAATTCTTGGAATCGTACCCCATATCCCCAAAGATGAATTCTTTGCTCAACTCATTCAAGACGGTCAGAATTGCTGCCTTTACATCCGGATTTGCAAAGGTCTCTCGATCCAGGACATCGACATACTCATCCACTGCGGCAACTCCACAGCATTCAAAACAATGAGCCAGAAACTGAGGAGCATCCACAGATCTTCTGGCTTCATTCAGCATATCGGCAATCCCTCGACGATCCAAGGCAAACTTATAACAATACCGACCCTTCTTGAAGCTCATTCGATTGGTTCCAGTACCGATCGGGACAAACCCTTTCTTCACCATATACTCCTTGAGCATATCGGCTTTCTGGTTATTGTCTCGATAGTCGATACTCAATGCCAATACATAGAGCATCTTGATTTCATCCTTGGTAAATTCCTTCATCAACTTGGAATTCACCCTGGACTTGGCATCCATCAGATCCGACCGAAGAAACTCTTCCTGGTTCGCAGCACCTTGAATGGTCGCTGTCTGAGTCACCATCTTATCATCAAAGAATGAATCGAGAGTCCTCGGTTGCCGAATTCCCAAGAGCTCATCTGTGAAATCCGAGATATAATCCCGATCCTGATTTGCATCCTCCAAATCCTTCTGGAATTGGATCCGATCCTGTGTGTCATCCATACTACTATGACACCTCCTTATTACAATTTGAAGAGATCTTCGTCATCGATTCCGATACTGATGGGATCATCCATATTTCCATATCCATCCGAGAATCCATTGGCAGTCAAGAGAGATGCCATCGAACCGAGTTTCCTCTGATGCTGCTTGAGCATCTTCTTCTCCCGCTTTCTCTTCTTCTTTTCCCATTTCTTGGGATTGTCGAATTGGTCCATATCAAGACCAGCCTGGGCACCCATGAGGAAGACCTGCTTCTTACTCATCATTCCACTCTCATGCAGAAGGTTCGGATTATATCCAGCTGCCATAAAGGCTGCCAGAATCTGTCGATCCACACTCAGCTTGGTATCAACAAACCTTCCTCCGATGAATTTGGATCCCTTGAGAGAATTCATGAATTCATCCGACTCTCTCATCCACTCGGGTTTCCTTTCTTTCTCCTCTTCATCCTTGAGAAGTTTGTCGATATCGATCATTCCATCGGCATCCACAGCCGGTCCACTATCATAGACACCTGCATTGAATGCCCTATAATAATCACCCACAAACTCGATTCTTCTGTCATGAGCAATACCAGAATTCTTGAATTCGGCCATTCGTTTCTGGGACGCAATCTCGAATGTACCTTGACCCAGAAGATTTTCTTCCTCCTCAGTCGGTTCACGAATGACTCCACCATAGGAGGTATCGATCTCATTGTTGGCATTCATCTCCACAAACCCGTGAATGACCTCTCCATTGTCAATCGTCTGCTGTGGGATGATACCATGTTTGAGGAATTTTTTGGTTTCCTTCGTCTTCTTAGATAGTCTCGGCTCATCCGGAATATACTCCCGAATGAGACCTACCCGGAACATATCTGGCACCAGATACGGGTCGACTCCATATTTGTAAGCCACGTCAGCTACATAGTCTTCCCACATCCGATGCAATTCCAGATACCGATTCACATCTTTGATCTTGGGTAGGGTTTGCAAGACTTCGACACGAGGATCACTCATATCGAAGTCAGTCCAATATTCCGGGAAATCTTCAAACTGATGAAAGGTAACCTGGAATATCCAATTGGGATATTTCGAATCTGGAAGTGCTTTTGCTTTCTCCAATAGCTCTTCCAGAGTGGGTACTTTATCCGTCATCATACCCGAAATCACACTCCTTTCTAATACAATAATATACATCGAAAATTACAGTTTTATGATGACCTCTATACCGACCCATCACACTGGTATAATATACAGACAAAAGAATCCTATCTCTTCATACCTGATGTATCTCAGTGATATGAAGAGATAGGATATTTCAGCTCTCTGCTAAAAGTGCATTTTCTCGTTTTTCTTCTCCAGGATCATAGACAAATTTGACAAAGAAGTCCTGTAATTTGAGTATCTCATTTCTGGAGTAACGGACCAAATACTTTGTCAGTCGATTGATCATATTGAGAATATCATCCTCATCGGAGATACTCTTCTCATTGATGGCAAATACAAGATACTTCTTCGAGAAAGCATTCAATTCGATCTTGTCATCGGTGATCATGAATACGATTCCCTTATAGGGAGCCAGATACTCAGACTTTACAATGACGCAGATCACCATCTTACCAGCTTTGATAAGACCTCTTTCTCGACTAATGGGAGGATAGACAGAGTTGAGATTACGAAAAATGTCTGCAATGGAAAGACCGGTGAAATCCAAATCAATGGATGCAGTTTTGATCTCTCGAACGGAATCGGGAAGAACTTTCCGAATTTCATCAGACATTGCCATGTATACATTCACCATCTTACATTCTAGATTTGGCATTATTTTTACTATGTAATGTTTCTATGCAAAATGAAAACATATGACGGCAAATACCCTATTCAAAAACACCCTCTTAAAAGGTTACTTCAAATATTCTGGCACAAGGAGGATTTGGGATTATGCCTATCATTACCACGAGAACAAATCGAATTCTCCTTCATCAGCCCATTGATGATTACGAAAACCTCACAGGAGGTTGGACCCTGAATAATGGAGACACTGTCGACTTTGTCTTTGCTACTTCTTTCTTACGGGAAGAAGATTTTCTTCCGGAGAATGAGGATATCTTAAACAAAGGAGCTCTTGGATCCATCTGTGTCTATATCAAACACAGACTATCGGATTTCGATATTTATTCGGTATCCTTCAAAACCAATAAACCAATCAAGTTCCATCATCGGCACAAATTGAAATTCATCTTCACTCGAAGAAATCTGGAATTTGTGCCTAAGCTTCTGAGACGATATGTCTATATCACCTTGGAAGATCAAAGTGGTGATACCATCTATCGTACCTGGGATTGCTCCGGCAAGACTTGCTGGTATGAGAGGGGTATCATCGATGTCACTGGATTGGATGAGGCCTATATCAATATTCATGTCGGTATGTCTCTTATGGGACTGGATGCATTCCTCTTGACCAATATCGAGGAGAATGTTACCACCGAACGGGATGAGTATGTGGTCGTTCGCATTAATGAAGCTGACGGAGATACCGTAGCTCTTGCCACACGCTATGGAGAAGAGGTCTATACCAAGAATGATGAGCTCGTCATCACCTATCTGTCTTTCGGATGGGGAGATGGAGAGAGCAATCTGGATGGCTTTGCCTATATGGACATCTCGGATATGTGGTTAGAATAATGGCAAGGAGATGATACAACATGCCAGATGCACTCTTAGCGAACCTGAAAATCAAAAAGACGGACGAGATTGTATATCCCAATACAGTCGCGGGTAACGTCGCTATGGGTGATGGGACTACCCTCACCGATTTTCATTCTGACATGAAATCTTTCAAGACTACTCAGGAGCAGACCAACTCTACTCTGAATACCTGGAAAGATGACACAGAGGAATGGAAATCTACTCATACACATACGATGTCTCAGATTACTGATCTCAATCCTGGGAATATGACCGTTGGTACTGCGAATAAGGTCGCCAATGATCTTGTTATCAGCATCAATGGTGGTACAACTGAGAATGATGATCAGTTTACCTACAATGGATCTCGAAGAGTTGCCATTGAACTGGATCCGGATCGACTTGGTGCAGCTACCTACGATCATGTCCATGAAGCGAACCAAATCGAAGGATTGGATGAAGCAATTGCTGATAAGATCAGTATAATTGCACCTTCTGGTCATAAACATGATATGTCCGATATCAATGGACTTACCGAGTATATTACCAATGCAATCGATGAGACTGACTATGATACAACCGTTCCTACCACAGTTTCTATTGGTGGTCTTGCTGCTGGTTACACTCCTCCTACGGGTGGTATTAAGGTTGCAGATCTTCTCTATACGATTCTGCATCCTTATGTCGCTCCTTCGGTGAGTGTCCGTATGAGTCCTACCAATGGATCTACTGTGGAATGGAATACAACCCAGCATGTTTCCTCTGCAATTGTGACAGTGAAACAGGGATCCAATCCTCTTACAAAAATTGAGGTCTATAATGGATCCGATCTGCTCACTACATCTGAGACGGTGAGTCCTGGTACTAATACCATCTCTCTTGATCTGGATATCGCCAAGGATTCTGCTGCAAAGAATATCACTGTGAGACTCTATGATGATACGAATAAATATGTGTCTGCTACCTCTGGTAGTTTCACCTTTGTCTATCCGTACTATTATGGAGTCTCTGCCGATATTCCTACTGCGGATTCTGTGGCTGCTATGACCAAGAAGATTGTTGGTAAAGGCAATCAGATCATTTCTTATACTATGACACAGCAGAGAGCTGTCTTTGCCTGTTATAAGGGAAATGGAGCCATTTCTCAGATTCTGGATACCAATGGATTCGATGCCACTGGTACCTTTACTCGTATTGAAGGTCAGATCGATGGTCTCGATTATTATATCTACTATAATAGTCCTTCGACCAACACTGCCTTCAACTTCACTTTCAAATATTAAGAGGAGGGAGGATTTAAATCATGAATCTGGATCAACGGCAAGGAATTGCTCTTGCATCTGGCTTTATCTTGAATGCAAAATCTCTTCTTGATATGCGAGAGTGCAACGATACAATTCAAGAACTTCAAACGATTCTTGATGGTGGTGCCAATCCGGAAGGTTTGACATCTTTCATCAAAGAAGACGAGGGATTTTATCTCTACACTGGATCCAAGTTGGTGAATCTTCGTGCTCTTGTCAAAGGAGCAACCGATTCCGAGAATGGCGCAGCTGGTCTTGTACCCGCTCCCATGACAACCGATTCTGGAAAATTCCTCAATGCAGATGGTACCTGGAAGACAATCCCTGCATACTCCAATGTCTCGGAAGATGCTGCTGGTTTGATGACCCCTGAGGATAAAATCAAACTGGATGGGATTGCCACTGGTGCCAATAACTATGTCCATCCTTCTTATACCACAGCTGCCTCTGGACTTTACAAAATCGCTGTAGATGCTACCGGTCATGTATCTTCTGCAACCTTGGTTACTAAGAAGGATCTTATTGATCTCGGTGTTGCTGATGGTGATAATGTATACACAGATTTCATCGGAGCTTCTGCTGACTCTGATGGTACCAACGGCCTTGTTCCCAAACCTGTTGCTGGTCAGGAAGAATACTTCTTGGCTGGTGATGGTACATGGAAGCAGTCTCTTGGCGATATTACCATTGACAAAGGATGGGGGTCTGAGACGACTGATATCCCCTGAGGAAGTTTTGGGTATCCTTACATCAAAAACAGTCGCTTAAGTAAGTCTCTTTAATGTCGTTTTTTAGAAAGACCAGAGAGGAGAAAGTATCCATGCCTAATGCATTTATTCGGAAGCTCAATGACAAGGACGGAAATGTAATTTTGCCTGCGTCTAGAGCTGTTGGAATTTACTTTGATGATAACTCAGTCCTTCAGGATTATGTCGCCAGCAAAGGTGTAATGAATAAGGCGCTCGGAGATAAGAATGGCAAAGATCTGACATCCTATATTACTGGTCTGAGTGTGAACGGAAGAACTGTCACCTATACAAAAGGAGACGGTACTTCTGGTACCATTCAGACACAGGATACGGATACAAAATATCCCGCCTTTAAGGGTGCCACTTCTTCTGCTGCTGGTGGAACCGGTCTGGTTCCGGCTCCTGCGAAGGGTGATCAGGCTAAGTTCCTGAAGGCTGATGGTACCTGGGGTACTCCTGAGAATACCACCTACGAGGAAGCTACTACCTCTACTGCCGGCCTGATGTCTTCGGCCGACAAGACCAAGTTGAATGGTATCGAGGCTGGAGCTAACAAGTATACGCACCCTTCGTATACCAACCGTGCTTCTGGTCTGTATAAAATCACTGTGGATGCCACTGGCCATGTGTCAGCTGCTACCGCTGTAACCAAAAATGATATCACTGCTCTTGGTATTCCTGGTCAGGATACCAATACAATCTATACTCCTGCCACAGATGACACCGACGGCTTGATGTCTGCTGAAGACAAAACCAAGCTGGATGGAATCGCTTCTGGAGCGAATAAATACACGCACCCGTCTTATACTGCCAGAACCTCTGGTCTGTACAAGATTACCGTAGATGGTATGGGTCATGTATCCGCTGTGGCGTCTGTGACAAAGTCTGACATCACTGCTCTGGGAATTCCCGCGAAGGATACTACTTATCCCGCCTTTAAGGGTGCCACTTCTTCTGCTGCTGGTGGAACCGGTCTGGTTCCGGCTCCTGCGAAGGGTGATCAGGCTAAGTTCCTGAAGGCTGATGGTACCTGGGGTACTCCTGAGAATACCACCTACGAGGAAGCTACTACCTCTACTCCCGGCCTGATGTCCACTGCGGACAAGACCAAGTTGAATGGTATCGAGACTGGAGCCAATAAGACTACAGTGGATATTTCTCTGTCTACTTCCAGCAAGAACCCTGTCCGTAACTCTGTCGTTACCAACGCTCTGAATGGAAAAGCTTCGGTTTCTCACACTCACAACTATGCTACAACTTCTACGGCTGGTTTCATGTCTGGCGCTGACAAGACTTTGCTGAATAGCCTCAGCAATTCTGTCGTCGTAGACACATCTTGGGGATCTTCTGTCCCTGATATTCCCTAAGTAAGCTTCTTTCCTATATAAAATAAAAAAGATGGGTATATCCAAGAATCTATCCTTTCTCTAGATCTTGGATATACCCATTTATTTCTCTTATTTGATTAATTTCTTTTCTGCGTATTTATTAATCACAGGAATTAAAGAACCAGAATCCTACCACCTCATCCTTCAGAGGTAACATGTCTTCATTCACTCTACCATTGATGCGGTCAATGTAGAGATTGTATCGAGGATCCATGGTACGAGCAAATCTCTTATTGAGATCTTTCCCGATGACTCTGAACATGTTGAGCTGGTCGCCATCAAAGTCTGCGGCCATTGTCCGAATCACGCGGGTATTCAAACGCATCGTCTTGTTATTGATATTGGGAATCACATCATGCACTTTGACATACATAAAGGAACCGAAGTTAATCGCTTAACATTCGAATCTTTTAATTAGCTGACTATATCATACACCTGATCTCACTATAGGTGCCCTCGCACTTCGGAAGCATTACTCCCTACTTTACTCGCTTCATCTCTTTTATAAGAGACTTATCTTCAAGAAGATTACAGATCTTCTATATAGCTTTCGATAGTCGATGAACCTTATCTTTCTTTTATATAAAATACAAGAAAGACCTTGGCTGCTGATTCCTTCAGATATTATAACCGTCTGAGTATTCCAGCAATTCACGAGGGATTCCTCTCAAAGAACGCCAATGAGAGGCACAAGGATATTACTATCCAAGCCGAGCATAACTTTCAGTCCACTCGGGTTACGGTTGATGATGATTCCAATATCATCCTTATTATGAGCTATGATATACTTCATGATCCCATAAAAGACAGGATCGAAGAAACGAGTTGCTCTATACCAAGCTTGCTGAGCTTCCTCAACAGTGCAAGATTTCAATTTTGCATAGAGATTTGTCAGCTCATAACGGAAAAGCTCCATCGCATCGAGATAGCAAATGTCAACTTCATTGCTCCGAAGCTCGCCAGATGAAGCACTGACGATGTTCCTTGTCGAAAAATTATCGATGCTACGTCATTTTTTAGTCTTTCTTAATAAGAAGACTAAAATCTCTTCGTAGTTTTGTGCTTAGACTATATCATTACTTCATATATCCCATAGGGACATAAACGGTTGATGCCTTTCAACCTCGTACTCCCCGCTTCCCTTTAATAGAATTACACTTGGTTACATCTCACCAAGATACTAACCACGTCCATCTTTATGAATCATGGCGGTACTCTACTCAGTTACTCTCCTAAAGATTGCTCTTATAGGATACCCTTTCGATAGTCGTTGAACTTTGGTCAAACTTCATATTCTTTCTATCATAATGAAGCTTATATTTTGACCCTTAGCTGCTGATTGTCAAATAAGATCCGACAAGAAATTTGTGTATGTATGGGACAAATATAGATCTTATTGATTTTCCAGGCAGTTCAAGGAGTTTAATGTCGGCATAACATTTTTGTCCACCGACCGGCAATAATCCTGGAGGCAATGGTTCCTTTCTTACCATTGAGGATATTAAAAAGCTCATCAAAGAGCTGAAGAATTTCTTTGTGAATGCTACAGAGGTATCTGTCTACTGTCACCAATTTGACATCATCGAGATTTTTGATATCTCCCATCTCGTTGATCTCATTGGTAAGACGAATGATGGCAGAATAGATGGTATTGATACGGAATTTAATTAACTTCCGATCTTTTTCACCAGGAGTCTCAGAACGAAGGGTTGCTGTAATGACAGGGATACAAGAGGTGAATACCTTATCCTTATCATGAAGGAGCTCTTCAAACAGCTTTCTCTTTCCGGGTTTCTTGGCCATGTAGAATTTGATCACCTCTTCAAAGTGATCGACAAACCATTGAGTGCCCTTATAGACGAAAGGATGTTTCTTTCTCAGCTCGGCTTCTTTCTCTCTGAGAATGACAGCATGTTCGTCCGATTCATCCTGGTCAAAATCTCTCGACAGAATTCTCGTAAGCACTTTCTCACCATCAGCGGTTCCGAGTGCTTCCGAGAGTTTCATGGCATAGATGGGAGACATGACCTTGAAGCAATTCAGGATAATCCATCCAGTCTTCTTCATGTCCACAGGGACATAGGTGACTGGAGTTCCACACTTAGGACAGATCTCTCCTTCATACATCATCCCGATCATGTAACCACATTGACATCGATACCTCTCAGCAAAAGACAATTCATCCGAGAAATCCGTTCCGAAGAATGGAGACTGGAGACCGTCTTCTACCTTTTCGGATTTGTGAAAGGACTCTGTCGATTGAAGGCGAATACCTCGACCTATGGCGAGATCATAGTCGCATTCATTGTCCAGGTCCAATTTCACAACTCTGGCATTTTTGATTTTGGTACCATTATAGGACATAAACGTTTCCTCCTTTATCCAGGCTTCCGTATTAAGTTTTGCATTATAGCCTTAGACAAGCATAATGATATACAAAATAAAAGATTACAATGCAAAGAAGAAGCCATGAATTAGTTGTAATGTATCATAGAGACTTCGAATTTATATTTAGGAATTAACACCCACACATTCCAATTAACATCCGTTACAACCAAAACTTCCGCCAAAAGGAGAAAGGATGAAATCCGAATGACTCTATATGAATGGAGAGAAAGAATCTACCAAGAAGTCAATGATAAAGTCGAGCATAACACAAATAAGAACTTCTTTACAAGATTCTATAGCCTCGGAAAATGGGCTCAGAAATTTGAGTCTGCCGATAAAAAGAAGGAGTTTTTGCAGAATCAATTCCTTCTTACTGATATCCGTAAGATGAAGAGACTCATTGAAGAATCTTCTGATCATATCGAGTATCTCAATGCGCAACGATACAAGCATGAGGAATCCTATAAGAATCTCATCACACTTCTTCAGAGTGACAATTCTACCACTCTCGATAAACAGAGAGCTGTTAAGAAATACCAGGCAGAGATCGTCAATATCTGTCTGGAGTATTATATTTTTACCTTCCTTTCTGCTATGCTGATGGCGGCTAGATATCCTGAGAAATATTCTACAAATCCAACAAAGGTGGAATCCGTAGATCCATTATCTTCCAGGATCTATGGATTCTTTTATTTTCGTAAGGGTCATTCTTCCAATATCAGCATAGCAATATCTGTATCAAAGTTATTCGATGCATTTGAGACTCATGAAGATGAGAATCTGAATCACAAGATCATGTATTACATCAAATTCTATCATGAGCCTATCTGGGAGATGTTTGATTCTGAATGGAAGACCAAGATGGTCAGACTCTCTGAATTGATTCCAGATAATCTCTATCCTAAGAAGTTAAAGAATAGCTATGCTGATCTATTCTTGACTGTGGTGGATAAGCAATATCCCTATCTGGATACAGAGTATCATGGTCCTTCCCATAAGGATCATCCTATGGAGATCTTTATGAGAAGGAATAAGGTAGAAGATCGAGTTACCATGCTCTTTATGGTATTGAAATCAAAAGGAAAAGATGGATATGTAGGAGATTACATTCGTGGTATTCTTCTTGAGCTTAAGAATAATATGAAAACCATTGATGGGAATACTGCAAAGATTCCTTCCTATATTCAGCTTCTCTATCAAACTTGTGTCTCTGAATGCTCCAGTAGTAGATCTACCAATCTAATGGATGCCTTCAATGACTGCTTTGATATCAATACCTATGTGAGAGAACCATGGTCTCCTCTCTTCAATCTCAATGGATGCTATGAAGAGCTCATCAAATTTAACATTGAGCATGAGGTCAGCTTCAATAAAGAAGGATCTATCTTTGGTAGACTTGCCTGTAGAAATCCAGGACCTGCTATTCTTGGATATAAGACCAAAGCAGATCTCATGGACTATCTGATGTCTAAAGGAATGGTCATTGAGAATGCTTCCATCTATTATATGGTAGCCATTGAGCAACACAATATGATTCTCTTGAATTGGCTCTGCAAAAATGTAGATCCCTCCACCGATGATAATTTCCCCATTCGGTGTGCTATGTATGAGACAAGTCGGTCTATGTGTTATGCCATCATGGATGCCTATACAGACAAAGAGGATTGTATTGCAGCTATCAAGGAGATTGCCAATCTTTCTTGTGGAGATAGCGGTCAGATCGACTTTGCCAAATCTCTCTTGAAGGAGATGCATATAGAAGCTCCTATGAGTGCAACCAAAAAGGATCCTGCAGTCAAGAGACACCAGAAAGATCATACAAATGTATCGAATTCTAAGAAGAAATCCTCTAAAGATACAGAGGTTGAAATCCAAAGAAAACGAAAGGAAATAAAATGAGAAAATATACCCAGGAAGATTCAATGATACTACTTGAATCTTCCTGGGTATTTTATTTCTTTAATCGTCTTCCTCTTCTTTTTCCATCTGATATTTATCAGACAGCAGAGCATTCAGAATTTCTTCCTGTGTGGTTTCTGTCACCACAGGACATTTTTCGGCTCTACTAAAGGTAGCAGCTTCGTCTGCATATTCCTCCACATTGAAGGGAGCCACATAGAGAGAAAAGAAGAACTCCGGAAGCTTACCACCATCTTTGAGATCAAAGCTGATTCTGTCGGTAATAATGCGAACCTCATATCCAGCCTCTTTAAGTTTCTCAATCGCAATCGAGATACTCTTAGCAAGATCTTCCGGTCCTTTGAGTTCATTCTCCTTATTATAGATAGCTTTATTGGCAATCTCTACACTACCGGTGATACCAGCACATCCAATTCTGGAATAATCAAAGGTCGGTGTCTCTCCGAGTCGATTGATCTTCATGATCATGTTGGTATAAGCTTTTGTAAAGATTGAGTTGACACTCTGAATGATCACATCTTCGAACTTGTAATTCTTCCAGGCATTCTCAACGGTCTCTTTCAGAAATTCCTTCTTAATACATTCTACCATTGGTACACACTCCTTTGTAAATTGAAATTGAATGGGTATTTCTTTATATATTATTTTGATATGAGATATTCATTCACACATCTTAAGGAGGTCATTATATGGATGAAATGAGCAAAACGATCATGGATATTCAGGAGTATTTCGATAATGAAACGCAACGTCATGTATCGGAAGAGGGAGCTCTTGCTATTGATCGTTACACAGGCACCATAGACTTTGCTGTCAGAGTCTATGAGTATGGAAGGATGCATGTCAGTGATGATCCTGCATCCTATCTGAATTATACGAAAATCGCCATGGATAATCTGATGGAATTCCTCTCTGTCAATTATCCCAAGATCACAAATCCGAAATATAAATCGGAGATCGATATCCATGTCCAGAAGTTTCTTACCTATATGGCGATCGAACTCCACAGCTTCATCAAGAAGTATTATGATACCTGGCAAAAGACGTATCCCTACGTCTTTAGAAACTTCGCCAAGGTTCATGAGAAAGGTCTCTTTGCATTCTATCCCATTCATACATCCTATGATTGGAATACAAAGAGAATGGATCCCTCTACCGACAAGAATAGAGAAGGATTTAACAAGTATCCGAAGCTCTATTATGATAGCGTCGCTCACCATAACGAGCCTGGTGTAGATCTTCGGTATTTCTACGAAGTGAAGAAGTTCTTCCCTGGTGCTGGTATGATCAAAGATGGTGCTCCTATTGAGGATTGCATCGATCTTCCTCTGGTGGAAGAAGACTTTGATCTATCGGAATACTTCCGGAGCCATGTATCGGAATGGAAGGAAGACTATCTGAAGAAATCTCAGTCTTTTGAGAATCCGAATTATTTCACTCTTCCAACCTTTGCAAGATGCATTCCCAATGCACGAGTGGATGAAGTTGGTCAGGATGCTGACTATGATCTGGTCGTCAATACCAGCAATCAGATCATGAGATATTCTGCAGTTATTTCCTATCCTCGTCCCAGTCAGTTTTCTTATTCGGAGGAGATCTCCAAATATACTCTGAAGAAACGTCCTTCCTTTGGGAATGCTACATTCTTTCAGGTACCTTATCCGGAGATTCTTGCTGTGGATGAGTTTGTCCATAACATTCCCAACACGATTCTCTTCATCAGTAAGAATGATGGATCCACCCTTCCGGATGATTCCATCTTCAAGAATCTCATTGACAAGATGAAGGAAAAGTCTGTGGAGAATAAGGTCAATACCAATCTGACATATACAAATTGGTATGATAGTCTGATCAGCAGTTATCCGAATAAATCCAGACTCTTTGAGACTCCCGGAGTTCCTTGGAGATTTCTCTTCCATCCTCTGGAGAATCTTCAGAAGAAAAAGATCCGGACTGTCTTCATTTCTCTCTATCGTCTTGGAGAGAATCGGTATCTCGTTGAAAGACTCGAAGATCTTGTCCGAAAGGGAGTCTTCGTATATGCTTATATCGAACCCACTGCTCGTGGAGATGAGAAGGCAAATCAGAAGATTATCAAGGAATTGAAAGAAGCTGGTGTTCATGTCAAGCACTCCTGCCATGGATTGAAAGTTCACATGAAAGCTTGGCAGATCATCTATGATGACAATTCTCTTCTTTCGATGATCTCCACAGGGAACTTCAATACCAAGACGATGGGTCAGTATGTGGATCTTCATTATATCACCACGGAAGAAAAGATCAATCTGGAGCTTCTATATCTCTTTAAAATTCTCTTTAGTGGAGGAGATTTCAAATCTGGATATGACTGGTGGATGGATTTCAACAATCGGAGTCTCTTCATCACTCCCATCTCTGCCAAAGGAAAACTCAAAGAATCCATGAGAGTTGCCGTTAGTGACGATAAGGATATCTTCCTGAAGTGCAATAACTTCACAGATCCTTCTTTCCTGGATAGCTTTGTGATTCCAAACTATTCTGGAAATGCTCGATTCATGATTCGTACTTCCATTGTCTTCTCTCCTGTATCCAAGAATATGGAGGCAAGATCCAAGGTATCCAAATATCTTGAGCATAGTCGTCTCTATATGATCGGAGATGAAGTCTTTATCTCCTCTGCAGATCTCATGAAGAGAAACATGAAGAGGAGATTGGAGATTCTCCTGAAGCTTCCTCTCGGGAAGCACACCAATGTATATCAGAGATTCAATATCTTTGATAATATGGTGGATATCGGAGAAGGTGTTCCCATTGATGAATATATCAACAAGATTTGGGATAGCTGCAACTATCAGTTGGATAAACTGTCTCTGAAATGGAGGGTTCGTAGATAATGAAGTATGAAGTGCAATTTCATATAGGATTCAATGGATTCACTTCCAATAGCACTCTGAGTCCTGACTTCTCCGATATGGGTAAAATTCTCAATGATCTTCAATGTATCATCAAAGGATTGGAAATAGGATTCAACTCTGTAGAGATTGGAAGTGAAAGAAGAGCTCTTAATATTCAGAAGAAGATGATCGAAACAGCAATCCCTGTTATCCGCACTCGGATTCATCAGGTAATTCCAAAATCTTCTTTTGATGTCACATTTAAGATTCAGGATGCATCCATGAAGGATTTGGAGACTCAGGTCTTTCATGGAATATTCTTAATCACACTCAGAAATCCGGAGGAATAACCCTATGAGTATCTTTGGTCATACCATTGACGGACTTGCCAATGGACTTATCGCAACCAGTCCGAATCGAAAGATGGAAGGAAGCGCTTCTACTTCCGATGTAGTACGTTCGAATGAAACCCTCGGAGAGAAACTCCACAAGATCGCCAAAGAGAAGACCAGTATCTATGAGAACTATGATCTCATCATGGACAAGATCATCAAGAAACTCACTGAGAAACTGGAGTATTATGCTTCCACTGGTGCCTTCAGCGTCGTGATTGATACCGAGACCGTCATCTCTTATGGATTGGACGGTAACGATGTGAAACTTTCGGATGAGTTCCGGAAGTATTTCTTTGACAACCTCCAGAAATGGGGAGACAGTAACGACATCCAGGTCAATGTCGTCAAGGTTGACTCTTTGTATCCCGAATCTCTCACCTTCTGCTGGTAATCCAGAATCTCTCTATAACAGATAAAAAGATAGGCTTGCAATATAGCCTATCTTTTTTATTTCTCTTCCTATCAAAAACTTCATCCAAATGAAAAAAAAAACAATTTCATAGCCTTACTTTGTTATACAGATCCTTCCTATGAGACTATATACTTTATACAAGAAAGAGTGACTAGAGAATGTCTAGTAAGTTTCGTATCCTTCAACAGAACGATGGAACTACTGTATTCCCCATCACTAGAGCAGAAGGAATCTACTTCAAAGACAATACCACTTTTGATAAACTTAGCTTCTTTCCAGTGGGAGCTATCTACATCTCCACACAAGATGCATCTCCATCCCAATTATTCGGGGGAGTATGGGAAAAGATAGAGGGAGTATTTCTTCTTGGTAGTAGCTCATCCTATACCAATGGATCTATTGGAGGAGAAGCAACTCACACATTATCTTTAGAGGAGATTCCCTCTCATAGTCATGAATACACTCATCTTAAAATTGGAAGTTATGGAGGAGGCGATGCCACTAGCCTTCTCGGTGATAGACTCAATTCCGAGACCACACAGACTGGTTCTGTTGGATCCTCATCTCCACATAATAATATGCCTCCCTATCTATCGGTTAATATGTGGAAACGAATTGAGTGAAAATCATAAGCATAGAATATCAGAGATTACATTCAATCTCTGATATTCTATGCTTTATTTCTTTTATCGATTCGAAATGTCTTTGTATAAAGTCTATATATTATTTAGGTATCCTAGGATAATAAATCAATACAGACTTGATTAAAAGCATTAGCACCATTCATCTATCCTTCTGACACAAGGAATGGATGAATGGTGCTTTTAGGGGAATGATCGAAGGAGGACTCATTATGAAGTCACTTCGAACTCCATACGATGTAGTCATGTTTCTACATGATGTAGATATTCAGAAGGAGCATCGTAATAACACAGAGGCCTATAAGGTATGGAATGCCGCAAGATATCTCATACCAAATTCTCCCGATCAGAATTATATGATTGGCACCCACCAAGAATATATTATCTGCTCGTGGAAGAATAAGCCGTGGTTTAGAGAACTCATGCTCTGGCATCCAGGGTTACGAGATCTGTATTACAGCTTCATCCAGTCATTGGATAACCCTTTGACAAACTAAGACTAAATCGTTTAATCTTTAAGTTTCTATCCTAGGATAAAAATATGGAGAGGATCCTATTGGGGATTTATATGGGTCCTCTCTTTTTATAAACTAATGCACTATAATTATTTATATTTCATGCCACCTTACTATGTCGTGAACATCTGGAAGAGAGTGACTTAAAGGGATAAGGCTCAAAAACACGGGTATAAGAATTTGACACTCTCACTATAGAAAGAGGTGCATATTTCTTATGCCCATTTTGTATTCGATGGGGTCTACATCCTCATCATGCACCTATGGTAATGTCATCAAAGCGTTGGAGCAGGAATTGCTCCGATACTTTCCTAAGGATTACTTTAACTATATTCACGTTTCTTCTCAGTTGGTATTCCGAGAGGAAGCGCATCAGGCATTCTTCACGGATGCAGAGTTAAAGAAAAGAGAAAAACCTCTCTTCTTACTCAGACCTTCGTTTGAGAATAATAAGGATATTCCGTTTACGGATACCATGTTGACTTCGAATGTCTATGCCAATAGCAATGCCATCTCAGTCAAGTCTGTCTATCCTCTGATTAAAGATCAGAAGAATCGGATCATCATTGGATTCAGAATGAATCGAGATGCCATTCCATTTGAGTGTAACATTCGAACTCAGACATTGGTGGATCAGTTGGATGTCTATAAGATGATGCAGAATAATATGCAATGGGGAGGTCCTTACCAGAGATCCTTTGCCTTGGAATCGGTCATACCCTATGAGTTGATTCACTATATGGCGAGTATGAATGGTTTTGATCTTACAAAACCTGAGCATATTCCCCTTATGATGCATTATCTTCAGAGTCATTCTTCCTATCCAATCACCTATAAGATTCGGAATTCCACCTCTCAACCGGAATTCTTTATGTATTATCGAGTCCCTGCCATGATTACCCTAGAAGATCTCAATATTGACCAGGGTAGTAAGAAAGGAATGGTCGATGATACCTATGAAATCTCTTTCAGTATCCGGTGTGAATTCAATCTGCCTGGTGTATTTCTCATGTATGGAAATGAGATGACTCCACATAAGTTTAATATCCAGATTCGATCGGATGTCAGTGAGAATACAACCTCCTATATTCCGATCTATACTATGGATAGACTCTTCGAAGATAATAACATGCTTCTGAATGGATATAAGATGTATACCACAACCATCTTCCAGACAGAAGCGGAGAATTATCATCTAGATGATACACTGGATCTTCATTGTGTCATTCATCCCCAGTATATCCAAGTCATTCGTAAGTATGATACCTCGGATATCCCCAGCGATATTCTTTTCCGAGTATTGGTATTTGCAGGTCAGGATAAACTGGAAGAAGGTAAAGACTTTACTGTCGATTGGAGTCTCATGAGATTGACAGTGCACAACTCTGATCCTGAGCTTACCTATCGCATTATCGTCTATGCCAATATGGATAAACTCAATGACGAAATGGTGGACATCCAGAATATGGAATCTTCTGAGAAATCCTATGCGGATCTCTTTAAGAAGAAAGACTCTGTGAATTAAAAGATCCTTATTATCCCTAGAATATTTCAATTCGATTAATGAAATATTCTAGGGATTTCTCTGTATATTATTTACATGGAAGCATACCATGAGGTATATGGAGAAAGGATATTCATATGTGAATAAGAAATTCGTTGAGGAGGGTCACATACGGAACTAATTAGACACAATACCGGTACTAAGCATAGGCCAATCTATATACGAAAGATCAATTCCAAAGATCCTTCCTATATACTCTGCGTCTACTCAAGAGGAATTACCAGAGATGGAGTCTATCGAGACTATTGGAAAAGTATTCAGGCAATCTCTGCTGAGTCTATCAAAGAATCCAAAGAGAGACTGAGGAGACTCAAGGTAGTGAGAACGACAGATATTCATAGAAAGAAGATAGATTATCTGAGATTTACCAGAGGATATGAAGGAAATACCTCTTACTTCTATCTCAATGGTAAAAAGATCAATCCTCTGGAACTTCCTCTCATCGTAGAGAGAATCTATGAGAGAAGAACTCTCCGACATCAATTTGGGAAATTCTCCCAATTGGATGAAGATGCCATTTTTACCATATTGGATGACAGAATCCTGTATATAGAATTTCCTACTCAATTGGATCCCAGTATACAGAAGTATGGGACTCCCAAGTTTATTTTAAAGACTACCAATGTACCTACAATGGTATCTTCCTCTTCCGTCAAGAGAAGAAACGCAATCTACAAGGTAGGTGTGAGAAAACGATGATCATTGAGCAGTATCATATCCAGTATGAGAAGTCTACCAATCCAGAGAAGAGAATATTACTCATAGATGGAAAAGATCGGAATCATATTCTACGAGTATTCTCTGTCAAAGAGATTCGGGATGCAGATAAATATGTAAGAGACTATGACAGAAATTCCGATAATTATAATTTCAAACTATTTCTAAGGAATCATTCTGTCTATCCTGCGATCTATCTTGATAAAGATCGTACCATCCAATACAAATTCTTTGGTAGATTCTTAGAGCCTATTGCAGCTCCTTCTATCTTCAAATTTCTATTGGATCATCACATCGCCTATAGAGATACCAGAGACATCTATATCTATTGGAATAAAGGTCTCAATATCTACAAGATCTGTTTATCACCAAAATCTTAATCATCGATTCGAATATACCTAAGAAAGAAGACGGGTATATTCGAATCGAAAACTACTTCAAAAATTTATGTATATTATTATAGTATGAAAGTGATAGAATGTCTTCCAGACGCTAGGCTTATCGGTCGTCACCATCACCAACTATGGGTTCAGACGAGATACCGAATGGATAGGGTAAGACCCATCTCACTATGAGATGAGGCACTGATAAGATATGTTGGTCGTCACTTTCTGTGGGTCTAAGACTACGAAGTCATCCACTGGAGAAAAGATCGGATACCGAAAATTCGATTCTCATGAGTCCATCTCCTGGATGACCTAGAGTGAGTGTGAAGCGTAACTTCATACGTAGGCCCACTCTTTTTTGTTTAAAAACAGACGACTAAGATAGCTATGATTTCCTTATAGCGCTATTTATACTCCATAAGAAGGAGGAAATACCTAAATGACCAAAGCTGGCTTTGAAGCATTGAAAGGCGAATACGCCGATCAGTGCTGCTTGATCGGTTTGGATAATGGTCGTGCCCTCTTCGTTGGGTATGGCGAGTATCTTGTGAAAAATATTAAGACCGGCAAGATTCGTCGGACTTATGACATGGAAGATATCAAGACGGATAACGATGGTACTGCCTTGGAAGAGCTGGTGGATGAGAATCCCACTTCTCCGATCACGATGGATGACATCACTGTCACCACTAAGGGAGGAGAAGACTTCCTCGAAGTGCATTACTATCACCAGGCTGACCAGGGAGTTCGTGAGTATGAACTGATCTCCTTTATTCCTCTGGATCAGATTCAATCTTTCGTCGTATGTCCCACAAAGACAGAAGACGGTAAGAGAATTCTTCCGAATCGTCATTCATTGAATCATTGATGTATAAGGGGTGACTATAAAGATGGCTAACTATCGCACTCAATATAGCGGACCCGAAATCGATGAAGCGATCGGTAAAGCACTCGCTTTTAATCCGGATAGCATTGGTTGTATCAAACTGGAGAGTGTCGTCAACTCTCCGTATGATATCAACACCTGTGTCGAACCCGGATCTTATCAGGCCGATTACATCACGAATGGTCCTGTTGGTATTGGAAATATTTCTCCGATCAACTTCGATGTCTACAAATCATCTTCTGGATCCAATGTGGTTCTGACGCAGGTCGTCAAGCTCTCCAGCTCTACTGCCACTCGTACTTCGAAGGATGGTGGTTCTAACTGGACTGACTGGGTGATCGCAACAGAGCCTGCTTTTTTGGAAACTACCGGTGATTTGACAGAGGGTGTCTGCCTTCTGTATAAAATTACTTCTTCCTCAGCTGTGGTAGCCGACAAAGCTCAGTTTACTCTGAAGCTTCATGCTCCCTCTGGTGATAAGGCCAAACTGTCTGTCAATGGATCTCAAGGCTATGACATTGTCAATAGCATGGGCAATCCTATCTCAAAAGGTGACTACATTGCAGGTTCGTATATCGATCTGTATTTCAGTGGTCAGCCTTCTGGTGATGACGTTGGTAAGTTCTTTGCCATTGGTGGAGGTGGTATGTCTTCTACGGATCGAGAGGACTTTGAAGATATCAAAGACCACTTCAATCCTTCAGACAACTATGACCACACTGGTGAAGGAACCATCTGGCATGATCTGGACTCTCCGTCGATTGATGGAGATCGTCTGGTTGCCACACGCAACTACTCAACTACTGCAGCTACTCCGAGACGAATGGTTGCGATCAATGCGACCATCTCTCAGGGTAATGCTCTGGCAGCTCTGAATCCCAACATGGCAGTTCTCACTGATAGTGGTGGACTTCTGACCACTGCCAATGGTGTTGCTTCCAAATACATCACTGCTCTGAGTGCCCTGAATAGTGCCCAGAATATGGGTAAGATTCTGGCCTCTTCTTCCAGTGATGGTACCATTGTCTCCACGGGTGTGGATGCCTCCAAATTGGCTCCTCTTGCCAACATTAAGACTGGACCTACTATGCTGGGTGTTGACAGCAATGGCAACCTCTATGACACTGGTCTGTCTCCCTCTGATGTTGGTCAGACTGCCTCTCTGGATCCCAATGTGGCGATCATCACAAATGGAAACGGTAAGCTGACTGCTGGTGGTTCTTCTGTTGCGATCACAGCTCTTACCTCTCTGCATGGTAAATCTTCTGCCTATTCCAAGGTCATGGTGACTAATGGATCTGGTAATGCTTCTACTTCAACCATCACCTCTGCTCAGTTGGCTCTGATGATCATGTGTGATGAGGGTGAGAGAGTTCTGGTAACGGATCTTCCTAAGCTTTCTTAATTCTGACAATCTTATGGCTGAGAACGGTCAAATAAAAGCCGTTCTCAGCTTTAATTTTAACTGGTAAAGGAGGTGAAACGATGCCTCTGTACAGTCTGGCTCATATGAGAGACCAGAAAGAAAAGAATCGAAAGCGAAGAATGCGCGTCTCTGACCTAGAGCATACTGATTCGGATATTATCACATTGAACCATGACGGGATACATGTTGAGACGACCTTGGATGAGACCATCATCTGGGATCAGATCAAGATGCAGATCGCTGGTACGATGGATTGTACGAATAATCCTCCATTCCCTCAAGCACATGGAGGATATACCTATGTCATCACAGCTCCTGGTATGTTTGGTACCTATGAAGTAGAGCAGGGTGATATGATGCTCGCTCTGTCTGATACAGAAGAGAGCAGAGACGAACGATATGAAAAACTATGGTTTCATTTCTCTAGATCGGGAGGAGGTGGAAGTATGGCAAATATCCCGGTAGCTACAAATACTACCCTCGGTGGTATTTTGGCTGGGGAAGACATTCTTGTCAATTCAGATGGCCATGTCCAGGTTGTTGATGACAGTCACAATCACACGACTGCGACCATTACTGGATTGGATGAAATCTTGAGTGGTAAGGCGAACTCGACCCATACACACCGAGTCGCTGATCTTACAGATTTCAATGAAGTCCTGAATAATGAGCTCTCTACCTTTGAGGAATCTTTCAGGACTCCTATGACAGGTGCATCGGCTTCAGTTCCTGGTACCATTGGTATGACTCCTAGACCTTTGGCTGGAGATCAGAATAAATTCCTTCGTGGTGATGGTACTTGGGCCTATCCAGATGTCAATACAGCTCTGGGAGATTTGGGTGTTACTGCAACCGCTGCTGAATTGAATTACAGCACTGGATTGACTGGTAATATCCAGAATCAGATCAATGATCTCTATGACAATCTGGAGCTCAAAGCCAATGTTTCTCATACACATCAGTATGCTGCTTCTGCATCGGTGGGTGGCCCTGCTTCTTCTGCAGAGAAAGTCAATCATATTCTTCATATTCTTACCAATGGTAAGAATGAAGTTCTGTTTGATGGATCTGCAGCTGCTACAGTGGACATCACTCCTGCAGGAATTGGAGCTGCTCCTACTCAGCATGGTAATCACGTTCCGAATTATTCCTCTGCAAATGACAATCAGGTTCTCATGGTAGTTGGTGGACAGCTGGCATGGGGAGCTGGTGGTACATCTGAGGATGATCCTGTGCAGTATTCTGTCTTTACCGGCACAGATGGATCAGGAGATGGATCGGTTGGTCTGGTTCCTGGTCCTATGAGATCGGATGCTGGTAAATTCCTTTGTGCTTCTGGTACCTGGGAGAAGGTAAATGCTTCTCTTAGTGATATGGGAGTTACCGCATCCACAGACGAATTGAATTACGTCAAGGGAGTCACTTCTTCTATTCAGACTCAGCTGGATGGAAAAGCTCCTACATCTCATACTCACAACTACGCTGCTTCTTCTACAGCAGGTGGCAATGCCATTGCTGCGGAGAAGCTTGTAAATTCCTTGGGTATCAAGCTCGGGTCCAATGGTCAACTTACATCCTTTGATGGATCTTCTGCTCAGAATGTCATTGTGACACCTGAAGCCATTGGTGCTGCACCCACATCTCATGGTAACCATGTTGCTTCCTATAGTGATGCCAATAATGGTCAAGTCTATAAGGTAGTCAATGGAACTCCTCAGTGGGCTCCTGAGACTGGGAATAACCTGGATGGATCTGCCACTAAGGACCATCTCTTGGTCTTCAGTGACAATACTGGAAAGTATAAGGATTCTGGTAAGACGATTGCTACATCTATGAGTAGTGAGCCTTCTTCCAATGTGATCCTGACAGAATCTGGTATTGCTGCCTATGTCGAATCTCTTCTCTCTCAGTATGCGAGAAAGAACGCTGTGACAATGGCTTCTTATAGTGTCACTTCTGGTGGAGACATGATGATCTTCACCCATGGAGTTACCATTAAGAAAATCACTGTCAGAGTGACAAGTGACATTACTGCATCTGGGTTTACCATTACCAGAGGAGATACTACCATCTATACCGAAACCAATAGCAATATGATGAGTGGTAGTATCTTTGAGCATCCTGCTTATCTGCATCTGGATGCTCCTGTTGATCCTCTGCATATCAACTTTAATGATTACGAAGGTGGAGAAGCCACTGTATACCTCGAGTATGCATACGATTCTTATCAGAATCTGGAGACTGGAGAGTCTGATCTCTTCATGATCTCTAAGAATCTCTATAACGAGTCTATGATTCTTCATTCCTTCTTGGCCAATGGATTCATTCGTACCATTACGATCAATCCTACGGTCACATACAATACTGGTATTACTCTGACTCTCAAGGCTGGAGAATATATCATGTATAACCAAGAGGTTACTCTCACCAAGGATACTCCTCTGCAATTGGATTTCTATTATCCCATTACAGCGACTTCAGAATCTCCCGTGGATCTCACTATGGAATTGAGTGGATACACAGAGGGATCTGCTAAAGTCTATCTGGAGTATGCGGATGAAGTGACCACCACCTCTGTCGTATCCAACCTGAATGCAACTGCTTCTCAGCTGAATCAGGATAGTGATCGACTGAATGAGGTCCTTAATTCCATGACGGTATGATATAAAAATCACACTTTAAAGCTCTTTATCAAGCATGAATGGCCCGTATTTTTTAGGCAAAAACATGTTGATAAAGAGCTTTTCCGATGCTATGTGGATGTCTGTAATAAGATTTCCACATAGCAATAGCTACATTATCTAGCTAATGGAGGACTAATTCAGTATGGTCATGAACAATCTGGACGGTACCACGAAGACGGAAATGTCTTTTGGTACCAAAAATAAAAATGTCCATGCTACTATCAAGTTTGATGCAGATTCTTTCCGCGTTCTTAACAAGGATGGATCCACTGCATCATTGCATGTAGCACAGGGCACCGACGCAGATTCTGCAGTAACCATGAATTACTTGGAGAATCAGCTGACTCGGATTGAAAGCCAGCAGGACAAGATCACTTCGTCTGATGAAAACAACATGGTTCATTACAATGACGAAAGTGGTACCCTGGGTGTCAACAACATCACGGCTGACCGGATTGTTGGGCTTCAGAAAAACCGTGTTGTGATCACCGATGAGAATGCTCAGGTGACCACTAGCGCTGTTGCTAGAGCCCAGCTTCTGAAACTGCCCAATGTTCCTGATGACACCAATGCTGAGCTGGAGAAAAAGGCCGATGTGGATCACTCTCACCTGATTGCTGATGTCGAAGGTTTGCAGGATGCTTTGGATTCTAAAGCTCTCTCCGAGCATACTCATACCGTCGACGATATCAGTGGTCTGGATACCCTGAGTGTCCGCAACGCCGAACACGCTGAGGAAGCTGACTCTGCGAAGACGGATGCCAATGGCACCCCGATCGGCAAGTACGTCCGCAATGTGACTATCTCGGATAACAAGATTACGGTTACCAAGGGTAACGGTAATATTGTGACCACAGAGTATATTCACAATCTGGTTCCGGCAACGGACACTGAGGATGGTAAAGCTGGTCTGGTTCCGGCTCCTTGTCGCGCAGATGCAGGTAAGTTCCTGAGTGCTACTGGCACTTGGGAGAAGCCTGCTGTTTCTCTTGCTGATGCCGGAGTTACTCTGACTGCTGAGGAAATCAACGGAATTCCCGAGGATATCGCCGCTGTGGATGCCCGGGTCGATGAAGCTGATCAGAATCTCGAGACCGCGAAAACGGATCTGGAGGGGAAGATCGATGCTCAGGGATCCGAAATGCATACCGCTATGGGCGATCTCTCTACAAAAGTCGATACTGCTGTCAAAGATCTGAATACGAAGCTTGAGGGTAAGGCGAATGCCGAGCATACTCATGGCTTCGATGACGTCACTGGTCTGAAGCAAATGACCGATAATCTCGTCATGTCTGATCAGGAGATCAAAGCATCGATCGAAGAATTGGAGACTACGGTTGCGGGTAAAGCCGAAGCCGTTCACACCCATGAAATCGCCGATGTCACTGGTCTTCAGGATGCTCTTGATGAGAAGGCGTTGGCTGACCATGATCACACCATTGATCAGATCTCTGACATTGCGAATGCCAATGTGGCCAAAGCGGATGTTGCCGTGAAGGACTCCACTGGCAAAAATATTTCTAATTATGTCTATCGCATCTCTGCGGATGGTACTACCCTCACTGTGACCAAGGGCAATGGTACTTCTATCAATGTCCCCATCAGTGCGGAAGGTACTTATTCTGAATTCGAAGGTGCGACTGACAGCGAAAATGGTACCTTTGGTCTGGTTCCGGCTCCCAAGGCTGGTGATCAGAATAAGGTTCTGTCTGGTGCTGGCACCTGGGTTGATGCACCTCCTGCTGACCTGGAAGCTGCCGGCATTACAGCCACTGCGGAAGAACTGAACTACATGACTGGAGTTACCTCTGGTGTGCAGGCTCAGTTGGATGCTAAGGCTGCTGCTGTTCATACACATGAAGCGTCTGAAATCACTGATTTCGATGCTGCTGTCCAGAGTGCTGTTGCTGATGATCTGGCTGGTAAAGCCAATACTAAGCACACGCATGAGATGGATGATGTCACCGGTTTGACAGATGCCCTGGGTGCTAAGGCGGATGCCGAGCATACCCATAAGGCTGCTGACATTACCGATCTGACCGATACTCTGTCTTCTGCTGTGGTCGGTGAAGCTGGTAAGGCCACTTCTGACAAAAACGGCAAAGACATCACGACCTATGTGGCGGATGTCACCTCGGACAATACCAAGATCACTGTGACCAAGGGTGATGGATCTTCTAGTGAGATTCAGTTCCCTCAGGGAACTGTGTATGATGCCTTTACTGGTGCTTCTGCGGAAGGTGCTGGTGAAGAAGGACTGGTTCCTGCTCCTGCGCAGGGCGATCAGGACAAGTTCCTGAAAGCCGATGGCACTTGGGCGGTTCCTGTCGACAATGACACGACTTACGACGTGGCGACTAGCGAGATCGCTGGTCTTGTGAAAGCTTCGTCTGAGATCCAGGTTGACGGAGAAGGCGTGATGACGGTTTCGTCTATCCCGCAGTCGAAGGTTACCAACCTGGAGAATACCTTTGCCACCATGTCTCAGGCTTCTAACAAGTTTGAGATTACCGATGGCCTGTTCGAAGACACTCGCGTCTCTTATCGTGATGAAGAGATTCGTGTCATGTATTCTACCCTGACTCCCTGGGCTCCCCAGGATGGGGCAGAGGATCCGAATACTGTGACCATGGCTCTTCGTGCTTATGCTCCTGCGGATGCTACGGATTACCGTATCGCCCTGAAAGATGAGATCACGGAAGGCGAAGTGACTGCGTTTGGTGATCCGGATTCTCTGGGACGCAACTATGTTGAGACCAGACTGCCGGTTGCCACCTACGATGCTGGTGACTCTGCTTGGACCTATCTCGGTTCTTCTTCTACCGCTGGCAAGTATGTCGGTTGGTATGTGACCGTGGAATGGTACAATGCTGGAAATAAGATCATCGGATCGGAAACGATTCGTGTGAATCTTGCCACTGAGAGCACCTTCAATTCCAATATCCCCGGTTATATGAGTGACTATGCCAAGAGCTCGGATGTGACCACAGCCCTTGATGGTAAGGCAGATACTGAGCATACGCATGAAGCTGTCGACATCACTGATCTGCAGGGTCTCCTGGATGCTAAGGCGAATGTCACTCATACTCATGCTACTTCTGATGTGACCGGTCTGGATACTGCTCTTGCGGGTAAAGCCGCTAGTGTCCATACTCACGCAATTGCGGATGTCACTGATCTGGAAACTACTCTGGCTGGTAAGGTCGATACCGAGGATCTGACGGAAGCTACCGTTAAGGCTGCTTCTCAGGATACCAATGGTAAACCCATCACCGAGTATGTTGCTGGTGTGACTCTGCAGGGTAATACTCTGAAGATTGCGAAGGGTGACTCTAGCACTTCCGATGTGGAGCTGCCTGCTGGTACCGTCTATAAAGACTTCACTGGTGCTTCTGCTGAGGGAGCTGGTGAAGCTGGACTGGTTCCTGCTCCTGCGCAGGGTGATCAGGACAAGTTCCTGAAAGCCGATGGCACTTGGGGCACTCCGGTCGATACCAATACCACCTACGATGTCGCCACTTCTGAAACTGCTGGTCTCGTGAAATCCTCTTCTGAGATCGCGGTGGATGGTGAAGGTGTGATGACTGTCGCCGGGATTGCTCAGGAGAAAGTCACTGGTCTCACAGCGGCTCTTTCTGGCAAGGCTGACGCTGCGCATACCCATACTTTGAAAGACATCCCTGAAATCACTCTGGATGCTGAGCAGATCAACGGTCTGCCTGCTGCTATTGCTGCTAAGGCTGATGTTGATCATACCCATGACATTGCTGACATTACTGATCTCAACACCGCAAAGGTTGCTGAGGCTGCTAAGGTCACGAATGCTATGACTGTCACCTTCAATGGTGATAACACTCCAGAGAATGTTACCACTTTCGATGGCTCTGCTGCTGCGACCTTGGATATCACCCTGGCCAAAGTGGGAGCCGCTGCCGCTACTCATACTCATGAGATGGATTCCGTAAACGGGCTGTCTGATGCTCTGAGTGGAAAGGCGAAAACTATTCATAGTCATGCAATTAGTGATGTCACCGATCTGCAGACGACTCTTGATGGGAAGGCTGCTAGTGAGCATACTCACGAGATCGCTGATGTGACTGGTTTGCAGGATGCTCTGGATATCAAACTGGAATCTGATGATCTGCCTGGTATTGCCACTGGTGACACCACTGGTATTGTCAAAGGATCTTCTGAGATCAGTGTTGGTGAAGACGGAGCGCTCACTGTTGCTTCGATCGCTCAGGATAAGGTCAGTGGACTGACGGAAGTTCTGGCTTCTAAGGTGGATTCTGATTCTTTGGCTGATGCTACGGTTGGCAATGCCACCAAGGCTACTCAGGATAAGAATGGTAAGGATATCACTCAGTATGTCTCTGATGTTACCCAGGCGAATTCGAAGATCACGATTACCAAGGGTGATGGATCTTCTAGTGAGATCGATCTGCCTAAGGAAACCGTGTATTCCAACTTTACCGGTACTACCGGTACTGGCGATGGAAAAGCTGGTCTGGTTCCCGCTCCTGTGAGTGCCGATGTGGACAAGTTCCTGAAGTCGGATGGGACCTGGGCTACTGTTACCTTGGATGATACCTCGGTTGACATCGCTACTTCTGATAAGGCTGGCATTGTGAAGCCTGGTGCCGAATTCACGGTTGCTCCGGAAGATGGTGCCATGAGCATTGCTAGTATCGAGCAGTCTAAGGTCACTGGCCTCGTTGATGCTCTGGGTGCGAAGGCTGATGTTACTCATACCCATGAGATCGCTAATGTCAATGGTCTGCAGGATGCGCTCGATGCGAAACTGACAGCCTCTACTCTCCCGATTGCTACGACTGACAATACTGGTGTCGTGAAGGCATCTGCCGAGATCTCGGTTGGTGTCGATGGTACCATGACAGTTGATAGCATTGCTCAGAGCAAAGTCGCCGATCTGGAGACTACTCTGGCAGGTAAGGCAGCCACTGAGCATACTCATAAGGCTGCGGATATCACTGATCTGAACTCTGCTGTGGTTGCAGAGGCTGGTAAGACCACCAACGCTTTGAGCGTTACTTTCAACGGCGGTACGCAGGCTGAGAATAACGTGACATTCGATGGTTCGGCTGCCCAGACTCTGGACATCACTCTGGCGAAGATTGGTGCCGCTGCTGCTGAGCACACTCATGAAACTGCCGATGTGACTGGTTTGGATACTGCCCTGGCTGGTAAAGCCAATAGTGTCCATACTCATGAAATGGCTAGTGTTACTGGCTTGAGCGCTGCTCTCGAAGCGAAGGCTGATTCTGAGCATACTCATACGGTATCTCAGATCACCGACATTGCGAGTGCGACTGTCGCTGCTGCTGGTAAGGCTACCAATGACAAGAATGACAAAGACATCACGACCTATGTTGCTGATGTGACCTTCGCTGAGAATAAGATCACTGTGAAGAAGGGTGATGACTCTTCTTCTGAGATTGAGCTGCCTAAGGGTACCGTGTATTCAAACTTCACTGGGGCGTCTTCGGATGCTGCTGGTGGTGCTGGTCTGGTTCCCGCTCCTGCTCAGGGTGATCAGGATAAATTCCTGAAGGCCGACGGTACATGGGCGGTTGTCAAAGCTGGATCTGATGTTGCGGTTGCGACTGAAGAAACAGCTGGTATCGTTAAAGCTTCTTCTGAAATCGCTGTGGCTGGCGATGGTGCGATGAGCATCACTGCTGTGTCGCAGGATAAAGTGACTGGTTTGACCGACGCTCTGGGCGGTAAAGCTGCTAGTGTGCATACCCATGCCATTAGTGACGTTACCGATCTCCAGACTACACTGGATAACAAGCTGGAAGCCTCCGATCTGGTGGTTGCCACTGATTCCACTCCGGGTCTGGTGAAAGCGTCTACCGAAGTCACTGTTGGTGTGGATGGTGCTCTGGGTATTGGTACCATTGAGCAGGCGAAGGTCAATGGACTGACTGCCGCTCTTGGTGCTAAGGCTGATACTGAGCATACCCACACAGTCTCTGATATTACCGATCTGAATCTGTCTGCTGCTTCTGTGGCGGAAGCTGCTAAAGCTACGACAGATAAGAATGAAAAGGACATCACCACGTATGTGGCCGATGTCAAAAAGTCCGAAGATAACAAGAAGATTGTCATCACTAAAGGTGATAGCTCTTCGACAGAGATCGAACTGCCGGAAGCTGCTACCTATAGTGCATTTACTGGCGCTTCTGCGGAGGGTGCTGGTAGTGATGGTCTGGTTCCGGGACCCGCTATTGGTGATCAGGACAAGTTCCTGAAAGCCGATGGTACATGGGCTGTGCCGGTGGATACCAACACTACGTATGCTCCTGCTACAACAGAGGTAGCTGGTATCGTCAGAGCATCTACCGAAATTACGGTGGATGGTGAAGGAATCATGACGGTAAGTTCGCTGGCTCAGAGTAAGGTGGAAGGGCTGACTGACGCTCTGAGTGGAAAGGCGAACGCAACACATAGTCACACCGCAAGTGACATTTCTGATCTTTCCGAAGCCACAGTGAAGGCTGCGACTCAGGATACCAGTGGAAACGCTTTGACATCTTATGTCAAGAGCCTCTCGGTGTCTGGTTCTAAGCTGACTGTGACCAAGGGTGACGAAACTTCGGATGAACTCGATCTGCCTTCTGGTGGAACGGGTGTGAGCGATCCGTTTACTGGCACCGATGGATCTAATCCTGGTAAAGTTGGTCTGGTTCCGGCTCCTGCTGCTGCAGATGCCAACAAGTTCCTGGCCTCGGATGGTACCTGGAAAATCATTCAGGGTGCTGGTGGAGAGGTCTCCATCAAGTATACGTCTCAGGTTCCGACTACCGCTGCGGTGGGAGGAATTAATGAAGGATACGTTCCGCCTTCTAGCGGCATTGATATTCTCGATCTGATCTATAAGCTGCTGCATCCGTATGTAGCTCCCGAACTGACCGCTACTATGCTTCCGCGTAATGGTGGTACTGTCGGTATTGCTACTACGCAGAATATTACCGGCGTTCGCGTGAATCTGTCGAATGCTCATGGAAACAAGATCATGTCCTATCAGGTCTATGATGTTGATTCTGACTTTGACAGCCATACGGCGCTGGGTGAGCTGTATAGTGAGGATTATGAGAATGGATTTGCGGAAGGTGCGCAGACAGTGACTCTAAATTCTCCGTATCGGATGACTCAGGCCAGTAACCATAAGTATCTGACCGTTAGAGCCATGGATCTGGATGGTAATGAGTCTATTGTCAAGACTGCTTCCTTCAACTTCGTAGAGACTTATTACTGGGGCACCGCTCCTGGTGAGACAGTGATTGACGAAACCTTTGTGAATGGTGATGATGACAAGACAACGCAGGCTTCCGCTAAGGGAACCAAGGTTGTTTCTGTCAACAATCCAACCACGCAGTTCGTCTACTTCTGCGCTCCCAAGTCCTACGGTGAAATCAAATCCGTGAAGGACCAGAACCAGCTCGATAACACCTCCGAATTTACAAAGAATAAGACAGAGGTTACGATCAATGGTCGTGACTATTATGTCTACCATAATGATCCCTTCATGGGCGAAATGACGTTTACCTTCTCTTATTAATCAATTATAAGGGAAAGTGAGGGAACTTCGCCATGGCACTGCAACTGTCAGGCATCTCGGTCGCGGCAGGGTTTGCCCTCAAAGGTACAAAACCTCTCGATGCTCGAGAAATTCTCGACACACTTTCTGACCGGGATGAACTGGTTACTTCAGGCATTTGCCCTGAGGGCCTTCGTGTCTATGTCAAGGAAACCAAGAAGCTCTATCTCTACAATGGAGCATCTTGGACTGTCGTAGGCGCTGGAGACCTTATGCAGGGCGCTACATCTGAAAAAGATGGTGTTGCAGGTCTCGTTCCTGCACCGAAGAAAGAAAATGTGAATATGTTCCTCCGTGGTGACGGTACTTGGGCTATGCCCACCGTCGAAGGTGGTGGAATCGGATCTCTCGAAGATCTCGGTATCACTGCTACTTCTGAGGAATTGAATTATATGAGTGGGGTCACCTCCTCTGTACAGACTCAGATCAACTCTCTGTCAACTGACAAAGTGGATGTGGATCGTACATGGGGTGGGGAAACTACCGCTCTTCCGAGTTTCGAATAAGTCTCAGTTTATAAAATCCAAATATATTGGGGGATATGAATCACGGCTTACTATATTCGCCAACTGAAAGACAATCAGGGCAACATTATCCTTCCTGCTTCTCGTGCGGAAGGTATCTTCTTCTCCGATAACACCAAGTTGAGCTCGATTATGTCTGCCACCAGCGGTGTCGTCAATAAGGCTATGGGTGATAAGAATGGCAAGGATATTGCTACTTATCTGGCCGATGCCTCTATTGATGATCACAAGCTGACTCTGACCAAGGGTGATGGCACTCCTGTGGAGATCAACATCCCCGATCAGGATACCACCTACGAGGAAGCTACTACCTCTACTGCTGGTTTGATGTCCGCTGCGGACAAGACCAAGCTGGATGGTCTGGATGCTGCTCTGGCCAATAAGGCTGACAAGACCCACCAGCATGTGATGGCTGACATCACTGACCTGAAGGCCATGACCGGCGCTTCTGCCGAGGCTGAAGGTGCTACTGGTCTGGTTCCGGCTCCCGCTCTGGGCGATCAGGACAAGTTCCTGACCGGTGCTGGTACCTGGTCTTCTGTCACCCCGGCTACCTTCGGTGTCACTGCCTCTGCTACTGAGCTGAACTACATGACCGGAGTTACCTCTGGCGTGCAGGCTCAGTTGGATGCTAAGGCGGCTGCTGATCACACCCACGAGATCGCCAATGTCAATGGTCTGCAGACTGCTCTGGATGCGAAGGTTGACAAGACTGCGATCCCGACTGTCATGCTGACTGTCGACGAGTCTTGGGGTGGCGAGTCCACTGCACTGCCTGATTTCAATGAATAAGAGGAATCCACCTCATTCATTCATCATTCATCGAAGTACCCTATAATCTCTAACTAATAAAGACTGACATGGAAGCCACAAATTCCATGTCAGTCTTTTTCTAGAGCTTTTGAATAAGTGAGGGCCCAAATGGGTACTGTCTTCTCCACTGATAATCCCCATTTAGATCTTCAATAAATAAAATGAAAGGAATCGATTGTTATGGCAACTTATATTCGTCAGTTGACGGATAATGCAGGCAATAATATTCTGCCCGCAACTCGTGCTGAAGGCGTTTATTTCCATGATAATACCACTCTTGATTCCATCATGTCTTCTCAGGCTGGCGTTGTCGCCAAGGCTCTTGGTGACAAGAACGGTAAAGATATCACCGGCTATGTCACCAACCTGACCTCTAAGGGAACTGTGGTTACCTTCACCAAGGGTGATGGTTCTAAGGGTACCTTCAATACTCAGGATACCACCTACGAGGAAGCTACTGGCTCTAAAGCTGGCCTGATGAGTGCGGAGGATAAGGCGAAGTTGGACGGCATTGCTCCTAATGCTAACAACTACACTCACCCGTCTCATACTGCTGCCGCAGCGGGTCTGTATAAGGTTACCGTTGATGCGCTGGGCCATGTGACTGCCACTACCCCGGTTGCTAAGTCTGACATCACCGGTCTGGGCATTCCTGCTCAGGATACAACCTACAATGCCTTCAAGGGTGCTTCTGCTTCTGCTGCTGGTGGAACCGGTCTGGTTCCGGCTCCTGCGAAGGGTGATCAGGCTAAGTTCCTGAAGGCTGATGGTACCTGGGGTACTCCTGAGAATACCACCTACGAGGAAGCTACTACCTCTACTGCCGGCCTGATGTCTTCGGCCGACAAGACCAAGTTGAATGGTATCGAGGCTGGTGCTAACAAGTACACTCACCCGAGCTACACTTCTAAGGCTTCTGGCCTGTATAAAATCACTGTGGATGCCACTGGTCATGTCTCTGCGGCTGCTGCTGTGGAGAAGAGTGACATCACTGCTCTGGGAATTCCTGGTCAGGATACCACCTATCAGAAGGCAACTCAGTCCACTGATGGTCTGATGTCTGCTGCTGATAAGACCAAGCTGGACAACATCCCGACTTCTGTCCTGGGATATGCTTCCAATTGGGGTGCTGATGCCGACGACCTGCCTGCTCGTCCTATCGCCTAATCTATATTCCAAATTCTTTATGAGAGATAGACTTTCTACATTCTAGAGAGTCTATCTCTCTTTTATTTTATCAATTCCGATACCATCCACTAAGAATCCTATTACTAAGGAGGAAATCAACTATGGGAAAATTGATCGTATTCGAGGGATTGGATGGATCTGGTAAAGCGACACAAACGATGCTCTTTCACAACTTTCTCAATAGCCTCGGAATTCAACACAAGATCATTTCCTTCCCAGATTATAATTCTCCTTCATCTGCTCTTCTCAAGATGTATCTCCATGGAGATTTCGGCACCGCTGATGAGGTAAACCCGTATATTGCCTCTTCCTTCTATACTGCCGATCGTTACTATGGATACAAGAAGAAGGAATGGAGAGAATTCTATGAGAATGGAGGTACCTTAATCTCGGATCGATATTCTACCTCCAATTTCATCCACCAGGGGGCTAAATTCCACATGAGTCAACCTGAATTGGATACCTTCCTGGATTGGTTGGATGATTTCGAATACAATAAGTGCGGATTACCCAGACCTGATAAAGTCATCTATCTCAAGATTCATCCTCAGATCTCCGAAAAGAATCTCCTGAAAAGATACCAAGGAGATACTTCCAAGATGGACATTCATGAGAGAGACAAATCCTATATGGAGATCTGTCATGCTACTGCCAACTATGTCGCCGATAAATACAATTGGGATATCGTTCCTTGTAGTATCATGACAGAAGAAGGAGATTGTGTCATGAGAGACATGAATGAAATCCATACTCAGATCATCGAAATGATCGATGTAGACAAGCCTCATTAAAATGGCAAAATAAAAATTATTTCGTATATCATTTATAGGTAAATGAGAGTAACTTTCTAAAGATAGAGGAACCTTAGACGTAAAATTCTTTATTTTAATGGAAGAATTTTCGCTTTCATTTACAGAAAGGAGAAAACTGCAATGGCAGATTTCAATGAACGGAAGGGAAAACCCTTCAATGGAAAGAACACTCGGAAGAACATCCAGTTCATTCACGAAACAAGAGGAAAACTGGACAAAGCTGAGAAAGGTCAGCAATGCGAATGTCTTCATCGGGCATTCGGTCATCCTACCTTGATTCCTCTGAATGATGGAAGCAGTGATGGAGGATCCAAATTCCGGTGCTCTCTCTGCAACAAGATCGTATCGATCTCTCGAATCGATCAGGATACCTTCAACAAGGCATTTGCTACGATCGATCAACAGTGTGACTGCGCCAAGATTCTGGCTCGTGATCCTGACAGTGTAGCTGTCCAGGCGATTGTCCAGTATCAGAAAGATTCTCTCCGGATCAAGAATGTCCTGGAGAAGATCATGCAGGCCAATAACAACTCCAAGAATCGTCCCCGTCGTGAGGGCAATTCGAACGTCACCATTAGTTGGTAAAATCAATTTATATACATCCATACTGAATCTCGTGATTAACTCGAGAAATCATGAGGTCGATACGTCTAAGGAATCTGTGGTATACGTCTGTGGCGTATACCACATTTTTTCTTCTCATTAGAATGATCGAAAATAAGTTTATATATCATTTTTATGTCCGTACACTCATACGGGGTATATAACAAGATATTAGTTTCCATAAGAAATAAATCTATATGGAGGTATACTTTGTGAAATCTGAAGTAAAGCAAAATGTAATCAAAGATGATGAGTATGTATACTACAAGGATGAGTATGACCAGGTCAGAAAGTTCATTGGTATGTACATCTCCTACCGTGGAACCAAAGCCGCACTTCATCTCTTCAAGGAAATCTTTAATAATGCCTTGGATGAATGTGTGAGCAAGAATTCTCCGGCAGATCAGATTGATATCTACTTTGATGAGTCCACACTCCGCATTATTATTGAAGACAATGGTCGTGGTATTCCCTTTGAGAAACTCAGAGAAGTATGTACTAAGAAACATACCACGACCAAGGAAGGAAGAAAATTCAATGTAGAATCCGCCGGTGAGAATGGTGTAGGTCTGAAGGTGACTGCTGCTCTCTCCGACTACTATCAGGTTACTTCCTATCGTGGGAAGGAATATAAGACATTGACGGTGACAAAAGGAAAGGACATCGTCGAGTCCAAACCTATGAAGAATAAGAAGGAAAAGACTGGATTGAGAGTCGAGTTTATTCCTTCTGAAGAATATCTGGGTAAGATTCATCTCACTGCGGATGACATCTGTGAATGGCTCCGTTGCATGAGCTATATCTGCCCGGAAGGAATTACCATGAAGCTGGTATCCAAGAGAAAGAAATCGGATGTCATTCTGTCTCGCACCTATAAGGCAGAGGGATTGGCTGAGGATGTCCGGTATCTTGGCAATGATCTGGAGTTTGCTCCTATGACAGTGGGATTTGACCAGATCTCGGAAGAAGATCCCATGAGAGAGTTTGCCATTCAGATGTCTTTCTCGTATGATCTGACTCTGGATGGAGAGACAATCGATTCCTACTGTAACTATGTCCATACCATCGAGAATGGTACACATGTCGATGGATGTGAATCCGCTCTGTGCAGCTTCTTTGTCAAGACTGCGCAGAGATTAGACCCCAAATCCAAATATCCTGTTACTTTCGAAGATTGTAAGAAGGGGCTCATTCTGGTCGTCAACTGCAAAGCGGCCAGACCGAATTTCTCTGGTCAGGTAAAAGAGAGAGTCGGTAATGAATATATGCAGACAGACTCTCGGAAGCAGATGCAGAAAGCGTTGGATACCTACTTCGTATCCAATCAAGCCACCCTCAAGAAAATCATCGACTATCTGAGAAAGATGGCAAAGATTCGTCTGGCTTCCCATTCTATGAAAGGACTGGATGGCAAGAAGACACAGACTTGGGCAGACGAAAGAGAAGTTCCCACCTATATCGGTCTCTCTGACAGAAATACCAAAGGGTATACAGAACTCTTCATCTGTGAGGGTGATTCTGCAGGTCGTCATGTCGCCAATATGGTTGACCACAGATATCAGGCTGTCTATCTTCTCCGTGGTGTCATTCCGAATGCGTTCGGGGTCTCTACCGAGAAAGCGATGAAGAATGATGTCCTTCGGAATCTCGTCAAGATTCTCGGATGTGGTATTGGAAAAGATTTCAATATCTCCAATCTGAGGTTTGACAAGATTATCATTCTCTCAGATGAAGATATTGATGGCCATAACATCACATCTCTTCTCTGTGCTTTCTTTGCAATTCATCTCCCTCAGATTATCATTGAAGAGAGACTGTATAAAGCGGTACCTCCTCTCTATCTTCTGAAGGATAACAAGAAGAATTCCTTTATTAAGGGAAATAAATATATCTTCGACAAGCATCAATACAATGACATCTATGATAGAGCCGTTGCTGACAATGTCGAGATCACTCTCCTTCCGGATAAGGGAGAACCGATTCCTCTTAGTAAGAAGGAAGCTTATGGCTGGATGAGAACCAACCTTCAATATCTCTATTATCTCGAGAATATGGTGAAGAAATCGGCAGCTCCTCTGTATATCGTAGAGGTTGTATGCTGGGAGTATCTCGCCTCAGAAGGAGATAGCAAGAAATTCAAGAAGCTCATCGAGAAGGTATTCCCCGAATGCAAGTTTGATATTGCTGAGCACAGTCTTCGTGGTGCCTATAACAAAGAAGACATCACCCTCATTGTGGACAATATCTTCTTGAAGAATGCCGAGAGACTTCTTGAGATTATGAGAGAGAATCCCTCGTTGATTGTGTCATTCAAGAATCGATCCAATAAAGAATCGGATCCTATGAAGGTGACCGTCGGTCAATTCCTCTCGATTGTCTCTTCCAAGTATAGTCCGGACATTGACCAGCGCTTTAAAGGGTTGGGCGAGATGGATGGCGAACTTCTGTTTGTCTCCACTCTGAATCCTGCGATTCGGAAGCTGTATAAGATCACCATGCATTCTGCAGATCGTGCCATTGAGCAGATCTCCAATCTCCATGGAAAAGAGAATGCAGACTTCCGGAAGAATCTTGTCTATCAAGGCAGATACACCATTGAAGATATTGACAACTGATACAAGGAGAGTATTCCTGCTATGGCAAAGAAAGAAAAGAAAGAAAAACCAGCAACCGGTCTCTGGGATAAAATCACAGATTCCGATTTTCAGCAGGAAGGCAATATCGATGATGTGGATGTAGGTGATTACAACACCGGCACCATGGGTCTCTTTGCCTTCAATGTAAACTGTGCAAGACAGTTGCCTGCACTCGAGGATTCCCTCATTCCTGTGCAGAGAAGAATCTTGTGGGTCGCTTATCTCATGAAGGCCTATAAGAATAACAAAGTCAAGTCTGCCTCTCTCATTGGCCAGACTTTGAATTATCATCCGCATGGCAATGCATCCATCTACATGTCCATGGTCAATATGGCTCAGCCTTTCAAGAAGGGTGCTCCTATCATGAGAGGCTATGGCAACTTCGGTTCCATCTGTGATCCGAATACGGTGGGCGCTGATCGTTACACGGAGGCTTCGATTTCTGACTATGGATACGAGTGCTTTTTCTCCGAATTTGATCCTGATTGCATTGAGATGCAACCAAACGCAACCAGATCTGCCGATGAGCCAGTCTATCTACCATCCAAATTCCCCAACATTCTCATCGAAGGAGTGTCTGGGCTTGGATATGGATTCAACTCATCCATACCGCCTTACAACATCAATGATGTCCTTGAGGTTACGAAAAAGCTCATCCTTGACCCAGAGGATCCAGAAATCGACATTCTCCCAGACCCGCCCGTTGACGGATGTGAAATTGTCTTCAACGAGGGATTGAAATCGATTGCTGAGACTGGATCTGGATCTCTAACCATGAGAGCCCATATTGAGATTGAGGAAGATACCAATAAGTATGTCTTCCACATTCGGAGTATTCCCTGGTTGGCGGATATGCAGAATATCGGTGAGCAGATCGTCCAGCAATGCAAAGCTGGGAATCTGTCTTTCCATGATAAGTCAGATCGGACCAGAGCTCTTGCTAAGAAATCCAAGGATGAATTCCAGAAGCATGACATTGACTACTGCCTCTATCTCCATAAGGCATATGATCCTCTGAAGGAGAAAGCGAAACTCTATAAGCTTACCGATCTCCAGAAGACGATCTCGGTCCAATTCTGGGCAGTCACCGATGGTGTCAATGTCAACCACTATAACATCCGGACTCTTCTTCTGGCATGGATTGATAACCGGAGAGAATACATCCGTCGTCTTCTCAATAAGAAGGTCTCCAAGATCAATGCAAGAATCACCATTCTAGAGACCTTGATCAAACTCACCGAGAAGACCAATCTCGAGAAGGTCATCAAGATCATCAAGGGATCTTCCCAGGAATCTGCTGAGGATCAATTGATGAAACTTTATGGGATGAATTCCTTCATTGCCCATAAAGTGGTCGATATGCCTCTGAGAGCATTCACTGGTGATATGCATCAGAAGTATATTGAGGAGAGAGATGAACTTGCCAAAGAGCTCAAGAAGATCATGGGAATGATCTATTCAGAGAAGAAAATCGATGAATTGATCATCTCGGATCTGGATGATCTGAAGAAGTATGCTCCTCCTAAGAGATACTGCACCATCATCCGGGAAGGAAAAGAAGAGGCTATCTCGGATACCGAGCACATCATGGTCTTTACCAAGAAGGGATTCTATAAGAAACTTCCCACTGTCATGAACTCCAGAGTCAAAGGATATGGAGCTATGGCACATGGAGATTATCCCATTCTTGCGACCAGGTGTAAGAATCTTGAGAATATCATCCTCTTTGATTCCACAGGTCGATTCAGCATTGTCCCTGTCCATGAGTTTGACAATACCATTCCTTCCAATACAGGGAATCGTGTCTATGATGTAACCAAACTTCAGGGTGAAATCATCACGGTTGACCATGAGGAGACAGAGGCAGATTCCAAGCTCATTTACTCCGACTTTGGTCTGGTGAGTTACATTGTCACTCTGACAAAGTCTGGCTATCTTAAGAGAACCTCTCTGGAAGAGTATCGGAATATCAAGCAGCCAAAATCTGTGCGATGTGTCAAGCTTCTGAAGGAGAATGATTCTCTGGTAGCTGCCTCCAGATTGATGTGCTATCCTGAGGAGGAATCTACCAAGAAGAAACCGAAAGTACGTCTGGCACCTCCTGATCTTCTGGTCTATACCAAGAAGGGTCATTTTACAATCGTTAAGAATCAGGATATCCCTGTCATCTCTCGAGATTCTCAAGGAAATCGCTGCTTCAATCTGGAAGAAGATGACTCCTGTGTGGGATTCTGCATTCTTCCTCAGGCATGTGAATATGTCGCTTGTATCATGGACAACGGCTATGTCAAGAAGATTGCCGTAGAAGAATTCGGAGATCTGACCAAGAAGAGAGTCTCCTCCTACATTACCACGATGGATGATAAGACTTCTCTCTATACCGTCATTCCGATCAATCCCAAGTCTGTGATTACGGTAGCCACCAAGAATGGATCTCAGGATCTCAGCTTTGATGAAATTCCTACTATGTCTCGTAAAGCCAAGGGAAGAAAGCTTCTGTCTCTGGGTGGAGATAACATCATCTATGTCGGAGTCACCGAACCGTAAAATCTCACTATAAAAAGAAAATCCCGAATAAGATCGAAATTTTGTGTGATCTTATTCGGGATATTTTTTATAAACTGCTCGAATTGAAAAGTGAGGGGTTAAAGTCTATATATTATATAGGTAGAAAGGAGGTAATTTATTGAATGAGTTGAACGGGTATTATGGGGCCGTAATTGAAGAAGATTTTGAAGCCCCGGAAGAGGTATTCGACGATGATGACAGTAGTTAGAAGCCTATCACCGAATCGAAAAGTCGGGTACAAAATCATGTATATTATTAAAGTAGAATAGAGGGAATAAGTCTCTTTATTACTACCAAAATTACGACAAGGAAAAGTCGTTAAAACCAGAAAGGAATATCATTATGATCAACACTGAAATTTTGAAGGGCATCGGCAAAATCACTATCGGCGCTGGCGCTGTCGGTTGCGGCGGTATCATGATCGCCAATGGTGTCGGTGACATCAAGAATGCCATCGACAAGAGCAAGCTGGCGGCTACTGCGGCTGCAGAGGCTACCACCGAGGCTGCCGAGGATGTCGATCTGGGTGACCTGGAAGACGACCTGCCCGACACCGCTGCCACGGAAGCTGTTGAGTAAATCTCAATGGCTTCCATGCCAGCACAAAGATGGGGACCTTTTTACGGGTCCCCATCTTTTTTCTTTTTTATTCAAGAAAACAAATCCCCAGATACCTATAGTTGGCGCTAGGTATCTGGGGATTCAGACAAAGGAGATTCAACTATGATAGGAAAAGAAAGGTAAAAACTGAACATGGGCAAATGATTTCAGAAATGTCAGTCGTATGAAGGAGAATACAAATACGACTTTACTCATTTGTTAAATCTTTTCTTTCCCCTGGATCCCTTAGCCTCAAAACACCACGATAAGCTTATCAAATCCAACTATCTAGGAGGTATAGAGACATGGTATTCAACGAGACCCAAGTATCTCCGTTGACCTTTGGCGATCTCTTAGATGATTCGAGTATGGATCTTCCTGTCACCGAGGCTAAGTCATTTGAAAAGCCAGATGACTGGGATGCACCTGAATCACAAGAAGAGCGGAGAATGATCCGCTCTCTTTTTGCAGATCGAAATATGAAGTCCTTCAGACTGAGAGACTTTCTGGATCCCAAGATCAAAGAGAATCTCCCTAAGTATGAAGCGACACTCACAAAATACATTGAATCCTATCGAAATAAGAATGTGGATATTCTTTCTGATATTTATATTTTGAAGAATATGATCTTTACGGATAATGATAAGAATATCCTCTTTACCTGTTGTGGAGTGGACGAGGATGAATTGGATAAGTTGATCAAGGATCTTGAGAAACCTCCTTTTGTCCAGGAGCAGAAGAATATCACTCCCTTCAGGGTGCTTCTCATGTTTGTGATTCGCTATTACAAATTCAATGAGAAAAAGAAGACTCAGTATGAGATGTGTAAGCTCTATTATGAATACAATCTCTACTATTCTCTCTTCTCTTCCAATTTCAGATATGGAGTCGCTAGACCTGCCACCATGGTTTACACCATTGACAATCTCCAGAATGGTATGATTCTGAAGAAGGCTGGTTCTATCGAAGTCATGATGCAGAAATTGGCCAATCGAGTCTTTGATCCTAAGATGAATTCAGAATCTTCTAAGTCTTCCAATTCCAAGTATGACTATGACAAACTTTGGAAAGATGGATCAGACTGGGGAATGGAATATATGATCAACCAGTTGAAGACAAGATTGAATGGACAATTCTCCTCCATTCGAAAGAAGTATATGGAGAATTACAAAGAAGGAAATGTCTCTCTTTCTCAGGGAGACAATCGAGATGATGAAGGAAATGTCATCGAGACCGATTTTCTTTCTGGTAGAATCAGCAAGCTCGTCTCTCTGAATGTGTCGAAATTCTATTCCACTTCTCTGAATAGAGGTCAGATTGTCAAGATCTGTAAAGCAATGAAAGTGTCTCCAGATGAATTGATTCTCTGTCTGGAGAATATGAGACAAGAGAGACATATCGATGAGCTTACAGATTTCTATTCTGCTCTCTTCACTCTCTTCTTCAGCCGGAATCCGAATGCTAAGGATGAGGATATTCACTCGAAGGCATTTGCTCTTATAGCAGAGCAAGCTTACAAGAGTGGTAACTCCAAAGAACCCAATGTCATTCGGATCAAGGAACTCTCTCATCAGTGGCTGAAGAGAGGAAGCAAAACCTATCGCAATACTACCTCTAGTGGAACCATAAACGGATTCCGCAGAGCGATTTTCCTCTACTTCGTGTTTAGTGCGATGAAGAGCTAAGGAGGAAAGAAATCATTATGGCTACCATTGCGGAAAAGAGAAAGAAGTTCATGAAGATGCTTCTGGATACTTTTAATCTCTTGGATCCTTCGGGAGATAATGCGAAGAAGTACGAGAAGTTTTTCTCTTCCATGAGCGATGATCAATTTGACAAATACATCCGTAAATTCTTTGCAGATGATTCTCAGCAATTCTATCTTGAGATCGTTGAGTATATGAGAGATATCAAATATGAGAATATTGAGAAGGCTGCCAAATATCTGGGAGTCCCTCTGTATGAGACTGTCTATCTCCCTCATATCAACCATGATCTTGAGAATGTAACCGTGACACCTGAGAAGGTTCCTGTTGGTTACATCCATGAAAAGAGAATGATGCAGACATTGGAGAAGAAGAACTCCGGATCTACATCCAATACTCAGAGAAATCCTCTGACTGGTCAGGTTACTGGTGATGACAAGAATGGTCGTAACTCTGACGTGGAGACTTACTCTCTTCTTGCCACTGGTGCTGAATATGCTCTGAAGGAATTCTTAGGTCCCAGAGCGGATGATGAAGTTGCCAGAAACGAGATGGCCACTGCCATTGCGAAGAATGGGTATGTATCCATGAAGGATCTTACCAATGACAAGGCCAATAAGACTTCTCTGAATACACTGAATATCTACTTCCTCATGCAAGGGTTTAAGACCAATCTGATTGGCAGTGGAAATCTTCTTCCAAAACCCAAGAATGAAGAAAGAAGTCAGGCTCTCACTGACAAGGATAGTCCTTATATCTAACGAAACAAATAAAACCTCCCATAGGATTCCGTATACCCGCTTGGAATCCTATGGGAGGTTTTGCCGAATGGAAATCTAAAAGGAGGAAATCGAAATGTCAGAAAACATCTAAGGAGGAATTAGCCAATAACTAAGACAGCCCATCTTAGTCCGGATCTTAACACAATCCGAATAGCCCGAAAGCACCAGAGAAGATCGTATTCTTCGGTACTTACATTTTTGTATTTCTAAGAAAACCATATCTTTAGAGCTTGTTAATCTCAGGGCTCCTATACGATTCAGGAAACGGAATTTTTACATATATTATTTTTATACTAAAATAGAAAGGAGTGTATCTATATTATGGATACGAATTTGAAAGTCTCACTCATCGGTATTGGCAACGCTGGTTGCCAGGCAGTCGAAGTGGCCCGCAAGAAGGGTCACACCGTCTTCTGCATCAACTCGAGCCAGAAGGATCTGGACGATAAGATCTTGGATAAGACCATTCCGTCCTTCCTCATCGGCAATAAGCGTGGTGCGGGTAAGAACCGTCAGAATGCCAAAGGGTTTCTGACCATCGAACTCGAACGCCTCTTCAATCAGACTCCTGCTTTTACCGATGTGATCGAGGATGCCGATGTTGTCATTGTGGCAGCATCTACTTCTGGTGGCACTGGCTCTGGTGCTGGTCCGCTTCTCGTCAATCGTCTGATGACCTTCTATCCCAATAAGGTCATCATCTTCTTCGGGATTCTTCCGAAGCATTCTGAGTCTGCTCAGGCTCAGTTCAACACCGTTGAGTGCATGAATGAGGTCACCAATCCCAAGCTGCATATGACCTACATGCTCTCTGATCTGCATTCCTTTGAGGATGATCCGATGGAGGAAGCCTATCGGAAGACTGCGGAGTATATCGCAGATTGTGTCAGTGTCATTCGTGGTGATTATCTCAAGGAAACTCCTTATGGGATGATCGATGAGTCTGACATGCTGACCATGCTCTCCACTGAAGGATACATGATGATCAACCATCGTGCCAACATCACCAAGAATGATCTGTCTGAGAAATCTTCCCAGGCGATCATGATTGATATGTTGGAGCATACTGCGGCTGTAGATCCTCAGAAGGATCGTGTCGTTCGGAATCTCGGTATCATCATGAATACTCCGGATCAGACGAATGACCCCTGCAAGTCTGGGAACTTCTCTGAGTTGGAAGGATATACCGGTCGTCCTCTGGCTACCTTCCTCAACTATACGGTGGAGAATGCCCAGCGTGCTGACTTCTCTGTCATCATGTCTGGTATGTCCAAGCCTATCAACCGTATCTCGGAATGCACTGAGATTGCCAAGGAATGTGAAGCCCTCAACAATACTGATACGGCTTCTGTGTCGGATGAGCTGGCAGATCTCTCTGCCATCAAGTCCACTCGGAATGATGCCAACCGGAATCGAATTCTCGGTGTCTCTTCCGTTCGGAATGACAAGGCAAAGCTGACTGACATTCCTGATATTTTCTAATTGCGTATATCATTATAGAGTAATCCAAATACAAAAGGAGGAATAACCTATGGGATTGCGCAAACGAAATTCGTTTACGATTGATTCATTCAATGACCTATTGGATGACATCATTCAGAAACGAGTATCTGCGTCTACCGCAGAAAGAGCGATTGTCTATTATCTGGAGAGTGAAGAGTTTATGAGGATGCTCTTCAATCCTCCGGAAGAGATCGATCGTGCTAAGTTGCAGAAGGATACCAAGGACATGTATGTCATGATGGCCCATCGGAAGGTCATCAAGACCACTGTTAATGCGATCGAAGAAGAAGCCTATAATGGCTATGATGAATTCGATCGGTCTGTGGCAACCTTCCTGCATACTGTTGCTCTGGCTGGTATCCAGGTCTCTCAAGAGTTTGAAGATCGGACTCGGAGTGATCTGGAGAAAGGAAACATCTCTCGGTCTGAAGCCAGAGAAGAGATGATCCACATCAATAAGTATAATGATAATCTCAAGGATCTGATCAAGACCGCCATGAAGATTATCAAGAGGAGAGCCAAGAGAGTCTCGTATGACTCCAATATGCCGGTGGAGATCTGCCGGAGTGCTTTCCTGGGAGTTCCGGATCCCAAGTATATCAATAAGTATCAGGTTGGTTTCTATGCCAATCGGGTACTGACCGACATCTATGAGATCGTCGATTCCTATGAAGTGAACATGGATCGTGTCAAGTGGGGTCGGTTCTTCTCTCAGATTATGGGTGAATCCAATGTGGTTGAGGTTGCGACCTATATCCTTCTCGAGGGTATGAATCGCATCAATGACTTCAAGGGATCCGAAGTGAAGAAGGTTTGGAATTCTCTGACTACCTTCGCTCTGGATGTTCTTGAGGATGCGCCCGAGCAGATTCAGACCCAGATGCTGGATTTGTATACCAAGAGGATCAGCCGGATGTTCAATGACAATGTCTATGAACTCCGTGCCGATCTTCGGAATCTGGATGAGGCGGAATATCCGAATCTGGCTCATGTCGTGTCTGGTTATGTTGATAAGATCAATGAGATCATCAAGGAAGCCGCCGACAAAGCCAAGGATAAAGTCTAATCCAAACAAGGTAGTTTATGGATCTCTGGGGAGATGGATCTGTAAACTGCCTTTCTTTTTATATGGAGGTGAGTCATACCAATGAAAGCGCCGAGTAGTACCTTCATTGAATGCTACCATGTCATCAATCCAGATCTCTTTCAGTGGAATATCCGGCTTGATGAAAATGATAGTAAGTATTATATCATCGAAGCCTATGCCAGATCCAATAAGGCAAAGGTAGTGGCCAATAATCCCTTCTTTGTCATTATAGGATCTAGAGAGGATTTCCCCAATATCATGGATTCCTTCGTCTCTGTCATTGAGATTCTCAGTGCCGATCCCAATAACAGACCAAAATCTGATTTCTATGGGATGGAACTTCCCTATGAAGAGGCGAAGAAATACAATACCAATGTGGCATATATGGAATTGCCTGTTAGTCCGGAAGACAAAGAGGGACTCTCCAGTCTGAAAGGAATCACAAGAAAGAATTACATCTATGCCAGAGAGACGATTGGGTATGTGCAACCCATTCAGAAATCCTGGATGTATGAGATTCAGAAAGGATCTATGGTGATCTTGGATGAAGAGGAGCAAAAGGATGAATTTCCTCGAGCCATCGTCTTCATGATCGTCAAGTCCTTCATCAGCCCTCCGGATATTCACACCATTCGTGTTGATTACGATGTGGAGCACAGTCTCAATGACGAACCTATGGTCTCTCAATGCTGCTACTATTATCCAGTCCGATTCAAATCATCATATGATATGATCGTATGGGAATTCCCCATCTGCACAGTGGAAGAATTCAGAGAGAATTACGCCCTTCATCATGAGATCATCAAGAGGAAGTCTATCTTCCCCTATACAGCCAAGGTCATGACCGATGAGACGATGAATAAAAAGTAATTCTCAAAAAGAAAGGATAATTCTCGGTAAATCCTGAGGTATCCTTTCTTTTTAATTTAATAAATTCTATACGTTATGTTAATGCCTCTGAGAGGCAATCGCCGCCGTCTATTTTCACACATTCAAAATTCTATTTTACGGAAGGGTATCATTATGCTGAAATATCTTAATCAAGAACTTTTCAAAGAAGAACTGATCTCTGATCCTGCTACCAACTATACCGATCGGTGCTTCACTCCTCCCGACTTTATCGAGTATGACGAGGAACATCCCCGTCCTGAAAAGCCTTTCTTGAAGGTGCGTGAATTCTCCTGCGAAAACGAAAGTGACCGTAAGCTCAACATTCGTGGCATTCTGACCAAAACTGGTGCCAAGACATTCCGTGTTTCGTCCGGCGATCGGAACATTGGAGATGACGAAGATCTGTTCATGCTTGCGATTCCCTTCCGTGGTTATCTGGATCAGAATGACATGCCTGAGTGGATCCGGATTCTGAAGAATCGCATCGTGATCTCCACCAAGTATACCATCAAGGTTGGCGATGCCAATTACAGCAAGATGCTGTGGCTGGCCGTCATGGTCGACAAGGACAAACTCCCTGCCGATGGAGATGCTTCCTTCACCATTCACTACTTCTATCCGGAGCGTACTCGCAAGAAGGGTACTTCGAATCCGGAGCGCTTCCCCACCGGTAAGACCGTCTATGTCGATCGTACCGTTGTGTATGAGAATGGTGAATTCACCATGAAGCCGGAGGAACCCCGTGTGATCGAAGGTGAGCCTGAGCGTATCAAGCATCCCTTCAATCTGTATCAGTTCCCCGATAAGGATTGCCTGCGTTTCGACAAGCCCAAGAAGGAATTCAACAAGGATTCTGACCGTCCCTATCGTCGATATGAGGATCGCAAGTATGAAGGTGCTCCTCGTACCGATCGTCAGGGCAACAACAATCGTCGTGGAACAGGCCGCTTCAACAATACCAAGCGGAAGTAAGCCCATTCTTTTTATCTGATAAGATGGATGAATCAATCTCTGTATAGATCGATAGAGACTGGTTCATCCATCTTTTTAGTCATCGAAAAACCTATGAGTAATCTTTTCTCTCATTATGAAAGTGAGGTTTTATATTATGAGTGAAATCGTCAATTTGGAGCAGAAGAACTCTGAGACTCCGGTCAATTCCGTCAATACCAATAAGAATACCATCCAGTTGGAAGTCTATTACTTCTCTTCCTCTGGATCGATGATTGACTTTGCCCAGTCTCCTGCATCCAGGGAGGTTGGTAAGTCTGGTCCTGTCCTATTGATGTTTAATGATCGGATCTATTACATGGTCGATCATGATGGTCCTCATAGCTTCCCTGAGATTGCATCGAAGCTCGTTGTTAATCTTTTCGGACTGGTAGGACTTAAAAATAACGTCACGACTGCTCAGACAGTCCGCTACCACGATCCCAATGTGGAGATTTTTGTCAATGCCTCTTATATGAAATAATCAGTAAGCATTTTAAACCTATATATCATAGCCTTGATAGGAGGTAATAGAATATGCTTATTGAAGAACTCCGTAAGAAAGACAAAAACAAATACTTCACATCCAATGACTCCTTTGTACCTTACAGTACCTCACTGATTCCCTTGGACTTTGCCAACGGCTACATGGCCCCTATGGGAGATGGCCGGATGGTTCCTGTCACTGGAATTCTGGGAGGTACTTTTACCACCATCATTGGATTGTCTGGATCTGGTAAAACTACCTTGGCAGATCAAATCGCCTGGAGTATTATCTCACCCTTTGAGGATGGGATTATGATCCATTTCGATATTGAGAAGACTGCCATGAAAGCAAGAATTCTCCAGATCACTGGTGCAAAACCAGATGATCCTCGCATCATTCTCCAGAAGGATCGTGTGAGTATTGAGGATGTCCTCGATATTCTCGATACCATCTGTGATGCAAAAGAGGCAGCTGGAGATTCTGCCATGTATGAGATCCCTCAAGAATACTGGGTGGATCCTGATAAGCCGACCAAGATGTATGTCCCTACGGTATTCATCTTGGATTCTCTTGCCACCTTCAACAGCAAAGAGCGTAAGGAAGACGTGCTCGAAGGACAGATGTTGGGTGGAAGAGAAGCTGGTCAGATCTCTCAGTTCTATTCCAAGTGTCTCAATAAGATGAGTCACTATAATATTTCCATCATTGCGGTGAATCACATCAAAGCAAAGGTGGACATCAATCCCTATCAGGCATCTCCGTCTCAGTTGATGATGTTGAAGCCTGGGGAGAGCCTTCCTCGGGGAAACGCCCCTGTCTATCTGGCCCAAAATATCTTCCGCTGCACTGCTACGAAAGGAAACATGTATACAATGGAAGATAATGGATTTGAGGGCTTCCGCTGTCAAATCCAGGTAAGTAAGACTAAAACTTCTTTTATCGGTTCCACGATCAATGCTTGCTTCAACAAAGACATCGGCTTTGATCCGATTTACACATTATACGAGTTTGCAGAGCAATGCAATCTGGTCGGTGGCCGTAACCCTTATCTCGTCATCAAGGGTCTAGAAGAGTTCAAATTCAATCGCAAGGATTTCCGTGCGAAATTCATCAACGAACCGGATTTCCGGGAAGGTGTGATGAAATGTTTGACTCCATACCTGAAGATGATTCTGGGATCGAAAGAAATGAATTCCCGTGATCCTGATGAGTATGTCTCATTATCATCTCTGATGAATTCATAAAGTTATTTGCTTGAGAGGTAAGTAGCTCAGGCGACAGAAAAGTTGGCTAGAAGTGTGAATACGATCATCTTCTCCTTTACCAAATATGGAGAACGATGTGACACCCTTTAGACATAGGGAGATCCCAAATTATATAAGCACGACTACCTGACGGACCTACGAGTCCCTGTGACTTTATGAGTCTCTTAGATGACAGAATCCCTTTATGGTAATGCATGTGATGACGTAAGATTGCTTGGCCTATATGCTGCGATTGATCCCCTAACAATGCAGCATATAGGTTGTAATCTCTTGGAATACTTGAGTATAAATAAAGTCTAGACTTTATTTAGATTCCAGATGATTTCAAAGGAGATTACAACTATGAGATGGATTATCACAGAAAATGGAGTCCGTTTGAAGCTGAGTGAGATCTCGATGATCTACGCTGAGAATGTAGAAAATGAAGCCACCAAGTTTACTCTGATGGCTGGAATCACAGCTTCTCAGACCGCAGTCATTCTGAAACATGATGTCTCTCACGATACTTCGGAGAAGATCATGGATCGGATCACCAATGTCAACAAAGACTGGGTATTGCTCGACCTCCGGAAAGAATATGTCGAAAACTAAGAGATTAGATTGGAGGCATATATCTGATGGCGCAGTTTATTCAGACTCAATACAAGGAGTTTGTCAATCTTGACAACGTCCTGACCTTTAATCTTTCCTATAACGAGGAATACAAAGTTTGGTATGTCGTTGCCTATTACCCCGGATCCTATACTGGAAATCATTCCTATATCTCTTCTACGATTGGTGCCTTCAAAACTGAGAAAGAAGCGAAGAAAGCCATTCGTGAAGTGATTCGGAGATCCAATCATCCGGAGGAATATCCAAACGGACTCCTTGCAGACTTTACTGTTGAAGGAGGTCCATACTGAGATCATGGAAGCAAGTAAATGCAATGGTTGTGCCTGCATGTATTGTGACCGGAATGAGAGAATCCCTGGGAATTACCAACCAGGTGTGTCTCTCTGTAACAAATGTCCCAATACCAACAACGGATCTTGCTACAAGTCATCCTGCAATCTGAAAAATGAAAAATAAGATTTCCCCTTACTAGAAATATCAAGATCTAGTAAGGGGACTTTCTTTTTATACCCGTATACTCGGTCGAACCGGTAGATTATGATATTCCCATCAACTTTCAATTATATGCTGATGAGTAACTCTGAAGTATAAATTTCGTTCTGGCGGAAAGGAAGTTGGTGATACAATGTCTATGGGCTCGATCATTGTATCCATACTCTATGATCAATTTTTAGCGAATGAAGTAGAAACCTTACAAATCCCGAATTTACCCAGTTCGGATACGTATTCCTTGGAAGAAGAGAAGTCTTTCTTAAAGAGGACTCTTCTTCTCTGGAATGAGATAGAACTTTTCTTTCATGTAGGAGACGGGAAGATTCGGTATGACATAGATGATAGAGCCGCAGAAACTTTCTGTATATTATTACAGGGATATTATGTCAATCTCTTCAACGTACAGGTGGAGAGAATGAACGAAAAACTCAAGGTCTGTAGAAAGGAAGCCTCTGAGTGTCGTTGGAATGACAATCTCATTCTACAGTATTCCACCTATTATCTCATGAGACAGAATCTTCTCTCGCATATCCGTTACTTACAAGAAATCAACCCGAAATTATTAGGAGTGAAATCGGATCGACTCGATCCTATCGATAAATTAGAATATACCGACTTAAAAAGAGAGGAGCCGAAATCTAGCTTTTTCAGAAAATGCCAATATGGATTGGTGTATGGTCTCTGGAAACTGATAACCATCTAAATACCAATCTCTTTTCCATAGAAAACCAAAGGAGGAAACCAATATGGCAGGCACAGACGAATTTCGTAAAATGGACGAAGAATGGGGAGACAAAATGGAGAAAGTTTTCGGTCCTACTTTGTTAGGATTTCCCGAAGGCGTTGACTCATCCCGTCTCTACATGTTTTCTTCGAATGAGAAGCAGTTCCTTACCATGATGAATCCCGATGTCCCCCATATTCTGACTGGTTATGAGAATATCTTTGGTAAGTATTCTCATGCCTATAAGAAGATGGAAGGGACGTGGGAAGTTAAGAAGATCATCCCCAAGTATGAAGGCAAACATGTCTATTCCATGTTTCTCTACAATGCAGAGACCGATACTTGGGATGTGATCGAGAAGGCAATCGCTGAGAATCTGACCGAAAAGTTTGGATTCGCTTACAATACCTCCAAGATGGATTCTCTCCGAGAGGGAGATACCGTCCAGAATGAGGTACTCTATAAATCAACTTCCTATGATGAGCATATGCAGTATCGGATTGGCAAAAATGCCCGTGTCATGTATGTGACGGACAATGCCACGATCGAAGATGCCATCAAACTTCGCAGAGGATGGGCCAAGGATGTCCAATCTGTGGAAGTGGATGAGGTTCGGGTCTCTGTCAACTCGAACGACATCCTCAAGAATGTATATGGTGCTCCTGGTGAGTACAAATGCTTCCCGGAAGTGGGTGAGTATGTCAAGAATTCCACCGTATGTGCAGTAGCCCGTGTGAATCTGAATCATGCCATCTTTGACTTCCAGGATAAAAGACTTCGTACCATCTCGGATACCGATACCGAATATTTTGCTCCGAAGAATTCTCTGATCTATGACATTGATGTCTGCTACAATGGAGACGATCCCTTCCCGGAAAATGTCTTCTATCGGCAGCTCAAGAAGTATTATGATCAGGAATGCCAGTATGCTGCCCAAGTGTCTGAGATGTGCAGGATGATTGAATCCTCTGGATCTCATTATACTCCTCAGGTATCCTATCTGAATGCAAAGTATCAGCGCTTCAACGATAAAGAATACAAATGGAAAGACAAAGACAGAGCTTTCGCCAATCTGGTTGTCATCTTCAAGACGATTGCTGTGGTGGATCTGGAAGAAGGATTCAAACTCACAGGTCGTTATGGTGATAAAGGTATTATCTCCAAGATCACCAATGCAGGTGAGAAGTTTGGCATGAAGCCTGCGGAGTCTTTCAATCACATCGTTGACAATATCGTGGATCAGCTCAGTGAGGATTCCAATCCGGAAACCATGACTGAGAATGCCAAAGAGGTCTCGATTGTCGATGACTGTGATATGCCCTATTATGTAACCGAGGATGGAGAGAAGGTTGTCGCCGACATTCTTCTGAATTCCTCTGGTTCGATTCGTCGTCTGAATACAGACCAGCTCTATGAAGTAGAAATCAACTTCATCGCAGAACAACTTCAGAGGAAGATCAAGAAGATGACCGACATCGAGGATAAGATGCAGGTTATTTTGAGATTCCTCGAACTCCTCAATCTGGAGCAGCATGACTTCTTCCTCCAGATGTGGAATAGTTGGGATCAGAAATTTGATGTGGATGGAATCCAGGTTGAGATCGTGGATGAAGAAGCAAAGAAGAAATTCATCCAGGATGTCGAGGAGAATGGGTTCTATATCGTCAAACGTCCGGATTCCAAAATGCGGTATGACTGTCTTCGGAAGATCTATGATGAATGGCCGGATATCAAACCCTATGATGCTTACATTGATCTCTTTGGGATCAAAGGTAAAAAGATCATGAGGCCGGTTGTCATCGGCAGCAAATATATGTATCTTCTGAAGCAGACTTCCAATAAGAATTTCAGTGCTCGGTCCACTGGTCGTACTGATAAGAAACAGGTCCCTGCAAAGAGCAATGACAAGAAATCCAATCTGTCTCCCTATTCTCGGTCTCCAATCAAGATTGGTGAGACGCACAACCTCTTTGCAGCTGTGTCGGGTCTGACCATTGCAGAGCACAACCTCTTCACTCGTTCTTCTCCCATTGCAAGAAAGTCCCTGGATCGGATTCTCAAAGCATCGGGAGATCCCTTCGACATCCAAAAGCTCAAGGTAGAAGAAAACTTCACGAATATCAATGTGGACATTCTCGCTGCCTATCTCAAAGGTATGGGCATTGAGCTTGACTTTGATGTAGAGGGAGAATACGAGTATGTCTATCGGGATACGATCCGTCAGTATCGTACCCATGGATTCACTGTGGTGGATCGTCTCTCTCGGAAACCGATTTATGACAAGCTCTTTGATCTCTATAATGAGTTTATGGATACCTATGAAGTGGTCTCCTCGGACAAGGAAGCTCCGATGAAGGCAGCTTGGAAATGGGTCTTCGAACAAGAGGAAGTAAAGAAACTTGATCTTGGCAGTATCACCGAGGAGATGATGTTTATGATCACCTCCAAAATGCATGATGACACTCTGAAAGAATCTTCGGAGGAGGCCAGAGATGAAACGGCAGATGAGGATACTGTCTCGAAATCTGTAACGGAAGAAGAGTGAGACCATCATATGAATACCCATGTCATAAAGGATCTTCAAGAAGACTATAAGAATCATATCAAACAATATGGATACGATCTCATTGACTATTCCCAGTCTGTCCCTGGAGAGGGATATGGATATCTGATCTGTCTTCAGGATTTCCCAATTGCATTCTTGGTAGAGAGATTCCATTTTGTCTGTAATTCACAAGATCCGATTATCATCTACAATGACCCGGATTCTATGGGAAGATGGACTGTACAACCCTATCGATACAGGTCTCATTCAGAGGCTTTCTATAAGATCGGAATGATGTCGGAAGCACCAATCTATCTCAATGACGCTGATCTGGTTGGACTGACCTTCACCTGTCTGTCTATGCGAGACAGTTATCAAAAGAAATTCTTGTTGAATTCCCAGAAACTTTGGGAGATCATCAAGATTTCGACACCAAACTCTTCCTTCTAAGAAGAGTATGGATGGAAGTATCCACTTTATTCTAAGTGGATACTTCCATCCTATTTTTCTTTTATTATGGAAAGGAGAGTTTTATAAGAATGAGGCGCTTAGCATATTTACTTCTTGGAATTGTAATTGGTTTGATGGTTCTTGGATTTCTGTATCTTGGATATGAGTTCTTGGAAGGATCAGCCATCATGTTTACACATCTCGCAGGATTATTACTCTAAGATATTCAAAGGGGAAGATATGAGTATGGAAAGAGAGTATCATTATCCGGATATCATAGGCTTTGATGTATTCGAGAAGACTTCTATCGTGAATGACATCAAAGAAATTGTCTATTGGTATTCGAATTGGTCTTTTGGACTTCAACAGATCGTAGATGGAGATCGGTGCTATCTGTATCCTATCTCTGAGGTTGTTATGATTGAGAAAGATCATACACCCAGGATCGATCATGTCATTCGTATGTCCTATATGGATTCTATGTCCAAAGAGAGGGTTCGTCCCATCTGTATTCCTATAGGATACGGCCAAGAGGAGAAGGATGATTTCATCGAGTTCTACGAGGATCTCTGCAGCAAATTTCTGGATACATATGATCCGGAGGAGATCCATAAACATACAAAGGAACTCATCTGGATGCTCCTCTGTAATCATTATCATGATCATGTCTGCGATGACGAGGAAATCCGAGAAATCGAAGGAAAACTTATCGCTCATAAAGAGTAAGGAGGAAATCATACCATGGAATATCAGGATCACAAAATTCGTCTGGATGTCTTTTCTTTTGCCTCTATGACAGAGGATAAGATCACCGAATGGATGAACTCTGTCTTTGGTACAGAGTCTCTCAATGGTGGAAAACTTCCCGAATTACCCTATGGGTATCTCTTCACCTCTACCGAATCCAATGAATCTGGTAAGTATCTGAAGTTTGGAGTCTATGCCACCTTCCATAAGATTCGGAATCACTACATCGTTCCTCATTATCGGATCGCCCGTGGTGAGGAAGTCACCTATGAGGAGTATCTTGCTACCAATGGAGTGGATTATTCTCTCCATGAGTATGTCGAATCTCCCCATGTCACTGGTACCTATGTCGAATCTGAGGAAGCTCCTGAGCAGAATGGATACTACCTCGACTACGAATACGGATACAAGACCAAGATGGATCTCGAAATGATGGAGGAGGATATCACATCCTTCCTCCGGATTGTGGATGACACCGATGGGAATAAAACCATCTTCCAGGTCATCTAAGGATTAAGCAATAAAAAAGGAAGGCATACATCAACCCACAATGGGATGTATGCCTTCCTTTTTATCAAATATTTGATTGTGTAGATTTTATGTGAAGATAATTGCGCAGAGATGTGAATCAATCTTTGCCGTAGATCCTGATACGCAGTGTGAAGTCGATGGTGGGAGTATCCGAATTGCAGACAATGGTAACCTGCCCATTACCCGGAGTGATAGTGGAGATATACCCCAGGTTCTCACGAATGATGTCATCCGTTTTGGGAGTTCCAGTAGCAACCGCTTTCCAGTCCCAGATTTTATAAGTAGACTTCATGTTGGCACATGTGAAGGTCTTTTTCTTAGAACCATTGCTCTGAGCTGTCCACCCAGAATAGGTGAAAGCGACGGTGAAGGTATCGGTAATCTTGGAATTTCCAATATACACACCATCAGCGACGGTTGCAGGAACGACGAAGGAACCACTGGCGTCTTTCAGCTTACGAAGATAAGTAGCCATAATTGCTAAACGATCCTTTTCGTATGACGATCCCCTATCGTCTTACTAAAACATAGACGGGTCACATTTATATCTACTTAAGTTGGAGTTTTGAGGTTACCCGATATGGGCCTGTAGTATACTCTCTCAGGGAAATAATTCAATGAGAGATAAATGTCTGATGTGATTGGATACATGAAAGAGATCCATATGGAGTTTATCCGAATGATAAGATTCCTCTCCTAACTTGACAGTATCTTGATCATGAAGGATGACCCATTCCAAGACATTGTAGATATAGGGAGAAACTGCATCGGCATCCAGATACAATCTAGTCATAGAGTTATGATTGAGATTGTATTGAATCCTGGTAAGATGATGCATTTCTCTATGGAAGGAGAGGATGAGATTTCCATCATTGAAGACTCTCTTATAGAAAGAAGAATCTTCCTGTGATCTCATGATACAATAAGGATCCACAATCAATGATCTGACATAATCAAATGAATCATAAAATTTGATTTCATTGAATCCAATCGTAGAATATAGATGAAGATCTTTGAGTAACCTCATAAGGATTCTGGTATCTCCTTATCGAAAAGACTTATAAACTCTGTATCAGAATACCAGAAAAACAAAATCATTAAAATGCTAAGTATAGATATGGTGGTGATTCATCCAAATGTCTTGTAATGCAGAACTCTTTGACAGAGTTGTCTTTGAGGCTACCTTTACAGATGTCAAGATCACCAAGGCAGATTATGCTCAATTGGATAAGATTACCAGATTGGCTCTGATGATTTATGAGAATGGCGACATTCAATATCTTCAGAAGATGGTACAGAAACTTCCTGAGATCTATGATACCCAACCGGAGAGAGTTGTTCCTCTCTGTAAGGATCTGATCAAGAAATGTGATACTATCATCTCCAATCTGGAAATCTTGGAAGAGGAGTTTAAGCATAGAGGAGATTTGGCAGGTTACAAGAAGAATGTCAAGGGGATGCAGATCATGCAGTTGATTGGCACCTTGATCATTGTCGCTGTCTCTTCTCTCTTGCAATTGGAGATTCCCTTCATTGCTGCCGGTGGATCTGTATACAATGCATTCTTTATCTCCAAGAATCAGATGATGGATGCAAAGGATATGGACATCTATAAAGCCTATAAGAAGATCAAGAAAGAAGATCCTCTTACTCTGTGCCAGACGAACATTGCCAATCTGAAGATCATGAGAAGGAATCTTCGTCTTCTGATCTCATCATAATACTATACTATCTTCACTCATAAAGTGTGGAAAATAAAATCAAATATATGGAAATCTTACGGGTATCGAAAAAGACTCATAAGATTTCCATATATTATTCTCTTGATAGAGATACATGAACCCGATCTCTATCAAGAGAATTAAATCCACAAAAATAAAAAGAAAGGTATGTGATTGTGTATGAATAAGGGTTACAATTCTGTCATCATCGGCTATTACAAGAAAGAGACATTGGAGGATGGCAAAGAGAATAGGAGAATTGACTCTTATGTTGGGGTCATGGGTGATATGGTATTGATCAGTAACGATACCGATCTCTATACCATGAATGATGGTCTCTACCTCTTTGAGCATGTGACTACCTTCAACATTCCAAAGAGGCCCACCAAGACGATGAGCTTGGTAAGACCTATTGTCTGTCTCTCGGAAGATAGGAGTCTGGATCAGGAGTATATCCATGACATTCTCAAGAAGGTCTATCTAGATCCGACAAAGTTTGAGAAAAAAGAAGACAGTGCCATTGATCTCTCCTTCGAGACTTCGAGATCCTATTTCTCTGTCTATCTCATGAGATCCTTCATGTCCGAGTTTACTTTTTTTAAATCCTATCTCTACAATCGAGGGATGGTGGATTCCAACTGCTCTATGGTGTATCGGACGATGCATCGTTGGATGAGAGCATTGGAAGAATCCTACGAATGGGTTCCTCGGGATGATCATCCCAAGAAAGCAACTCGGTCTTTCTTCAATATTCTCTATATGAAGTTGACTACGAAAGAAGTCACTCTTCTGGAGATTATGGAAAAACTCATTTCTCATTACAGTGCCCATGGAGGAAATAATCTAACAACCGGAGCTTTTGAGGATGAATTTGATCCTCGGTATGACAGACTGGTTCCTATGTATCCATTCGTCAATCTCGATGTGCATCCCTTTGTTGAGATGATATCGGTAGATGACTATACCGTCAAGGTCAATATCGATAGTAAGGAAGCTCTTGATAAGTATCGTCCTTACTTTGAGGAAGGGATCCGTGTCTATTACACCGAGGATGATCCTGCGAATCACTTCATCCTCTATTACAAATTCCCGGCTACCTATGAGGATGAGTTCGAGGATATCTTGAAAAAGGTAGACTTCTCGAATCTCAAAGTTGGGTATGTGGATAGAGGAGAGAGTCGTGGGTATCTCACTCTCAATCCCTCTTTTGGAATCTTCGTGAATATTCCTGAAGAGGACACCATCTTCCAGTATATCATGGAAAGAGCCCAATATGCATACTATCGAGTTCCGGATCATGGCTCTGTGATGTATTTTCCTCTGGATAGATTCCAGGTATTCCCTGGTTTGAATCTGAATGCCACCTTGGTAGATGCTCCTCGAACTTCCGAGTATATGGGGATCTATAGAGGAGACCTCCATGACTACTACCGGGTTCAATTCCCGAGATTGGGATGCACCGGGTATTTCACTGGATATGACATTCGAACCAAGCTGGGTATCTGCATCAACGCAAATATCCAGACCAGAAATATCCGAGAGGATGATAAAGGAGAGCCGACCATTCTCTTCCGGATGTACAAAGAGCCCTATAACACCTCCCTCTACAACTTCATCGACCTCTCTGATTCAGAAGAAAAGGACGATGCCTAATTAAATTTTCTAAATCAGGGAATAATTAGGTAAGGATTATGACTCACACGCGTCTGCCATAATCCTACCATCCTATCCAGTAAAACTCGGTCGGCTTTGCTGGTGAGAGGTACAAATCCCGGGTATCCATGTAGGTTGATTCCGTCCTTCCTACATCTATGGATACCCGGGCATATTTTTTATTTAAAGAAACGAGTATCCATTTCTTTTTTATACAAAGAAGGATGGATACTCGTTTATGGGTTCATCACAGAAGATCATTCATGGTCAATTCTCTCAAGGGAATACTATCTTTGCCATGCTGTCTTGTGGTGATGGCGACATTAGGAGTCTTGCTCCCTGTCAGGTCCTTCGCAATCTTATAGACATTCTCTTTGATTGCGTCAATGTCGGAATCTTTTGCAACTCCGTAGATCTCCATCATAATCGAAGATCCTGTCTTATGGACTACTGATACACAGATTCCGCTTTCTAGTCTATCCATATCTCTTATGAATACCTCTCAAATAAGATTTTTTGATCACTTTGGTTTTGATAAGTATAAAGAGCGTGATGACCGAAGAAAAGCCTTACTAATTCGTTTGACTATAAAATAGCCTTATTTTTAAGCATGATTACACAGGGTTAATATCATCTTTGTATGAGAGGTGATTGAATGCCGAACTATCAAAACTATCAGAAGGCTGGTTTGAGCTTCAATCTAGATTCCTTTGGAAGACCATTGGAATATTCTGGGAAAGATGCATGGGCTCGATATATCCTCGAACTCATGTTTTATGAACCCGGTACATTCCCCTCGGATGAAGGAATCGGTTGTCACTTGACTGCCCAGACTTTTCAGAATGAAGAGTATATCCAGCATACGGTGGTGCCTAATATCAACGATGCTGTGCAGAAATACTGCGAAGATATCCCATTTGATAGTGTGGATGTAGAATTGCCCTCCGAATATCCCGATGTCGCTATTTACCATATTAACTTCCGTACCGATGCCGATACCATTGAATGTGTGACGGTTGTCGCTAAGGAAGTCGCTGACTATATTGACTATTCTATTCTGTAAAGAAAAGGAGAGAAACTCTAAATGGCGAATAAATCTTTGGAAGAAATCGCAAGAGAGGCTCATGCCAAGCATATGAATGAGCTCAATCAAGCGAAAACCAATGACAATACTCCTACCAATGAACCTGCTTCTTCAGAAGAAACTTCGAAGGAAGCAGGGACTGTTATTACTGATGACGATTTGGATGTCGAAGAAGCACAGACCATCATCCAGCAAGCTGAGCAGAGTCAGGCAAATCCTGATGTTGCTAAGAAGGATGAATCTATCCGTATGATCACCAAAGATGATATTGCTTCTTTGATGCCTGATATGGAAGCTTCTGTGAGAACCCGTCAAGCAGATGCTATCCTGAAGAGAATGCAGGAATATCGGAATCGCCTCATTACCGAAGAAGGTATGACTCCTGAGGAAGCTACCAAAGCTGTCCAGTCTCGTACCAAGAGAGAAACCAAGGCTCTCAATGATAAGTGGCTGGATGATCATCCTCATACGGGTGTCATTACCATCGAAAAAGGAAAAGAAGATCAGCTGCAGCTGACAGAGGAAGAGCATCAGAAACTGGTCTCTACCAATGTCATTGAACTGCATCTGGTTACATCTGAAGATCTCAAGCATACCAAGCTGGCTTCGGTACCTGAGTCAGGCTCCAAGCTGGATTATATCCGGACTCTGAACTCTATGGCTGCTCGTACGGTTGCCATGCCTGCTCTGGGTGACACTGTTACCTTTAGAAGTGCTACCTCTGCTGAGATCATTCGTTCCGGTATCTCTCTGGAGACCAAATCTCCTCTTGAGAGTATCGACAAACTTTCTACGTTCTTATATGACCATTTCATGCAATGCCATACCTTCTCGAAGTATGATGACAAGAATGCTGTCACACTGAGCTATCAGGATTTCTGTGACAAATTCCCCTTCTTCGAGATTCCCATGGCTGAGTATGCAATCTACTCTGCTTCTTCTCCGGAATATCTCACCATTGATCTGTCTTGCAATCGTTGCCGTAAGCCCTTCAAATGGGATATGCACCCAGATAAGATGCTGAGCATCAAGGACTTTGATGAGAATTCTCGTAAGGAGTTTGATGCCATTCATGCTCATTTCAATGATGTCGAATGGCTGACCAAGCATTCTAATGAGAAGATGCAGGCTACCATTATGGAGTCTCCTATCTCTAAGAACCGCTTTGTTGTACAGACTCCTTCTATCTCCAGAGCCAAACAGGTGATGCAGGCTGCTGATAATCTGCATTTGTATGATGTGGATGAAGGATCGGATGAAGCTGATCTGAATACCACTGTCATTGCATGTGCTATGATGCTCAATAGCCTCTACATCTACAGTGACAAAGATAAAGGATATATCTACTTTGGACCGGATGAGATTGAAGATGTCCTGAGATTCCTTCCTTCTCTCCCCAATGAAGATTTCCGTATGATCAATCAGTTCTCACTCAACTATTACTACAGTCCTGCTTTCTCTTCTGGGCAGATTACCTGCCCGAACTGCAAGCATGAGATTGAGTTCACTCCCACTGCGGATCAGTTGCTTTTTCTATATGCCCGGGAGGAATTCAGGATCCAATAAACGGGTACTTCTCGTATGTTGAGGAACTCCTGGACCTATTTGCCGGGCAACTGAGTGTCGAGGATATCAAGAATCTCTCCTTTGGAGAATTGGAAGTTCTTAAGAGAAGAAGAGAAGCTCGTATCCAGAGACAAAATAACTCGAAAGAATCCAGAGCTCTCAATAAACAGATGAGGGCAATGAAGCGATAATAAAATACAATCTTCCGTCTGACAGCAGACTCGAGGTGATAAAAGACCATTGAATAAAATCGATATCTTTAAGGATCTATCTGTCAATGATCTCCGGAGTGTTGATGGGGATAAGTATTCTACCATCTTAGGAGATTACTATGGACAATTCACTGATTTCTGTAATTTTATTCAAGATCAGTGTGTAGATAGTCCTGATTTGGAACATCACATCGAGGGGTTGTCTTGCTCGATTGACGATACAGGTGCAGAATTCTCTGTTTCTCTTGATACAGGAGATACCAAAACGATTCACTTTGATGATCCTTCCAAAATCGTGAATAAGGGTGAAGGAAAGATCGTCTATAGGAGAGGAAGTTTTCCAACCATTCAAGAGATCGAAGACAGAGAGAATGAAAAAGAAAGATTGGAAGCTGAAGCAATTTCACTGAAAGCTGCCAAGAGATCTCGTAGGTCACAAAATAAATAAAAAAGAATGGGTACCATCACAAGGAGTTACAATACACTCCAAGGATGGTACCCATTCTTTTTATGTCTTAGATGCGGTTAAAGGGAACCACAACAGGTCCAATGAAGGGTCCAGTTTTGAACCCTATACCGCAGATGATCTTCTTCTGAGAGTGCATTCCTTTATTCTTCAAGAACAGGAAGGGGAAGCTAAACGCATTGGTGAGATACATGTTGAATCCAGTTCTGGTATATGCCGTAGAGATCGTTCCACTCTTGATTCTATCGATAGCATACTTCCGATATGCTTCATAGAGATCCTCCGCAAGAACGTTAGTAGATGGATCAATATCGCAATATTTATCGATGAAGTCGAGAACCAGAACCCACGGAGCCAATCCATTCGGGATGACCGATCCATCCTCAGAGCACAATCCGAACTTCTTCTTGGCTTCTCCCTTCAGACCAAAATTCCGGATGATGATCATGTAACCGGCATTGCCTTCAGTCGTTATATTCGGGAAAGACTCTCTAAAAGCATGTTTAAAGCTGTCGAGAGACCCATAGACCGTATCCGATCCATGAGTGCCGGCGTAGATAAGATATGCCCGATACAGATCGAGCATACTCATATCGCAGTATGGATCATGAGGATCTTTCTTCTCGCAGCAGTCATCCACGAAATTATCGAAGACACTGGAATAGGATTGAAGTATCTCTGGATTATTAGAATACCGTATCTTCTTCATATAGAGATACGGTTCTTGTCCGATGACTTTACAGAATTTCTCGTATAATTTATTACCGGCATGATACCAATGACCATCCGTGTATCCGCTAAGAATACCGCGAATGGAATAAGGATGAGACTCGAATTTAAGAGAGAAATCGGGCTCTGTAATCTCAGGATTTTCTTTGATCATGTTGGTCATGTACTCAAAGATCTGATAATCGGACAGAGCCCGGATCTTGAGGTCAGAGAGAAGTTCAGAATCCTCTTTATTCTGGCGTCCTCTTTTGGTTTCATAGTTTAAGTATTTCATAGCTAATCTTCCTTTGTTTTTCTTGGTTGCGTTGACCACCTGCAGAAAATTAATAGTGATCAACGGACTTTAATCGCTGATACATCTGCATCAGCTGGCCATTCACGGACTGCCCGAGATCCATTCTCCAAATAGATGCCAGAGAGATGTAACTCGATGCATTTCTGTTTTGGATTATCGAATTCTCATCAGTGATCACAGAAGGTCTTGCCTTCGTATAATCCGCATGAAGCATCCCATCCTCATCAGCTTCCACAATAAGCTTGATCACCATAGGACGAGAATACTCTCTTCCTGTGGTGATTCGAAGAATGAGATCCTGAGAATTTTCGTAATAGGGGAAGATATTCTCCACTCTCATAATCTCCCCGCCACATACGAATTCATCATGTTGATAAGCACGGACATAACCATCCATACTGACAAGAATGTGATCCGCATACATCAGTCTATCCATAAGGTATTTTCACCTCCTTTCTAGTTAGATAATATACATACTTTTTCATCTAACTTTTTGATTCAAATAAAAATAATGGGTTAATGTTGAGGAGACCTTGGATCGTTCTCCTTACATTAACCCATTACGTACGCTTTAGAAATTATATACGAGATTCGTCATATCAGACGAAGGAAGGATTGAATTTCTGTTGATCCCTTTTATAGGTCTCTACAGCCTGCCGATGGAAGTCATCGTCTTCCCCGACAAACCGTCCGAACTTCTTCTCTTCCTCAGCCCGATAGATATCTTCACAATCCCGATAGAATTTCTCGATTTCCTCGTCGATGGTCCGAGCAAAGTTGCTGCCATTCTTCTTCCGTTTCTTCATACGGTCAACGGCCGCAAAGTCTCTCTTCGCATTCTTCTTGGTATACTGATGATTCTTACCACGATTGCGGATATTCGAACCCTCATCGATCTCGTCCAGAATATCTTTATAGATCCGATCGGTTTCCCGCTCATCACGAGTACGGATTTCTTCCATATCCCGATCGAGTTTATCCATATTGATCTTCTGGGTCACAGTCTCAGCTTTCTTCGCCTTCTTAGTCATCTTCTTAGCAGCCTTATACTTTACCCAGAAAGTATATGCAATGCCACCAATCAGAGCACCAACAGCAAATGCCTGGGGAACGGTCAGCGAACCAATAGTCGTAATGATCCCCTTGAGACCGGCACCGATAATAGAGCCAATTGTTGCGGACATGATGATCTACCTCCTTTCTCAAAGCACTTTCAAATACTTTAAAAGAGATATCACATCGGTGATGTTGAGTCCCTACATCCTTCTACTGCAAGTAAATAATATACAGAAATTTTTGATTCTTTCAAAGTGCATGAAATCCAGTGACAAAACACCCCTTTAAAATCTAAGCTATGTGAAGGCAGGTGACACTTGTAATGGCTGTTAGTCCTGTTGATATTGAGATCCTGCAGGATTCTGCATTGGGTGCTATCTCTAACACTTACAGTACCATGTCGAGCGACGATTTTCACGATCTTCACGGCATTTACGAGAAAAATCAGAATGCTCGATTTGACGGCTTTAACCGATATGGTCTAATCTATCCAGATGATGAGATTGATAATTTTATCACCTATGTATTTATGGTCAGGCCAGATCTCAATATCGTGCATTTCAATGGTGGCGCATCTTCTACCCGAACTGCTATGTTATCGGAATCTGCTCAGGCGGATCCCGTTTTCAATTATTTCTTCCAAACTGCTGAAAATAGAGAATTATTAGAGATGCTGTCAGCTGATTATTCCTCGTATCACGATTTCGTTCCTTTCCTGGTAGGTAGAACCAAGTCTATGCCCATTCAGGATTTCGAAATCAGAAACGATGCTGTGGGACAGCTCTTCAGTAACTACAAATACTACATTCTCGGAAAAGCAGATGAATCTACTTCGGGAATTAGTTTTTCTATGGACTTCAGAGATGACAAAGATCTCAGTGTAGCGAAGTTCTTCTATCTCTGGGAATACTATATTCATCAGGTGATGGATGGACAGATCTATGCGAATGATGTCTATAGAAGAAATAAAATTGCTGATTATTTCACCAGCATCTATGTCATCATGTGTGCTGCTGATGGTCAGGAAATCAAATACTTCTCAAAAATCACCGCAGCGGTTCCCACTGGGGTACCTCTCAGTGATTTTTCTTTTAACCGAGGTGGAGCTCCGGATACGGATCGTTCCATCTCGTTCGTTGCAGCTAGTATTGAGCATTGGAATCCTATCATTGTGAGAGAATTCAATTACAATGCCCATGTGATGAAGAATATTCAGACACGAGCTGGTACCGGTGCGGCTGCTGATCTTGGTTCCAATAATCAGAATATCTATTTTGGTGCCTCGGTTGGTAAACCTTCGACTCCAGCCCAGATGAGAGAATATTTCGAACCTCATCACGATAATAAACTCAATAGTGGCAGAATTATCACAGGATCTCCTATGATAGTCGCCAATAGTGAGGGTCGCTACTATCTGCAATGGATCAAGTATGATCATGAGCAATAAGGAAAGAAAGGAGCTTACCTGAGATATGGCTGGATCTTTGAGAGACTATACAGATCTTACGACTGCGGTCAAAGACTGGATAGATGACATTGCTCCTAAATACTTTAACTTTGATCAAGTAGCGAATTATCGTACAGGTATCTTCGGATATATCAACGAAGTTATGGGTACCGTAACGGAAGATGTCTTCAATGCGGTTTCTGTAGCTCGTAGAGAGTTCTATCCGACTCATGCTCTGTATGATGAATCGATTTATCGTATGGCAGCTCTGCAGAGACTGGATGCTCCTATGAGTGTACCAGCTCGTGTCAGATCCGTTCTTGTTATTAAAGAGAATGACATCATCAATCTGATTAAGAATTCTCAATCCTACACCATCCGGGATGATATCAAGTTTATGGCAAATAAGATTCCCTTTATGCTGGATCATCCTATTGTGGTTACTGGATCGAAATATAACGGATTGATTCAGGATACTGTTAATACCGGTACCAATGCCATTGCTCGTAGAGACAATTACGTCTATACGATTCGCTATGATATCTCTACCAAGAATTCTCTGGATACAGACAATACTGTCTATCTCCAGAATAAGATTGTGACTCTGAATGGAGAAAGACTGATTCTGATCACATGCTTCCTCCGTCAGGTTACTATGACAGAGAAGAGTATTGCGATTACCAAGAACTCTTTGGTCGATGTCGTTACCAATGATATTGCTATTTCTGGTAAATTAGCATCCTTCGAAGTCTTCTATCAGGAGAATGCCAATAGTGCAGAAGTTCAGTTGGAAAAGATTCTCTTGGGTTCGGATACACCGAGGACTCCCTTTGTGCAGTATATGCTTAGGGATAACAACACTCTTCGGATTCACTTCCCTGCCAATATCTACTTCAACCCGAAGTGGAACTCTACCATCAGAGTGAGACTCTACACTACCTTGGGTGCAGATGGCAACTTTGATGAATATAAAGGGAATCTTACCTGTACCTTCCCCAGTACCAACACACCCAGACAGTCTACTGTCATTATTGATGGTCAGACCATTGGTGCTTCTACTGGCGGTGTCGATATCGAAGAGATTGAGCAATTCCGTACTGAGGTTGAGTATGCCTATGCTACCAACGAAACCATCTGTACGGATGCTGACCTTCAGAGATATTTCGACAAGAAGATGCTGAATGATACGAATAAGATCGTATTCTTTAAGAAGAGAGATGACGTATTCCAGCGTCTGTATGGTGCCTTCATGCTTATGAAGGATACTGCTGGTATGGTGATTCCTTCCAATACTCTGAATATCGAATTGAATCAAGGTGTGGATCAGACCAATAGCACCATTGTCAATCCCAATCTGGTAGACACTCGTACTTCAACGTATGAAGATGTCATTACTCAGATTGAGAAATGTGCTCTTGATCTTCCTAACTTTGATAATCGAATCACCAGTGTGACTCAAAATAAAGATACTTTCCTCTTTAGTGGAGTATCTACTACAGACTTCATCGAAATCTTCCTCAATAGTATTACGAGATACTATCGTATCAGAGATTGCTATGAGGATTATGTTGATATCATCTCGATTGCTGGATCTGGCCAAGGATCCGTATCCATGACTGTGAAGCATACGGGATACTCTGACTTCGATGATTACTATGAGACTTCAGATCGTCTGATTCTGAAGCCTGGTGCAATCTTCCGATATGGTGAAGAAGGATACAAGTATATGGGTCTTAGAGATCATAACTTCTCTCTGGCGACGGATATGAATAACTACGAGAAAATCTCGGATGCGATTCGTACTGCCATCAGAAGACTCTATATGTATTCCGAAGACATCATCGTATCCGAGATTGATGGTGACCATTTCGAAGTCACTGGCGTCGCTTTGGACAAATTCATTGCGGACATCATCGAGTATGTGCAGTTGAATAATAAGATCACAATTAAGCATATGGAAGACTATACTCAGATTGAGGAGGAAGATGGAATTATCTATGCAGATATCTCCTATTTCCTCTATACCAATCCGTTTATTATCTCCATCATGCGTAAACCCAATGCGGTGATGTATTATCTCAACTCTGTCAATACCAGACTGACCTTCGACTACAAGACGATTGCCGATGGCGCAGTCAGCTACATCCAGTTCCTCCTCAATAGTATGAAGGTAACTCGGAATGCTATTGTAGGTGAGAACTTCTATGCATTCGAGGCTGTGATCACTCCCTCTACAGAAGAGACGGATTTCCTGGATCTTGCTTGTGATTACAATGATTTGGATATCACAAAAGAGAATGATGCAGATGGTACCATCCTGATTCGTGCTAAGAATAGTGGCTATGTCTCCATCATTCGGTACGAGGAACCCTTTACCATTGGTACCGGTGATAATCGTGTGGATTATCGATCCGGTGTCTATGCTACGGTCGTCTATGATGATGGTACTTCTGAAAAGATTCGTGTATCTTCTCAGAACTGGTCTCTTGGCACTTCCAACTATCAGTTTGATGCCGGATATACCATGCAGTATGAAGTTGCCGATACCTTCAATAAGAATGACATTCTTGCCATTCGTAAGTTGAAGGATAAGCAGCTCATGCGTATGATGCTGATCGTCAATGGAGAAGAATTTACTGAGAATAACGGTAGATTCATCCCGATGGTATTGGAAGAGTACGATCAGGAAAATAACTATTATACATTCCGTGGTTATGTGCAGGCTTCTGATATGATCTCTACGGAGAATACTACCATTCTGTCTCATGGTGTCTATGATGCAAATGGCAATGAGGTCGATACCAAATCTGCCAATATCACAATGAATAACTGCACATTTGATATCGTAACCTTTATCAAGTATGCAGACAATAACAACCCTGGAGAGTATGGAAGCAACCGGTATATTCTTGGAAACTATACGTTTACCAACCAATATACCATGGCTGAAACCGAATCCTTCTCCTTCATTGAACCCATTGAATTCATCCGGTCTACTGCTATTGCAGAATATGATCCTTTCAGTGATGACCCGATCAATGAAACTCAGAAGAGTTATGGTAAGACTACCTATACTCTGAATGGAGTTCCTCTGATCAAGGCTCAGTGGGTTAAGAATATCGAAAACTCACAATTCCTTGTAAGTTGCATCCTCTCCAATTACAAAGAGATCCGTGATGTCTATACCTATCTGGAAGAGAATTTCTCTATCGATATGAAATTCTTCAATACCTATGGTAGGTCTAGATTCTATCAGGTTGGATCTGGCAATGATCTTGAGCAGAGGAAAGATCTCGATCATGTCAACTGCACTCTCAAGTTTGGTATCAAGCTAGATACTCTGTCTTCTGAGGCTGACTTTAGAAAGCGATTCTCTGCTTGGGTCAAGAATTACATTGAGTCTGTCAATGAGATTGAGAATGAGGGTCGCTCGATCTACATGATGAACCTCATTGCAGATTGCAAAGCCAACTTTGATGAAATTCTCTATATGGAGTATTATGGATTCAATGACTATGATAGCTCTGCACAGAAGATCGTATCGAACTTCACGACTAAGATTCGTGATCTGGGTTATAACGAGTATGTGCCTGAGTTTATCAACATCGATACTTCGAATGAGAATTACGAATTGGTGACCTCTATTGAGATCACCATGTTGGAAGAGTGAGGTGAAGCTTCTTTATGAATTACGATATCATGGAAGCAGAGCTCTCTACCAAAGAGAGAAATCAATTGAAGGATTCTCAGTTTGGGATTCCTGAATTGAGAAAGTATCCTCTTACGGATGCTGCCCATGTGAGATCTGCTATCTCATATTTCCATAAAGCACCTCCTGGTAAGAAACGCGCTCTTGCTTCTCGCATTAAGAAAGCTGCCAATAAGTATGGAGTCGAGATTGATCCTTCTTCTGAAGTAGCTCAGTACCTCTAATGTGGAGCAGGTTTAAAACACGTAAATAACGATTTTATTTCCACACATTCCAAATAAAGGAGACGGATAGCAATGAAGATCAATAATGCTGTCTATCAAAGCTCCGCTTCTTATAAGCTTCTCAACACGACCTTCGCTGCGATTGTCAATGAGGCCTTCATAGATCGGAAGA